AAAGAAAGTTGAACCTCCTCTATGATTGAACGGCCTAGTAAATTTTCTTTCTCAAAATTATTGGCTCAGAAAATTTGAAAATAAAAAGATTTTCTGGTATAATATTTATAGAAAGTGAGAGATAACTCGCTTCTAAATAAATTAAAACAAAACAAAAAGTCGAATTGACAAGGAGAAAATCACAATGAAGCTAACTGAAAAGTCTATGGAAGTCTACAATTACATCAAGGAGAACGGTGGTCGTGTTTCCATCGAGGAACTGGCTGCTGGTCTGAACCGTACCCCTCGTTCTGTTAACGCTAACGTTACCGACCTGTGCTCTGAGAAGAAGGGCCTGGCTATGCGTGAGAAGGTTAAGGGTGAAGGCGAGGATGCAAAGGACATCACCTATGTTGTTCTGACCGAAGCCGGCAAGACCTTTGTTCCCTCTGAGGACTGATTTTAATAGTGGGGCTTTAAGCCCCACATTTTTATCAGCAAATGAAACTTTAAATGAAACTTTAAACAAAACAAGGAGATAAACTTAATGCTAGAGTCTAAGGAAAATTCTGTAAAGATTGAGGGTATTCTGTCCGAGATTGACCTGGAGACAGGTAGTTATATGAAAGATGGTAAGTCTGTCGAAAAGATTGGCGGTTCCATCAAGGTTCGTGTTACTCAGATGCTGAATGGCGAGGAATCCGAACTGGATATCCCTGTATATATGTTTGCCAATAAGCTGACTAATAAGGGTACTGCTAATCCTGCTTACGCTTCTATTGAGCGCGTAATGAACGAGTATAAGAGTATCGCTGCAGTTGGTATCGATGCCGCAGACCGTGTTCGTATTACTGGCGCGCAGATTCGTATGAATGAATATTACGGCCAGACTGGTAATCTGAACTCTTACCCCCGTATCAATGCTTCTTTCGTAACCAAGATTACCGATTTGAGTAAGTTCACCCCTGAAGCTACTTTCTCTGTTATTTTTGCAGTTGGTAGCATGGGTTATGAAACCGATAAGGATGGCGTGGAAATTCCCAATCGCTATAAGATTCGTGGTATCATGCCTCAGTACGGCGGTATCGTTGATGTAATTGATTTCTTCGCTACCAGTCCTAACGTTATTGATGCTGTTTCTTCTTACTGGGAGCAGGGCGATACCGTTAAGATTAATGGTAAGCTGAACTTTACCTCTAAGACTGAGGAGAAGATGGTTGAGGTCGACTTCGGTGAGCCTCGTATTGAGAGAAAGACTATTTCTGTCAGCGAGCTGATTATCACTGGTGGTTCTCAGACTCCTTTGGAGGGTGACTTTGCCTTTGATATGGATGAAATCCATAGCGCTTTGGAAGATCGTCAGGCTCGTTTGGCTGAACTGAAGGCAAAGCAGAAGGCTAAGGAAAGCAAGACTGCTCCTAAGGCCGCAAAGAAGTCTATGGCTGACCTGGGCTTCTAATGGAGGTAACGTAAATGGCTATTGATATTTTAGCCATTCAGCCGTAGGTTATTTCGAGAGATTTACGCTCGAAATACCTGCTCCTGGCTGGCGCACCTAAGATTGGTAAAACTGAATTTTGTACTATGGCGCCTGATGCTTTAGTGTTGGCATTTGAGATTGGTACCAATGCAAGACCTGGCGCCATGATTCAGAAGATTGATACTTGGAGTACATTCAAGTTAGTTCTTCGTCAGTTGGAAAAACCAGAAGCAAAAGCCAAGTTCTCAACCATCTGTGTTGATACAGTTGCAATTGCTTACGACCTGTGTGAACAATTTATTTGCGCCCAGAATGGTGTGCAAAAGATTGGTGACATCCCTTATGGTGGCGGTTATGCTGCTCTATCCAAGGAATTTGATAGCGCGCTCCGCAAGATTACTATGATGGGTTATGGCCTAATTATGACTTGCCACTTAAAGGAAAGTTCTGACGAGAATGGTGAAATCACTGGATATAAGCCTGACTTAAACAATCGTTGCTTAAAGATTGTTAATGGCCTGGTTGATATTATCGGTGTCATCACTCAGACTTGGGATGAGCATGGTGAAAGTCATCGTTGGATTCAGACTCGTTCTACTCCCACCATTGTTGCAGGTTCCAGATATAAATATCTTGCTCCTCGAATTCCATTTGGCTATAATGAGTTCTTAGAGGCTCTGGGCCAAGCAATCGATAAAGAGCAAGAAAATGGCGCAGTTGTTACTGATACAGCACCTCTTGATACATTTGAGAAATTGGATTATAAAGCAATTCGCGCGGAAGCCTCTGAATTGTGGACTGTCCTTGTGGAGAAAGACCCCGAAAATGCTCCTGTTATCTTGAAAAAGGTTGAGATTATTTTTGGTCGTCCCATGAAGCTGTCTGAAATCACAGAAGACCAGGTTGATTTGTTTAACCTTGTTGTTCTTGATATGAGAGATATGTTAAAGGACTAATCCTTTTAATTACGCCACCCTTGGTTTCAAGGGTGGCTTTTTCTAATTTGACTTTTTACAAAAAATATGATATAATATATGTAGGAAAATAAGGCTAGAAAAGGTGGTGCGATTAATGGCAAAAGCTATGGTTGAGTGTCGAGTTTGTAAACAAAAATTTAACAGATTGGACCCAGATTTAGTAGAAGGAGTTTATTGGGTACAACCAGTTAAAAGATTCTATTACCATAAAAAATGCTATGAAGATTTTGCTAAGAAAAAAGGACAAATTGGAAAAGAGGGAATAGAACTTGAGGCAGATGAAGTTGTATGGAAAACTGCTGTACAAGATTATCTTAAAAGAGATTTAAAAATTAGTCTTGATTATAAAAGATTTAATTCTCAGTGGAAGAAATTTGTAGAAAGGGATGGACGTACACCCAAAGGTATCTATTTTACTGTTAGATATTTTTATGAAATATGTGGTGGCTTAGTCGACAAGAGCGAAGGCGGCATTGGAATTGTTCCACATATATATGAAGATGCAACAGCTTATTGGGGAGAAAGAAACCAAAGAGATAAGAATATCGTTGCCGCAATTGAAGAACAGATTCGTCAATTTCAGAACCAAAATATTATTGAAGTAAAGATGAAGAGAAAAAAGCGGCAAGTAAAAACTGCGGCAGAGATGTTAGCAGAAGTAGATATGGAGGACGATGAATGACAAACAAGGGAACCATTCAGCAGGTTCTTGGTTCTCTGATGAAACACCCTCAGTTTTTAAGTGAGGTTGATAAGTATAGCTTGTCTATCTCAGACTTTTCAACTAAGTTCGAGAAATATATTTTCAATGCTATAAATGGTTTATGGCGTAGTGGCGCGCAAAAGATTACGGCTTTAGATATTGAAAGTTATCTTGAAGCTAATGATGCGGCAAAGAAATTATATGAACAGCAGAATGGTCTTGAGTATTTGCAAGATATTGAAGAGTTCTCTAATATAGAGAACTTTCCTTATTATTATACCAAACTAAAGAAACTGAATTTGCTCAGGGATTTAAAGAAACAGAACTTTCCCGTAAGTGAATTTTATCAAGAAGATTTAACTGCGGCGAATGCAATGGAAATTAATCAGCGGTTTGAAGAACTAACCATCAGCGATATTATTACTGCGGTTAAGAAGAGATTGTTGGTTTTGGAATCTGATTATGCGGGCACTGAAGAAGTTCAAGAATGGAATATCGGTGATGATATTGACGAGCTTGTCGAATCTTTCGGCGCAGAAGGAAGTGTTGGACTTCCAATTCAAGGTTTTATTTTCAGTAGAATTATTGATGGAGCACAGCGTTCTTGTCTGACCATTCGCTCTGGTGCGAGTGGTACTGGTAAAACAAGAAATGCTGTAGCAGACGCTTGTATTCTTGCTTTTCCTATAAGATACAATAGCAAAACTGCTTCTTGGGAACAAAAAGGCAACAATCAGCGAATTTTGTTTATTATCACAGAGCAGACTGATATTCAGATTAAAAAAATGATTTTGGCATACTTAACTGATATAAATGAATCTAAGTTTAAGTACGGACGTTTTACTGAAGAAGAAAAGAAACGAATCGCGCAAGGTAAACAGATTATGAAGGATTATGCAGATAATTTTATTCTGATTCGTATTCCTAATCCAACTATTGATTTAGTAAAAACCAAAGTACGCGAAAAAGTTTTGTTGCATGATATTGGTTATGTATTTTATGACTACATCTTTATTGGACCTGCGCTTCTTAACGAGTTCCGTGGTTTTGGTGTCCGTAATGATGAAGTTCTATTGATGATGGCAACCGCCTTAAAGGATTTGGCTGTTGAATTGGATGTCTGTGTTTTTACTTCTACACAGGTTAATGCAAATGTGGATAATAACATAAATATTAGGAATGAATCTTCTCTGGCCGGTGGTCGTTCAACAATTAACAAAGCAGATAATGGTGCGATTATGGCTCGTCCTACTAAGGAAGAGTTAGAAACTCTCGAACCAATTATTGCTGTTCATGGTAAGCCAAATCTGGTAACTGATATTTTTAAAGTTCGAAGTGGTGAGTGGACACAAGTACGTATTTGGTCTATTGTTGATTTGGGTACAATGAAGCGAGATGATTTGTTTTTAACTGATTCTCGTTTGGTTGTTATCAATGATTTTAGTACTGGTGATGAATATAATATCAGTGATTTTGAAAGCGATGAACTGATTGAAATTAAAAGAAAGGTTGATTGGCTAAATGGATTATGCTGAGATAATCTCTAATTTAAATACCGATTCTATAATTCATTTGATGACAGAACTTGGCGCCGACAGGTACGATGATAGGGAAGATTTTGTAATCTTTCCCACCATCTGTCATAATTTGGAATCTAGTGAAGCGTCAATGAAATTATATTTTTACAAAAAGAACAAGATGTTCGTTTGTTATACAGAATGTGGAAGTATGTCTATTTTTAAATTTCTTCGTACTTATTACGAAGAAAGGCAGATAGAATACGACTGGTATCAAGATATCTATGAAGTGGTTTGTAATTGTTCTTCTTTTAAGCAAAAAGAAGGATTTATTAAACCAGTTTATAAGAGTTTAAAAGAGCGCTATTCTGTCGTACGAAAAGAAGTTCAACTTCCAGAATATTCGCCAAATGTGTTAGATTGTTTTGTTAAATATTATCCTCCAGAATGGTTGAACGATGGTATAACAAAAGAAGCTATGGATGATTTTGATATTTCCTATTCTATTTCTCAGAATAAAATTATTATTCCTCATTATGATATTGATGGCCGTCTTGTTGGAATTAGAGGTCGCGCATTGAATGAGTGGGAAGTAGAAAATGTTGGTAAGTATGCACCAATACGCATTGAAAATACTTGGTACAAACATCCACTTTCTATGAACCTTTATGGCTTACATATGACAGAATTTGATATTAAAGAAAGCGGAATTTGTTTTTTATTTGAAAGTGAAAAGTCTGTTTTACAGATGGAAGGCTTCTCAATACCAAATTGTTCTGCGGCAGTATGTGGAAGTAATTTTAATAAATATCAATTAAACATTCTTATGAGGCATTGCCATCCAGCGCATATTGTTTTGTGCTTTGATAAAGAAGAGCTTCCTGGAGAGGATAAGTATTTCAACAAATTATGGAATATCTGTCAAAAATATAAAAATTATTGCAACTTCTCTTTTATCTATGATAGGGAAGGTTTGCTTGATTTAAAGGATTCTCCTACAGATAAAGGAGAAGAAATTTTCTTGAAACTATTAGATAAGAGGGTAATTGTTAAATGAAGACCAAACTGATTAACACAAACTTTAAGAAAGATTATGTAGATTCACTTTTGAAGGCTCGTGGTATTGAAAATCCAGAAGATTATTACAATCCTGGCAGAGAGTTCCTACAACCTCCCACTGATTTAGAAAATGTAGAGCGAGGCGCCAACCTGCTCATAGGAGTACTTGCGCAGGATGAGAAAATTCTGATTGTTGTTGACTCTGATAATGATGGTTTTACTTCTGCTACTATCATGTATAATTATCTGAGAGATTTAATGCCCGATTGCAAGATTGATTATATTTTACATGAAGGTAAATAGCATGGCCTGCAAGATCATATTAAGAATTTAACAGAGGGCGGAGAACATTACGGGTTAATCATTCTACCCGACTCTTCTAGTAATGATTATGTTTATCATGAACAATTGAGTGACTTGGGTACTTCTGTTTTAGTTCTTGACCATCACATTACAGATACAGAACTAAGTGAAAATGCCGTAGTTATTAACAACCAGCTTTCTCCTCGATATAAGAACAAGGAATTGACCGGCGCAGGAGTTGTATATCAGTTCTGCCGTTATCTTGATTTAAAGTTGGGCAAGTCTTTTGCTGACAAGTATATGGACTTAGCAGCCTGGGGTATCATTGGCGATATGGGTTCTATGCTTGAGTTGGAAAATCGTTATATCGTAAAGGAAGGATTAAAGAATATTAATAACAAGTTGCTATGGGCGCTCATGGAGAAGCAGGCTTATTCTATTACTGGTGCGATGAGTCCTAGCAAACAACAGCTGATTGACGCTATGAATCCCATTAGCGTAGCTTTTTACATTGTCCCTCTGGTCAATGCGATGATTCGTGTTGGCACCATGGATGAAAAGTGTCGACTGTTTGAAGCTTTCTTAGATGGCGATAAAATGATTCCTAGTGGCAAGCGTGGAGCGAAGGGAACTATGGAAAGAGCTGGTGTTGAAGCCGCACGTGAATGTAGCAACGCGCGCAATCGTCAAAATAAATCTTTGGAAACCGCTATGGATAGAACTGAAATCAAAATTCATAAGTATGATTTGTTGGAAAACAGAATTTTGTTTGTTCGTCTGGACGAAGAAGATACATTCCCCTCGGAATTAAATGGTCTACTAGCTATGAAGTTAAGCGCCAAATTCAAGCGTCCCACTATTGTTGCACGACTGAATGAGCAAGGCTTTAATCGTGGGTCTATGCGCGGATTGAATCAAAGTGAATTGGTTTCTTTTAAAGATTTCTTAACTGAAAGCGGAATGTTTGAATATGTCCAAGGTCATGACAATGCGGCTGGTTGTTCTATCCCTAATTCTCATTTAACTGATTTCCACAAGTGGGCAAATGAGGCTCTTATTGGAATTGATTTTGGTGAAAACTGCTATGATGTAAATTTTGATAGAATTGCCGCTGATGATGATTTAGCAGATATTATTCATGATATTGGGGCACATGGTGGCATTTGGGGGCAGCAAAATCCAGAACCTTTGATCCATGTAACAGATATTAACATTTCTGCAAGTGATGTTCAAATTATGGGTAAAAATAAGGATACTGTAAAATTTGAGAAATTTGGTATCGCTTATATGAAGTTCCATGCAAAAGATTTGATTGAAGAATTAAATAAGCATCCCGACATGAAGATAGAAGTTGTTGGTCGTGCCAATTTGAATGAATGGGGCGGAAGAGTAACTCCTCAGATTTTTATTGAAGATATTGAGGTGAAGGATAATGCGCTTGGATTCTAATTACATATATGATATACCTAAAGTAATAGCAGAAAGCCCCTTTCCTATTATCCCTCTTATTGCAGATAAAGATGGAATGTGGTATCTCTATACGATTTGGCATATAGAACGAGCCGTTAAAATAATGGGAGTCTGAATGATTAAGATATTGATTATAACAGATAGAATTACTAGATGGTATCACACAATTATCAATATGATGGAAGTTGATACTACTATCCAGACAAAAGAATATACTGAAATACGTAATAAGCTATTCATATTCCATATTCGAAGTGGATTTCCCGAGTCTAGACGTGGAGCAGCTTATGCACACGTAATCTTGGATAAACAACTTGATGAAAAAACTTTCTATGAAGTTCTCATGCCAACTATTAAGCAAAGAATAATTAACCATGGTTTAGACGAACTGCTCAATAATTGACAAAAATATAAATTTATGATATAATATTTATATAAACTGAGAGGAGGTAGATGCGTGGTGACAAATTTTCCTGGTTCACTACATAATCACACCCAATATTCTAACTTACGTTTGCGTGACTGTATCATCAAAGAAAAAGATTTGATTGAATATGCCGTAGAACTTGGTCATGAAGTTGTGGCAGTAACAGACCATGAAGCTGTATGCAACGCAGTTAAGGTCGAAAAGATTTACAAAAAAATAAAAAAAGAACATCCAGACTTTAAGGTAATTCTTGGTAATGAGATTTATCTTTGTCGTAATGGACTAAATGCAAACAATTTCAATCGTGAGTATGATAGATATTATCACTTTGTTCTTTTAGCAAAGGATGCAATTGGTCATAAACAAATTCGTGAGATTTCTACTAGAGCTTGGCATCGCAGTTATATGGCACGAGGTATGCGTAGAGTTCCCACTTACTATCAAGATTTAATCGATGTCATTGGTGAAAATCGAGGTCATGTTATTGGAACTACTGCTTGTCTTGGTGGCGCCCTCCCTACTCAGCTTCTGAGACATAGAGATTCTGGTAGTCAAGAACTATATGAAAGAATCATCGCTTGGTGCGAGCAGATGGAATGGATTTTTGGACCTGGTAATTTTTATCTAGAACTTCAACCTGCAGCAAACCGTGACCAGCGTTATGTTAATAGAGCGCTGATTGATATTGCGAATACTTACCATTTCCCCTATATCATTACAACTGATAGTCATTATTTGAAGAAAGAAGATAAACCCATTCATAAGGCATATCTGAACTCTCAGAATGGTGATCGAGAAGTTGATGATTTCTATGCAACTACTTATATGATGAATACTGAAGAGCTTGAATCTTTTATGGGTTTGACCAGAGAAGAATTAACTGAAGCATATAATAATATTCATCATATTAAAGAAATGTGTGAAGATTATAGCTTGATGAAGCCTCTAAAAATTCCTCAGCTTCCTTGGAGTGAACCTTTTGGCGCACCTGCACCTTATAAATGGTTTGATAAGATTCCTTATATGAAAACCTTTATGGGGTCTGATTATGTAGGTGACCATCATTTATGTGATGCTATTTCTTTAGCTCTGTCCAAAGACAAGAAATTACAAACTCAAGAAATCTATGACGCAATCAATGAATGTCTTGAAATGACTTGGATTTCTTCCGAAGTCAACAAAACTCATTGGTCTGCATATTATCTAAATCTACAAAAGATTATTGAGGAGTGTTGGAATGCAGGAACTCTTGTAGGCTGTGGCCGTGGTTCTGGTGTTGGTTTCATACTGCTATACCTTTTGGGAATTACCCAAATTAATCCTCAATGGGAAACGACCAAAACTTTTGCCTGGCGTTTTCTTAATCCTGCTCGTGTATCTGTTCTTGACGTTGACGTTGATATTGAAGGCGGGCGCCGTAAGCAGGTTTTGGACCATCTAAGAAAAGTCTATGGGGAAGATAGAGTTGCTAACGTTGCAACCTTTGGTACTGAAAAATCTAAGTCTGCGGTTTTGACTGCTTGCCGTGGTTTGGGTATTGATGTTGATATTGCACAGTATCTAGCTTCTATGATTGCTTCTGACCGTGGTATGTTAAGAACTCTCGACCAAACATTCTATGGCGATGAAGAAAGTGACTTCGCGCCAAATAAGCAGTTTGTATATGAAATGACAGAAAACTATCCCGAAGTTTGGCAGGTTGCAAAAAAGATTGAAGGTCTGGTTTGTCGTTTAGGTGAACACGCAGGTGGCGTTATCTTTGTTGATGAGGACTTTGAAAATTCCACCGCTTTAATGCGCGCACCTAATGGTGATATTATGACTCAGTTTGACCTGCATGATTGTGAAGATTGTTCTCTGATTAAGTACGACTTACTTTCTGTCGAGGCAATGGATAAAATTCATATTTGTCTTGATTTGCTTTGTGAACAGAATTACATTGAAAAGAAAGAAACTTTGAGAGACACTTATGAAAGTGTTATCGGTATTTATAATTTGGTGCGTGAAGCACCTCAGATGTGGCAGATGGTTTGGAACCATGAGATTCATTCTTTGTTCCAGATGGAAAAGCAATCTGGTATTCAGGGTATTGCTTTAACCCATCCTCAAAGTGTTGATGACCTTGCGGTTCTTAACTCTGTTATTCGATTGATGGCGCAGGAGAAAGGCGCTGAGCAGCCGCTGAATAAGTTCGCTCGTTTTAAGAATGATATTCAGTTATGGTATGATGAAATGGATAAGTATGGGCTAACCAAAGAAGAGCAGAAATTGCTTGAGCCAGTTGTTAAGCTATCTTATGGTATTTCTGAGTCCCAGGAAAAGTTTATGCAGTTGGTGCAGATGCCTGAATGTGGTGGCTTTGACCTGACTTGGGCAGATAAACTGCGTAAGTCAATCGCTAAAAAGAATCCTGCGGCTTATGAAGAGTTGCAGAAGGAATATTTTGAAACTGTAGAAAAGAAAGGCTTGAGTAAAAATCTATGCAATTATGTATGGAATGTTCTAGTTGCAACTTCTCGTGGTTATGGTTTTAATGCTTCTCACACTCTTGCTTATTCTTTGATTGCACTACAAGAAATGAACTTAGGATATAATTATCCCATCATGTTCTGGAATTGTGCGTGTTTGATTTCTGATAGTGGTGGCGCTGAAAACGACGACGAAGAAGAAGTAGAAGAAGTAGATAATGTATATGAAGAAGTCGAATATTCTTCTTTTGAAGATTTCGGCGCGGAAGAGGATGAAGATGAAAACGAAGACGAAGATGAAGAGACAGTATCAGCAGCTACTAAAAAGAAAAAGAAAACAAAATCCGCCAATTATGGTAAAATCGCAACGGCTATTGGTAAAATCAAGTCAAGCGGAGTTGATGTGGCCCCACCTGATATCAACAAGTCCAGTTTTACCTTCTATCCCGATGTAGAGAGTAATACAATTAGATATGGACTTAGCGGAATTACAAAAGTTGGTGAAGACCTCGTCAAGGCAATTATGGATGGACGTCCTTACACTTCTGTGGCCGACCTTACCTCTAGAGTTAAAATCAACAAGGCTCAAGTCATTAATCTTATCAAGTCCGGAGCTTTTGATAGCTTTGGAGACCGCGTGCAAATCATGCGACAGTACATCAATAGTGTCTCTGATACAAAGCAGCGAATTACTCTTCAGAATATGAAGATGTTAATTGATTTTGGTTTGATTCCAGATAAGTATGATATGCAGCGTAGAGTTTATAACTTTAACAAGTATGTAAAGAAGTTAAAGTGGGAAACTTATTATGCTCTTGATAATATCGCTTTTAATTTCTATGAGAAGCATTTTGATATGGATAATTTAATTCCTAGTGAAATGTCTGAAAGCGGTTTCTTAATCAAGCAAACAGTTTGGGATAAGATTTATCAGAGCCATATGGATAAGATTCGTCCTTGGGTAAAAGAAAATTCTGCAACTTTGCTTGAGGAAGTAAATAATCGCTTGACAAGCGATATGTGGAATAAGTATTGCCAAGGTAGTTTGAGTAAGTGGGAAATGGATGCAGTATCTTTCTATTCTCACGAGCATGAATTGGCCCATGTAAATACAAGAGCTTATGACATTACTGATTTTGACAAGATTCCGGAAACTCCTGTAGTTGAAAGAATCATTCCAATTAAAGGGCGCCAAATCCCTATTTTCAAATTGTATCGAATTGCAGGTACAATTTTGGATAAAGATAAGAACAAGAAAACTGTTACACTTCTAACTACAAGCGGAGTTGTAACTGTTAAGATTTTTGGCCAAGTATTTTCTCATTATGACAAGCAAATTTCCGAAAAAGGTGCAGATGGAAAGAAGCACGTTATTGAAAAGTCTTGGCTGGCTCGTGGTAATAAGATTATTGTAACTGGTATTAAGCAGTCTGATGGTTTCTTAGCAAAGAAATATAATAAGACTCCTTATCATCTGGTTGAGCTTATTACCGAAGTTACCGAAGATGGTTGGTTATACACCAAGGGCGAAAGAATGGAGGCAGCAGAATGAGTATTGGTTTATATGATTAGGACATGGCAACTTATACTTTAGTTCCATTCAATCTAGAACTGATGAAACTCTCTGCTTACTACAAGAAAAAGAGGGAGGTAGTTGTACTATCTCCCTACTTCACGCCAGAGCGACATCAGAAATTCTTTTTAAGAAAAGACTATGATGATGGAAACTTTATAATGGGACTTGAAAATATTCCCAATCTTGAGTACGGTGGTTATGCATTTACAGATGGAATATATGCACCACTACCAAGAGAAATAGAAATTATGCATCCAGACACTTCTATATATGAAAATATGGAAAAGACTATTATGGCTTCTAAAGGGCGCGATCAGAAGAAAATTTTTCAAAACATGATGGAAGCTGAGCATTGCCGATTGTCATTAGATGGGAAGACAATTTGGGAAGATTACCCAAGACAATTTAAGTTTCTAAAAACTGCTCGTAACTTGATGTTACATGACTTTGATTTAGGAAAAATCGAAGGCAGTTTTGAAGAAGTTAAAAAGTTGTTGGCTCGCGCCAGAACTGATGGCTGGGCAACAAGAGTGGGAATGAAATTTCCTCCTACTGTTACTCAAGGACAAGACTTATTGAATTGGATTTCATTGCGCCCAAATAGTACATTTTATTCTCTTAGATATGACGGAGTTATTGATGACGATGCTTTCGATGATTTCGTCGGCTATATAAGAGAAAAGGCCGTTTACAAACAGTTAGATTATTATGTCACTGCTTCTTCTGCTAATCAGCAGGAGTTTCTTGATAAATATATTGTTCGGATTTTTCATCAGGTTGTAAAAGCACGTAGCTATAGGGTTTTCTTTTCACTTAAATATGAGGAAAATTTCTTTATCGACAGTAGATGGGAAAAAGTCTTAGATTTGTTCAATTTTTATCATAATAGTATGCGGTGTCTTCCACAATCAACTTATTTTAAGCGTATTGGAGAGGACACTTTATTTGACTTCGCGCGAGCTACTTATGATGACTTGCCAACCTATTATGCTAAAGCCATGACCAGACAAGAAATACGAGAACTGTTTGCTTTTGTCAGAGAAGAGAAACCTGAACTCTTTGAAGATTTTTATGAATTTTATATCAACAAGATGGAGGGTTGAAAATGTCAAAAGAGATTAAAGCAAAAATTGATGAATTGCGCTGGTAGCTTGAAGAAGCTACTGTGCCAGGTATGTTTACATTAAATCCAGAAGTAGTCAGAATTAATAATGAAATTGAATCTTTGCAGAAGAAATGTAATCATCATTATGTAGAGGGACAATGTGAATTCTGCTATCATTTGGAGGATGTTAATGACTAACGTAATTGTAGTAAAAAGAGATGGAACTCAAGTTCCTTATGACAGAAATAAAATTATTTGTGCAATCAATAAGGCGTTACTTGAAGTAGATGGTAATATTTACTCTAAGTATATTTCTGAAAATGTTGCTACAAGTATTGAAAACTATTTTGAATATCATACTGTAGAATGTATTACAGTTGAAGAGATTCAAGATTTAGTAGAATGGAATCTAATCAATGGTCCCAAACCAGATTTGGCGAAAGCTTATATTCGTTATCGCTATAAGCGTGAAATGGCTCGCCATAATTACAAGGAATTGATGGACACCATTGGTGAAAAATTAAGTGCAGCAAATGTTCAGAATCAAAATGCAAATGTCGATGAACATTCATTTGGTGGCCGTATGGGTGAAATGAATAGCGCAGTTGCACGTAAATATGCGCTTGATTATATTGTAAGTCCTATGGCTAAAGAAAATCACTTGAATAACATGATTTATATTCATGATTTAGACCATTATGCCGTTGGTTCTCATAATTGCTTATCTATTCCCTTTGATGATTTATTGGCTAAAGGTTTCAATACAAGACAGACTGATGTACGTCCAGCTCAATCCATAAGTACAGCTTTCCAGTTAGTTGCTGTTATCTTCCAGTTGCAATCCTTACAGCAGTTTGGCGGAGTTAGTGCAACTCACTTAGATTGGACTATGGTTCCTTATGTTAGAAAGAGCTTTACCAAACATTTAAAAGATGGCATGAGATATTGTGAAGGAAAATCTGAATATAAACTAGAACGTTTTGACAGATGGTTAAAAAATACCAAAGAAGGTTGTGAAAATGGTGTCATTTGCTTCAATAATACCGAATTTAAAGACCTTCATCCACAAGCTTGGACCTATGCTCTTGAAATGACTGAACGTGAAGTATATCAAGCAGTTGAAGCTATGTACCACAATCTTAACACCTTACAATCACGTAGTGGTAATCAGCTTCCATTTACATCTATAAACTATGGAACCTGTACTTTGCCAGAAGGTAGAATGATTACCAAGGCTTTACTTGATGTTTCTATTAAAGGTATTGGTAAATTACACAAAACATCTATTTTCCCATGTGGAATCTTCCAGTGTATGAAAGGAGTAAACCGTGAACCCGAAGACCCAAATTACGATTTATTTAAACTCGCATTACGCTCAACCGCCCAAAGATTGTATCCCAACTACGCAAATGTTGACTGGACTGGCAATGATGGATACGACATCAATGACCCCTGTACCTATTTCAGTACGATGGGATGTAGAACTGCCAATGGATACGATATTAACGGCCTCGGTCAGCGAAAGGATGGACGAGGAAATATCTGTCCAGTAACCATTATTTTGCCTACTTTGGCCATGATGGCTAAGGAAGAGTGGTTAGCTGAGGGGCAGGGCGAAAGTGTTGAAGATATTTTCTTAGCCATTCTAAATGAAAAAATCCACGAAGCCAAAGATATGTTAATTGAACGTTTTAATTGGATTTGCTCTCAGAATCCTGCCTCCGCTCGTTTTATGTATGAGAATGGTCTAATGGCTGGCTATGTACCAGAAGAAGGTATTCGTTCTGCCTTAAAGCATGGTACTCTTGCAATGGGTCAGCTAGGATTGGCTGAAGCTTTACAGATTCTTATTGGATGCGACCATACTGAAGAAAAGGGTATGGAATTAGCAAAAAGAATCGAAGCTTTGTTCAAGAAACGTTGTGCTGAATTTAAAGAAGAATATAAACTAAATTTTGGTGTTTATTACACTCCTGCAGAAAATCTTTGCCATACTGCTCTAAAAAAGTTCAAGGCGCGTTATGGTGTTATCAAGAATGTTAGTGACAAGGAATTCTTTACTAACTCCATGCACGTTCCTGTATGGAAGGAAATGAATCCCTTTGAAAAGATTGATATTGAATCACAGTTAACTGGTTATTCTTCTGCTGGTTGTATTACCTATGTTGAGTTAGATAGTGGTATTAAAAATAATCTAGAAGCTCTTGAAACTTTAGTTAACTATGCAATGGACAAAGATATTCCCTATTTCGCAGTAAATGTTCCTAATGATACTTGTTTAGAGTGCGGATATTGCGATGAGTTTAATGATCATTGTCCCGAGTGTGGCAGTGAACATATCCAACAATTACGTAGAGTTACTGGATATTTAACTGGTAATTATACCACCGCTTTCAATCGTGGCAAGCAAGATGAAGTAAAATATAGGGTGAAACATAAATGAGATATGCAGGAATAAATTATAATGATATGTGTGCGGCGCCCGGTGTGTCTGTAACCTTATTCACACAGGGGTGCCCGCACCACTGCGAAGGATGTCATAATCCAGAAACATGGGATTTTGATGGTGGTAAGGAATTTACTCCAGAAGTGCTAAGAAAAATAGTAGCTGGTCTTACTAAGAATGGTATTAAACGAAGTTTTTGTATTATGGGTGGAGAGCCGCTATGCGAACAAAATACTTTATTAACTTTAATGACTATTCAATATGTGAAACAGCATTTACCAGAAGTAAAAATTTATCTTTGGACTGGTTACTATCATGAAGAATTATTAAAATCACCGGATCCTAAAATACCTTTGATTTTAAAAGAAGTTGATGTTTTAATTGATGGTCCTTTTGTTAAACCTTTAAGAGATATAACTCTTAAAATGCGCGGAAGCTCTAATCAAAATATTATCAATCTAAAGGAGAACTAATGGAACAGAAAATCGCTATTGAGCCAATTAAACTTTCAGATGTTGAAAGAATGGTTGCTTCTGTAAAGAAAAATGTAGGCGACACTGACGTAGATTTAAGTTTTGAATTTATTCTGACCGCCTTTTTTCCAACCTGTTGGAATAATGTGCAAGATGCTTTAAAGCATCAGTATACTTTAGGATATATTGCCGGCATGAGGGAGGCTTACAATACAAATAACGCTGAAGATGATGCCGAATGTTTCTGTGATTAAAATTTGAAAAAGTGGTAAATTTATGATATAATATATATAGAAAATGAGAGAAAAGGAGAATTTAATGGAACTAAAATTACCTTCTAACAATATTGTTTCCAACATAAGAATTTATGATTTGGATGAGTGCTTCCACGCTGCTGGCTATCCCATGAGAACTTCTACTGAATGGGAAGAAACTCGTGAGTCAGAATTAAAGCGTGGTACCAATCTTTCCCATGCCGCTGATTGGCAGGGCGCACATGACCAGTTCCTAACTGGTATTCGAGTTTCTTTTGACCTAACCTTTACTAATAAGGCTTGGGTAGAAGCAGAGCGTTACAGATTCTTGGAATTTGTTTCTAGTCAGTCTACCATGCATCGTATTACCAAGTTTGACTTGCGTAATCAGTATAATGAGTATGTTGACCCTCGAATCATTGAGATTATGGAGGAAAAGGTAGTTCAGCATAATAAGCTACTTGCTGAATTAGCGCAAACTCCTATTGATGATGAATACAATAGAGAGCGTCTAAAGAAGCTAATTACTCAGAAATATCTTGAGATTCTATATTCTAATCCTGCGGGCTTTATGCTAACTGCCCGTCTGACAACTAATTATCGTTGTCTAAAGAATATCTGGCGCCAGAGACGTAATCATCGTCTTCCTGAATGGAGAGCTTTCTGTAAGTGGATTGAAACTCTTCCCTATGCAAAAGAACTGATTTGTTATGAAGAAAAAGCTGACGAAGCAAAGGAGTAATTAAAATGAGTGTAAAAGTATTTAAAACTAACAGAGCAGGTAAGATTGAGTTCACTCGTTGTGAACTGGAAAAGCTGTTGAACGAAACTTATCGTGAAGGTTATACTGATGGTGAAAACCATGCCAAGAGCAATTATTGGACTTGGACCTCTCCTAGTATTACTGTTACCAATACCCCCTATTATGGTACCGTGACCTGCGATAACGGTAGTCTTCTGCGCTCCAATACCGTGGATGGTATTGCCAGCACTGCAACCCTTTGTGATAGTACTTCTATCACTGGTGTCTGCGATAACAGTATTGCTACATCAGCCAAAGCCGCGATTGCTCCCTCCAATGTAATCAAGGTTGATGTTTGTTCTAGTGCAGACAAGGCCTCTGAAACTGAAACTGAAACTGAAAAAGTAGCATCTAAGGAAGCTCCCGCTAAAACTTGCGAAAGCAATGGAATGGTCTTTAACCTGGACGAACTGGCAAAAACTGTTGACGCTATTCTAAATGGTAAGTTTGACCCTGTTTCTATGTTTACCAATCCCATTAGTAGCACCAATGTAAATGGCGCAAAGAAGGCTGTTGAAGATACTCCTTTCACTAATCTAGCAAAGGAGTTGCGCGGTATATGAGATTATTAAAAGTCACCGCAGAATACCGTGCGGAATCTGAGGAAGAAGCAAAGCAAATGAATGAAGACTTCAAGGAAGAAGCAAGAAAACAAGGCTACATTCTTAATTCTTTCGCTTATACTAAAAAGGAAAAGAAGTCTAAAGGAGACATAATTGACGACGGCTATCTTGTGAAAGTCGTCAAAGTTTATGGAGGTTTCTGGGATGGCCTAGATAATTAATATGAATACCCCTGCCGCAGCACAAAAAGCTGCGGCAGAAATGACAAATAAAATGCAAGAAGCATCTCAAGAAAGAAAAAGTACCTTTGAAGCACTAATGAATGAGATTGAAAAAATCAATCCTTCTCTCGGTGGCTTCGAGGAACTTGGCGCTTTGTTAGCAATGCCCGATGAGCACTTTGCTCTTATCGCGCCAATCTTCTTAGATGAGATGCAAAAGTCAATGAATAATATTGACGACAAGTTGCTATTGGTTCAAGCAATGAATTTAAATGGTACAAAGTTGGAAGAATTGCAAGAAGCATATATGAAGTTGATTGAAAATATTGACAAACAGTTTGCCGAAGTTCTTTCTGCTCCTAAGCGCGATTTCTTAAAACAGATGCTTGGTATTACTTATAATTGTATTGCCGATGCAGAAGGAATTGCAAAAAGAGTAATTAACGTTCCTATCGAATTAACAAGCGAAAATGCAAAGATGCCTAAATACGCTCATTTGGGAGATGGCGCAGTTGACCTATATTCTCCTGCAGATTATACTATCAATCCTGGTGAGACCGTTATTATTCCTTGTGATATAAAAGTAGCTTTACCTTATGGTTATGCCTTTCTTATCCATCCTCGCAGCGGAACCAGCGCTAAGACAAAGCTCAGAGTTGCAAACTCCATTGGACTTGTAGACTCTCAGTACAAAGGTGTCATTGGTGTCATTGTTGAAAATATTGAGCCTCCTATCAAAGACATTTCTTATGAATTTGATGATAGAGGCCGCCCCGTTATTACATCTATTGAGCATGGTAAGCCATACTATATAGGAAAAGGTGAACGTTTTGCGCAGATGCGTTTGGTCGAAGTTCCAACTGTAAATTTCTATCAAGTCCAATCTGTTGATGGAATTGGTGAAGACAGAGGTGGCGGCTTTGGAAGTTCAGGAAAGAATTAAGAAAGTGGATGCAGCTTTTACATGGCCGCATCCTACTGATAAAGGTTACTTTACTACCGCAGTTTTTGTTCGTACTGATGAAGATAAGCCCTATCTGATTTATTGCCCAAGAGCTACGACTGCAATTAGTATTGATGAAGAAAGCTATAATCCTTATCTGCTTTGGTGCGACAAACCCTATACTGTAAGAGAAGTTAAACTTAACCAATCTCTTACTAAGGAAGGAGATGTCTTGTTCTATATTATAGCTTTAGGTAAATCAGAACCAAAAGTTAAAAAAGCAGATATAGAAAAAATGTTTGGCGTCAAGGTGGTGGATTAATGGCTCGCATAACCATTGAATCTATCAATGAAGAATTAAAAGAAACCGGTTGGAAATGTGTCTCCGAAACTTATCAAAATCTCGATACACCACTTGAATTTGAATGTGATGAAGGTCATACTATTCAAGCAACATGGAAAAAGATACGCTCAAAGCGCGAATGCCCAAGATGTAAAGACAACAAGCTAAAAGAAAAAGTATTAACTGTAGAATCAAAACCTAAAGGAAAGAAACGAATCTTAGCTATTGACTAGGCAACACATACCTGTGGCTGGTCTATATATGATGGAAATAAACTGATACGATATGGAACTTTTACTACTAATCTAAAAGATGAAATCGCACGCGATAGCACAATAAAAAATTGGATGTTATCAATGATTGAAAGCTGGTAGCCAGACGCTATTGGACTGGAAGGAATCCAATATCAAGACGAGGTATCTGGACAAAAAGCCTCAGTCACTGTATTCCAAGCATTGGCTCGTTTACAGGGAATCTTAATGGAAACCTGTTACGAAAAGAAAATAGAATACACAGTTTGCCCAACCAATACCTGGCGCCACCACTGTGGCGTTACAGGAAGAACTCGCATCGATAAGAAACGCTCAATGCAAAATAAAGCCAAAGAATGGCATGATATCACAGTAAGTGATGACGAAGCGGACGCAATTGGTATAGGCAAATATGTTGCCGATTTATACAATATAGAAGTTGTAAATTGGGAATAAAAATTGAGGGAGTCATAAGACTCCCTCTTTTACTTTATAAACACCCCAAATGAACCTATTAGAAGGGTCGAAGGTATCATATATCACTCCGTCAATAACGCAAGTTATATGACCGTTCATCGTTATCAAGAAGGTTCCAAGTGGGTTGTGTTCCACAAACTCTCTTATCGTTAGACGACATTTCTTGCATAAATATATTTTTTCAAAGTGTGTATCTAGATATTCATCTATATAGGTTACATCATCAGGCATTATACATAGTAACTAAGCATAATGACTTAGCTCTCGGTAGTTTTCATCCCAGCTTCTGTTTGTTGCTTTGGATATCGCACGGACAGTGCAATCATTTACATGACGTCCACGAGGATTCGCATTATAAAAACAGAACATCATAGTTGACTAATTTTATGAAGATGTTTTCTAATAATCTCTTTTTCCTGTGGAGTCTCAGCAAAGTCCATGGCTGATTCAACAAACATACACATAGCATACATTAGCTTTTCGAGACCTTCCATGACACGGCCATCATCACCACCGTGCATATAACGCTCTTTACCATATTCATACTGGTCCATACCATCTACCATGCGGTCCATATAGTCTCTCATACGACTGTAACGGCGGCCATAGCCATCATTATAACCTCCGTCACGATAATTGCCTCGAGCGTTGTAGCCTCCATCGCGATAGTTTTCGCGATATCTGCCATATTCCATCATTCCTTGACCTCCCTTATCCATATTTTCGATTTCGCTTAAATCCTTGTAGATATCAGCGAGTTTGCCGATTAGCTCTAAATTGCTAGCATTGACTCCTTTCTGTTCAATCTCTACAAGCTCTTTTTTGATTTGTTCCATCAGTTTATGCATCGACGTCACCTCACATTAAGGAGTTGGCGCTTCTGCTACTGGTAGAGAAGCTAAGTTTTCAGTGCAGCGAGAGCAAGGTAGCTTTCCTAAAAGTTTGAATACGCCGGTTGTAGTATTGGTGCTAACAATAGTGCTGTATCTTGTTCTAGTATTAATAGAGCAAGCGGTTATTGGACTGCAATCACATCCTACTAGGTCGTATTCAGTTGTTCCATCACCAATAGTAATTACTACTGGAGCTGTAATAGTTGTTTCTGCTGGAATAGCCTGTGCCACCACCAGACAATACTTACATCCATTTCCGTAATTTCCAGCAGGAATGTTAATAGTTAAAGTGCCATCTGCAAAAGTAACTGCGGTAGAAATTACCAGATTTTTGCATAGACGTCTTACATTAGGACAACTCAATTCTTTTCACCTCTCAATGGAGGGCGCCGAAGCGCCCGCCAGAATCACGCATTAGCGGAGTAGTTGATTAGCAGCAACCGCAACCATTGTTAAAACCGAAACCGAAATTCTGATTCAAACCAAATGCAGAAGCATAAGGAGAGCAAGTCAGATAGGCAGGCTTTGCCACAGGCATTAGACGATTGATGATATTATCAGTCTGAGATAGCTGAGATAGCTGGAACTGAGCGGACTGTAGTTCAGTACGCAGTTTATCCATTTCAGTCTGATTTAGATAATTGATAATACGGTCAGTATTCTTATCGCCAGCAACTAGCAAGTTGTTAGCTACGTTAGCGATTTCATACTTTATAGCATCCTGGCCGCGCTCGATGTCGCAGCAGCAAGAAGCTAGTTGATTAGTTACGCCATTGAAGCCAGCTTGTATATTATAACCTAGGTTGCAAATACCCTGGTTAACACCATTAAAGCCAGTCATCATAGCCATCTTTGTGTCGCAGCAGCAATTCTGCAAAGCTGCTAGAACAGAGTTTACTTGCTGAGCGTTGTTGTAGAAGCCATCACATAGACCTCTCTCTAAGCCTCTTAGGCTGTTGTCTAACTGGTTGAAATTGAAAGCGTCGGCTAAGCCCTGAGCAGTTGCAGGAGTGCAACAAGCACCGCCTCCACCGTTGCCATTGCCGCCGAAACCGCCACGATTCCAGCCACCTGCGCCGAACAGTAGAATTAGAATAATAATCCACCATGCGCCATCGCCGCCCCAACCACCAAAGCCGGAGCCGCCATTATAGCCACCATTACCACGAAGCGCCAAAGCATCAGCTACAGAGATTCCTTCATTACCCATCATTTTTGTACCTCCCTTAAAGGTTTTTTATTTATATAAATTGCTTAGAAGTTTCTTATGCTTTGCAGTAGGTTACTCATTTCGGCCGAAAAATTTTTACCTTGCATACCAAAAGTCTCTTCAGCAATTCTTTGCAATCCTTGAACGTCTCCTCTTTCCGCCATTTGAACCAATTGACTCATGCGCGGGTCATTGGGATAGTTATTTTGGATGATTTGCATAGCAACTTGCCGAGGGTTGCCTTGCTTTAACATCATCATTAAATTCATTGGATTCATAGCTACCATTTTTCACTTCCTCCCTTTGATTTTTCTGGAGTTTCTAGCTTTTTCAATCTAGCATCAAATTCTTCCAGAACGTTTAAAATTCTTTGTTCAATTGATGTCTCCGGTGCCGATACCGGAGCATCAGTTGGGTTAGGATTTTGAATTATTTTTTCTTGGATTAGTGTATTGTTTTCTAAAGGACTTAGCTTATAACTTAGTAGCATTGGACTACCATTTTGAATTGTCTTTAAATATATTAGTCCTTCGCGCAAACAAATAGCAGCAGATAATCCAACACCCACTGGAACATTAGCCACCTCACTTGAATTACCTATCATGTAAATACTGCCCTATGGTTGTGGGAAGTATTGTGTCATTTGATATGGCTGAAAGTTAGCAGGTTGATTGAAATTCATATAATTGTTATTATTTACTGGATTCATTTTCTTACCTCCTCTTACCCTTCTGACTATAAGTTAGGCTAGAAGGCTATGGATAATTGTTTTTCACTGATGGACAAAAAGAATCTCCCTAATGCACAAAAAGCATTAGGGAGTTTTTGTTTATTTTGTTTTAGTCGGTGATTAGAGGTAAAATTCCGTACATATCACTTACAGACAGCTCGAGCTTTTCAAATTCTTCAATAGAAAATTTGAACTCACTTAAATCAATTTCAAGATTTTTAAGTTCGGCGATCTTTGCACTGCACTCATCTTCCTTGCCTTCAATAATTTTAATGGAAGTCATGTCTTCAGAATAAACAAGCTGACCATTTTCTTTGAGAGCATATTCATCTACAATTTTTGCAAACTCAGTCTGATAGAATTGAGTTTCCTCTTCAACCCGGCGCATTAAACGAGTTAACTTGTAGGTGGTTTTAATGGGAAGCTTCGCATTTATGATTAAGTTGTAAAAGTTTTGAATTGATAAGACTTCATAAAGTTTCATTTAATTTCCTCCATTTTTCTTTATAATTATTATAACATAAAAATATAAGAAAATCAAATTTTACCATTTACCGCCATCTATCATAAAACCATCTAACGCACCAGTAGAAGTATTTATCTATTTAACTCCAGTAGAAGAAACTAAATAAATTATATTTTTTGAGCTATGTTCACCAACAACAATAACAGCATTTTCATAATTATTTAAATTAGAAGCATTGATTCCCAATAAATTCTTACGATAAGAAACAGTTGGTAAAACATTATATACAGCCTGCTCATTGGTGTATACTGTTTTAGTGGTAGTATATTTTTCAGTTCCGTTAGTTACTGTTTGCGTTGTGGTTAAAACTAAACGGCACACAAATGCATCTGCACCCTCGGAGAAAACAAAAATAACACTACGTCTTGTTCCAGAATAAGATAAGAAAGAGGCAAGAGAATTAATACCAATGTCAACTGAACTTGCACCATTCCAATCGATATTTGCAATATTTCTATATTCTAATTTTGCAGTCAATGTTAAAGAATAATTACTATTATCGGTTATGGTTAATGCGCCAGGATGATTGTTGGTATAACGATAATTTAAATAAGAGGTAGCTCTAGTGACCTCAGTAGAGCTATAATCAGCTTCATTTAAAGTTACCGCACCCTAAGAGGTATGACCGCACACTTTTACATTTCCAGCATATAATTTAGAACCAGTATAATGATATTTGCTATCTGCATCAGTTATAACCTTAATTCTAAAATTAACCTAATAATCCAATTCAATTAGTTCACCAACAGTGATAATCTTCTAGTTAGAAAAAGTATAGGTGGTGGGAGTTCCTTGAGAAGGTGTTGTATTAGAAATAGAAGAAGATTTAGATGCTAAATCTATAGGATTACCAAAATTAACATACCCAGATTCTACTCCATTTTTAATACGATTAATCTAAATCTGAATTTTTGGATTAGTATTATAAGATTTTACAGTTCCATTAACGGTTAATGGCATACCTTCTTTTAGATACTCCCAAGTATTTATTTCTTTACTATTATTTATTTTAATAGAACAAGAAGTAACCTAAGGAATTACACCATAATTAACCACATAATTTATAGAAGTGCTTGTGTCAGTTCCAAAAACATCTGTAAAACCAACGGTTAAGGTTCCTTGATAAGTTTTATTTTTATTAGATACGGTAGGTAGCATGGCATATAATTGAGCAGCAGTTAAGCTAAAATATAAGGTATCATTTGTTGTTGAATTGCCATTAACTGTTTTCTAAACTATTGTTAAAGACTATGATTTGCCTGTTGCAGAATCGACAGTTAATTTTGCATAAAAACTACTTGAGATATCTGAAATACCATATTCCTTATATTTACTCGGCGTTAGTTCTGAATAAGAGACATTAAAGGTATTATATATACTAAAATCATAAGTTACTCCAGAAGTATAAACCTAAAAATCAGAAGAAGCTGTTAAATTTTTAGCTTCTAAATTTTCAATTTTATAAGAGGAGCCTAAGTTTAATTTTGATGTATAAAAGTTATTTGCGGCATGGCCTAATTCACCAGTAAAAGTATAAGAACCCTTGGTAAGATTAATACCTAACCACTATCCTCTTAAACCATCTGACGCGGCAGTTAGGGAAATTGTACCAACCTGAGTTGTCCCATTAAAAATTTTTAAACTATTATATCCAGTATCTCTCTAGAATTTAAAAGAAAGGGCTTTGGAAAAATATCCCTAAAATTCTGATAAATTAATATTCTAATAATTTTGAGTATTATACATACCTAATAAACTAGGACGTTTTGACGCATAATATTTTGTACTAGAAGTATTAACAGCATTAGAAGTATCCATTCCATCATTTCTAGTAGCTGAAAAATAATAGTAATAGCTTGTTGTAGCCAAATTAGTAAAATAGCCTAAGGCACGAACATCATCAATTGTTTTTGTTAAAGATGAATCGTTTTCCCAAAGTGTTTTTTTAGTCCAAGAGCTATTATCGGTACTATAATGTATATAATAATTATACGTATTATTATCCTACTAACCATTATTACCTTTGGTTAAAGTAATTGTAGGATTTAGAATATAAGTCGCACCACTCAAGGTATTAACTGTTTCCAACTAAGTTCCTGTCACTTTTATTGTAACAGTTGGTTTCGTATTGCTTGAGACAGATACCGTGTAGTAGTCAGCACTGTCTTCTAAACCATCATTCGACCAAAAATAATAAGTTCCTGCGCCAACCCCTGATAAAGAAAAAGAAGAAGCGCAAGCAGTTTTTGTGCCAGTTGCAGAAGTTGCATATTTTAAGCCAACTGTTTGCCCATCAGAATCTGTACCAGGAGTTATATTAAAAGTAACGGTGCCACCAGAAGCTGGCACTAAAGTGGGCGAAACCGTTCCTCCCAAAGGTCTGGTAGGTAAGTTATTAATTTTTACGCTGCCGCCAGTTGTTATTCCAGAATAGTAAGAAGAACCAGCCGAACCCTTAGTTACCACTCCAAAAACAACCGTATGTCCACGAGTGGCATTACCTATATTTATTTTTGCGCTACCAGAACTACTTGTAGAAGATATACTAGTTTTGGTTGTATAAGTGCTAGTTGAAGGTGCAGAACCTTCGGAAGTAATTCTCCAATAAATATCATATCCGTTTATTGAATTACTTGTGCCACCACTTGCGCCAGACCAAGACACTGTAACTTCCCCATTAGGTGCGACCAAACCGGAAGCTGTTACCGAAGTTGGTGCATAACAATTAGAATAGGCTAAGTTTGTATTCAAAGTGCAAGTTTCATATGCTGAAGCGTTATGTTCCCAGTTATAACCACTATCAATATATGCAGAAATACTTACTATAAAACTACCAGAACCGTCTGAAGAGTGAACTACTGTAAAACTACCGTCATCTTCAAAATCGTTGGCAAAGCTACAGCCATTATCACTAGAACCTGGTACCCTTCTACCAGTGCTCAATATATCATGCCAAGACCCGTTGTAATATACCGATATATCACAATCAGTAGCTAACCACGTGGGAGAGCTACTACGTCCTCTTTTGTAAATATCATAACTAACTTTTGTTTGTCCTTTAGTTGAGGTAGCCTTAGCCGTCCACTCAAAAGACCAATAAGCTCCATTATTAGGATGATAAGCTTTTACAGAGCCGCTACTAGCCATTTACTTTCCTCCTTTTTACTCATTTATAAATAAATCATAACCTTCTTCTGCCTTCTTATACTACATATAAGAAGTGCCAGAACCAAAATAAACATCTTTTTCCAACCATGTTGCCAAAGATTTTATCTAACTTTTGTCTTTATTAATAATTATACTATCTTCCCTACCAGATCCCTAATTAAAACCAAAACTTATTTTATCATTGGTAAAATTCTAGTAGCTTCTTTCACTTGATAAGCCATCAGAAATAATTTTCATAGATAGGTCTACACCATTTATAGTATTAGAAACAATTTCTAAATAATTTTCTTCTTTTGTATCAATTACAAAACTATCTCCATAAAAACCGATCTTATCATTTTTAATTTCGATAAAATAATCATTATTCTATTGTAATCCATCTGCCCGAATGGCAAATACTTCTTTTTCTGTAGTTTGATAACCCTCTTTAAATATAATACCCATAGAGGTATCATAAATAGTTAATGAATTGGACTAACTAGTAGTACCACCATGAATTCGAGCAGCATAAATATCAGCGCCCTAAATTATACTATCAGAAATAATGGAATCTCTAAAGATGCCTTTTCTTGCATATATTGAACCCATTTCAGTAACCTAAAAAGGAGACTCTTGAATATCTATATTAGTACTAGAAGCAGAGCCAGCCCAGAAAATAATTCTAGAGTTATCTTTATTACCAAAGACAGTGGCGGTTGCTTCACCAATGGTGTTTATACCTGCATAACTATCATCGTCTACTTTAGTCGTTAAAGAACCATTTAAGAAAACGTTATCTGCATATAGGCCAAGACCGGTAATATTTTTATCCACTGCGCCATCCAGCTAACCTAAAACCAATCTCTTAGTATAGGTTAACGCGCCATTTTCCTCTACAAAATCACTGATTGTTAAGGCATTACCAGAGGCAAAGGCTCTGTTATCATTTATAATAGCCTATTCACCAAGTATAGATAAAATAAAACCAGGTACTTGAGAATCAGAAGTTTTACCAAATTTAGTGATAATTAAACCATCATCTAAAATATAGGATTTATTTAGCGTAATAGTTGTGGTAGTGTCATTTTGAGTTAAACTAACTACTTTGTAAATATTCTTGCCAGAATAAATCCAATCATTTGCGCTTAAATTAGTCAAACCACTTACTACAATAATATTATTATTAGCACTTGTTATACTCCAGCTATCCTTAAATACCATTAAACTACCCATAGCTTGCACAGTGCCAATTTCAAGAATTGTATCTTGTAAATGAACATTATCAGCATAAATATCATTAAAAATAGCTACGCCATCTTCACGAATTAGCCAATTGCCGTTTTCAGATTTCATATATGCTTGAGTGGTATCATCTCCACCATGCATCTCAATAGAACCTAAATTTAAAATACCTGTTTGGTTCAGATTGATATTACCGGCTTCAATAAACTTATCTCTGTGATTAGTTGGATTATAAATAAAGGCATTACCTATTTTAATATAATCTTCAATTACTGCGCCCGCGCCTAATATGATATCGTGTGCAATAATCTAACCAGTTGTACCATCTAAAGTGATATTTGGTAAATAGGTCTCCTGTCCGTCAACGACTTTAATATAAATTTTTTCGGAGGTTAACTTATCCTCTAGAATATTAAAGCCTCCAATCTTACCACTTTTTGCGGTAATTGAACCTTCAAAATAACCTGACTTACTTCTTAATTCACCAGCAAAATAACCATTGTTTGCATTAATAGTACCAGTAATAGTAAGATTGCCAGTGTCTGCAGAAGACCATAATACCTATTCACCATTTCTATTAAGAATCTAAAAGCCACCATTCTAAATGGTCAAACCTGTTGCCGAAAAAGTTAAGTAAGAATCCTATATTGACTGTACAATTTTCCCTGCTTCGACAGATAAGGCAGCCATATCTTTTTTTATACCATATCGGACATTTAAATAGTCAATTAAATTAAAATTACCTTCTTCATTTTCTAAAAGATAGGTATATCTAACTAAACATTCTTCATCCAATAAAATTCTGAAAGCAAGAGCATCTCTACTTAAGTTGTATAAGTCAATATTAAAAGTATCCTAAGTTTCATCAAAATTTATAAAATCTGGTGATATGTCTATATATTGATTAGAATTTATATCATAAACAGAAATAGAGAATTTTTCTTTTGATAATCCCCTAACTTGTTCATAATACAAACCACTACCTGGCGCCGCCTAGTCTTTATAAACTGCAAATTGTAAGTTTTCTGGGCTAAAGGTAACTGTATTTCCGTCTAAGCTAACAAACTTTAAAATTTCAGTTTGATTGGCACTAATTCTATAGCTAGAAGAAGAAGTACCAGGAGGACCTTGCTTACCTTCTTCACCATTCTCGCCCCATCTATAAACTCCATAAACAACTGTTTCATTATTATTTGTGTAATAATAAATTGTTTTAGTCCATAAATATTGACCAGGTCCTACAGTTGGGACAGTGGAAAGCCATCCTTCTGTGCCAGTAATATTATTCCCACCATCGACTTTTAATTCAACTTTAGCATCGTTATAATAAGCATATAAGATACCATTTTCAACGTGGAAACTGGTCCCTAAGTCACTAAAACTTAGGGCACCATCCACTCCATTAATTTTTAAACTGGCCCCTTCTAAGTCCGGTGGAAGGTCACCAGTACTACTTAAAGCATATAAAACTTTGGTGTGAGAAATACCAACTCCTGCAGTAGCAGTAATATCACTCATATCAACCAAACTAATGCTACCAGTATATTTAGCCATTATCCACCTCACTCATCTGAACCATACTCAATTTCGCAGATATATTCTGCATTTCCATCAAAATCTGAAGCGACTACATCTATTGATTGAGTTGTCGCCGATAGCAACTAACCGTCTAAATACCATTTATAGCCAGTTATTTCTGAAGAAGAAATTTCTTCTCTATTTTTATATAATCGTGCAGTTAAAGTTTTTACTTCAGTTTCATCTTTAAATACGGTTCCTTTAGTAACCTCAATTAGAACCTCGTATTCTGCACCAAGAATAGTTTGAATACTAACTCCACCAATGGTGCCAGAATCAGCATGAATTTCGCCTTTAAAATATCCACCAGTGGCTTCCAAACGACCATCCTCATAAACAATAAATTCTTGTTTTGTTCCAGAGTCTCCAGCGCGAATTACCTAGCTAACACCGCCAATAATATTACCTTCTTCATCCTTTATGGCAGTTTCATCATTGCGATATTTCTTTAAATAACCCAGACTTACAGTAGATGTGTCGGCAGTACCAATTTTTAGTTCATCTCGAATCCACACCTTACCTTGAGATGACTATTCTAGTACAACTTGATTTAAATGGTCTTTTAGACGCAAACCATAGATGGCTTCATCACCCTTTTTATCCAACAAACCAATTTTAACTTGGTCTATTTCAATAGTTTTACCATTCAAGACTACTTTGTTTATTAACTAAATGTCATCTTCCTCAGTAATCCTTATATAGCCATCTAAACCAAACTTTTTAGAACGAATTTGGAAACCACGCCAAGTTAAGGCAAAATTAGCTCTATCCCAAATTCTATCTTCACCTATCTTACCAGTTTCAGGATCTTTAACAGTAGAATTAAAGTCGGTATATCCATTTATACCGTACAATCCATATTGATCTAAACGAACAAATTTACTGAAGTTAAAATTCTACGCCGCACCAGTCTATTCATTTATAGTAAACTCATAAGCACTGATACCCGTCTTATCCCATCTAAAAGAAGGAAATGAGCCATTTAGAATATTGACTTCTTCAACATTCATTTGACCGCTAGTAATATAACTTGCGTTAATACCTCTACCAGTAATACCAGTATTCCAAGTAACACCACCATCAACAGACAAGAATACACCGCCACTAACAATTCTCAAAATTTCTGCAGGATTCTTCATGCTGGTTGTAGTAATACCAGTTTCGTCCCAAACTACAGATTGGTCTTTAGCGTTTTGCAGAGTTAAAGCATTATTAGCAATAGAGTTCTATAAAGTGGTAATATTAATAGTACCGTCTTGCTGAACAATACCAGCAACTTTCATATACTTGCCAGTGCTGTATTCAACAGATTGAGTAGTCGCCGCCATACGCTGGAACAAATCTTCAAATTGAGTTTTATAGTTCTAAACTTTAATTTGATTTTGTTCTGGCTAATCTAACATAATAGTTAGCTCAGTAACAACGATTTCCTCTCGATAGGGAGTCTAAACTCCATCAATCCAAACCCAACCAAAGAACTCGGTATCTTCAATTGTTGTTTTGTCGCCCAGCGCAAAGGTATAATTTTCATAACCTTCTAATTGGCTTAATTCCAAAACAGAAATATTGTAAGTAATCTTAGGTTTAGAAGAAGTTGCTAAAGTGCTTTGCGCGTCTAAGAAGTAAAGATTGTCATCAATATAATCTTCTGAAATCCAAGAGCCTTCTTGTAAGAAACGAGAATATTTTTTATAGAAGGCGCGATGCAATACTTCTTTTTGAATCAACAAGCTAATTTCGGCATCTTCTTCTTTTCTGCTTGCTAAAATACGATTTATTTCATCATATCTCGCTTGAGCATTATCTAAATTAGTTTTTGCTTTAAATGCCAAATCACTATGATTTTTATATACCGTATCTAAACGAGCAATAGATGCTAAGGTGGCCAAAACTTGGTCGTTCTCTAGCCATTCTTTTCTTTTTTCTCTTTCATTAGAATCAATAGTTGTATCACTATCTGCACTAATTAACTAAGTAAAGGTATAGCCAGTTAAAGATTCGAGATAATTTAACTTATCGCCCTACTGCTTGGCCGCTTCCTAAGAAGATAAATGATAAGTCTGGTAAGAAGCCTAATATTCAGTTATATCAACAAGCAAACCGCTCTGCTCTTTGATATATTTATCACGCAAATCATTGATGCGTTTTAATTCTTTGTAATAACCAAGCCATCCACTGCTAATGTTAGGTCCTAAATATAAATCATTAGTAACTTCACTCATACCCAACATACCATGTTGAATATAATAACTAAAGTCTAAAATAAAGTTTTCACCATTAGGACTTTCATCAGCTCGTGCGATTGAACAGAAACCATCTTCTGCAAATTCGTTAGAATTATTCTTTACAATCAATTTAGAAACTATTGCTTCAGAATCAATTGTACGCTAAATGTTCTTTAAATTAACACCATATTTAAAGCCAGAGTAATTTTCGTTTCCAATATATTCATGAAAACTAACCCACTTTCTTTGACGATATTCTTCGTCCATTAGAATCATGCCTGTCTGTGGGTCATGGTCTATCTCAAATTTTACCCAGCATTCAAAAATTTCACAAAGCTCTTGCAGTAAATTAAATCTATTTGATTCAGAAGCTGTAATACTACGAATTTTTTCATAGCTATTTTCATTATAGGCTTCCTCATATGCGGGAGAAGGAGTTTCTCCCTTATAAATAGGCTTAACATCATCAATACTCTTGTATTCATCACTGGGAACATAATAATAATAAAGAGTACGAACTTTACCTTGCTAAATTTCGTCAGGTAATAAAACCTCACCATTATTGTCAACATAAGGGAAGAATTGGACATCCTAAATGTAAATAGTACCAGGAGTCTTCAGCTGAATAAACATACCTAATGAATGACTCATCTCTATCATTTCTTTATATGATAAAGCCTAAGTGCAAGCAATAGGATTAGAAACAAGATAGTCGGGCACTGAGCTGGTGTTAGAAGTACCTAACTCACATTCAAAATAAGGAGTACCAGTTAAAGTATATTTACCATTTTCAAGTGTATATTCACTAACTTTTAATATTAAACTTATATCACTACCAAGTAATGTTTTCGCGCCATGTTCTCCTGCTACTCCGGCCCGTCCGTATTTAACTCTAAATATATATTTTTCATCTTTAACAAAACCGTCAATATGATGTCGCATATCAACAACACCAGAGTTAAACAACAATTGCTCGGTATCAATAACCTCAAATTTCAAGCAAGATTCAAAAGAGGCTGTGCCATCTAAAACAGTATCAGGATTTACATCTCTAATATCTGGCACAGAAACAAGGTTTAGCTCAGGGAAGTTTCCTTCGCTGGAGCAACCAGTCTCCCATCCAGTGTAACTATCATAGTTATTTGGATTGGTTACATAAGACTAAATAATACCAGGTGAAGTATAATCACTCTCGGTATAACCATAGATTTCTCTATATTGGCCATTGCCAATTGACTCTTTATATACATTAATATATTTGTTAATAGTAGCGTCAAATTTAGTTCTGACTTTTCGTACAAGGCGCCGGCCGCGGTAAATATCAGAAATAGCCATAGAAGCAGCGAAATCTGGTTTGCCATCACTACTATAAGTTACGCCATCTAAGAACCAATTCGGGCTGTTAGTAATAATATGGTCGTCATCCACTTCATATTCTTCAGCATATAGGAACTGAACATATGGTTGTTCATTCACTATGTTATTATAGAACGCATAAACAAACTTGTTGGCAGCTAGTGTGAGCGTATCGCTTGAATCTTCCATGTTTGTTAAGGTTACGTCTTTTGATAACTGAATTTGATATAAGGGTTCTTCAATAGTCTATTTTAAAATTTCGCCAGAATCGCGTAGCTTCCAGTCACTTTCATCAAGAACACGTTCAGCCAAAGTATTTATATTGCCCATGTTATTTTCTAACTCTGCGGCAAACTCTAGGTTGAAACCAGACTTAGAAAGCTCATTTACGAATAAATCCTTAGCAGTATAAGAATAAGTTTTGGTATCAGAATTCTCTTGAATATTCTTGATTACAAAATCATACCATTTTGTACTTTCGGCGCCAAGTGCTCCATAACGTAATTTTATCTTTCTTTCATTGACTATTAAACCAATGAAAGGATTGACGAAATACTCATTAGCGTCTGTATCGTAATAATGAGAATACATATTAAATGTTAATATGTTTTCACCATTAACTTTTGAAACTAACTTCGGCGATGTCGCACGAATGGGTGTATCCATAATATCTGAGCCAATAATACAAATTTTTCTTTCCTTGTAGTATTGGTGAACCACAGGACCGTGTCCGTTTTCAATCACACCTTCTGTTTCAGTGCCATCTTCATACTTAAAAGTAAGTATATCTTCCCAAAGAGATATTTCATATGGTTTTTTAATAATTCCCATTAAATACCTCCTTAAAAGTAAATGTAATCATAATCAATACCAGCAAAACAACTGGGCAAAGTACTTGTGTTGTCAATGGTTAATATAGCTGTTTTTGTTACAGGAATCTTAAAGAAGAAACCGCTCTTAATATAGCGATTATAAATTTTTCCGCTCTTCTTTCCGTTTTTATAACCTTCAATCAAATTCAATTTAGTATTGATTCTGATTTGGTCGTCACCATCTTGACTTTCCATACGATTAAAATGAAGCTGATGGTCAGCATCAAGAATAATGCCACCATTAGGAATCACACCATTTGCAAAATTAAAAGTAATAATAAAATCAGTTTCTTTCACACCAGGGTTGTATAATCTGATTTCTCTATTATTAGTGATTTTATCATAATTGCCCTAAGTAGGCAACAAATCAGCGGCCAATTTCCATTCTTCTTTATTAGAATTGACATACTAATCCAAATACTTATGAACACTGCGCGCATAGGGGTCATAAGCAGTAAACTGAATATTACCTTCTCCCTTGTAAATTCGATTATGTTCTCCCTCCCCAAATGGGATATGTTTAATCGAAGCAGCACCAGTTACTTTAGCCTGATATACCTTATAAGGCGCTTCATCAAAAATCAATTCATGTATCTTTTTATCGCCAAAGAGTTCCTTGATTTTAGCAAGGTCATCTTCTTCCAAAGCGTCAAACGCATAAGAAATATTAAACTATCTTTGCGTATAATAACTTCCAAACAAATACATTCCATCTCCACCAGGCACTTGAACTGTCTTGTCCTAAATAGTGGGAAGTAGGTTCTCATTGAACCTACTTCCTTCACTTGTACGTTTAATGCCTAGGGTGTCAGAATGAACTCCATTAAAGGTGAATCCAATGTAGTCAGAGCTATATTGAGAATCTCCAACTCCATAAATATTCAAATCGCTCATTCTAATCCTCCTTTTATCTCTTTAAACTTACAGTGTTATTATTACGGTAATGAGCATCTTCGTTAATCAAGGATTTGACCTTATTAGCTACTTGCTCCACATCGTAATCACTGTTAATACTTTCTACATTAATGTCAATATCATAGATGATATCTCCATTATTTTCAGTAGAGGTGTTGTTGATAGAACCGTTCATTAAGGAAGCTAGAATGTCTTTCAACTGGATAAAGTTTTGAGTGTCGCGGGCATTTAGAACTAGCTCAGGACGAGCTTTGGTGCCGTCAAGCCATGCAGGACCTGTGAAATCGGCTAAGCCACCTTGTTTGTATTTATAAACTCTATTTTTAACCTTACCCCACTAACCTTCCCAATATGCAACCGTACTAGTGGGTTCTGGATAATTATAAGTAACTACTTTGCCGTTACCATAAGTAACAACTACCTACTTAGGCTTCTTTTCAGTCTGAGTGTCTCCGTTATTCCCAGTATTGGAACTACCTGTTCCATTAGAATTTCCATTGTTAGAAGGTGGTGTGGGAGTTCCTCCATTGTAATCAGATTCTCCCCATTGACTCTCCCAATAAGCGATAATACTATCAAGATTGGGCGCATTTTTATCATAGGTAACTTTATTACCATTACCATAAGTAACAGTAATCGTTCCGCTTCCGCCTGAGCCACCAGAACCTCCGCCTCCACCTGAGCTTCCAGAACCACCAGAACCACCAGAACCGCCACTACTAGGAGGACCCATAGTACCACCAGAAGCAGGACCCTCAACTGTAGGAGCATCTATCTTTCCGATGATTTCATCCAGCTTCTCGCCAATATCCAAATATGCCAAAGCTTCAGCAATTAACTGATTAGTATCATTAATCCATTCGACCTTTGCTAAGTCAGACAATCCTTTGAAATTGGCGGCATTTTTCAAAATAGTTTCCAGACGAGTGCCACGAATTAAGCCGTTGTCCTTGTCAAGTCCTTCATCCATCAGAGCCTGAACTTCTTGCCAGATTCTACCAGTTTCAATATAATGGTCTAGCTGAGCCTGTGCCAGAGTGATTTGCTTGTCGCGTTGTTCTGCGGCCGCATCATTTTGGTCTTGTAGTTCAGAAATCTTTTGGTCAATCAAAGTATCAGTGTAGTCTTCTTGACCTTGTGCAATTTCATCTTGCAATCTCAAAATTTCCATTGCATTCGCGCCGGATGTGTCTTGTTGTAGATACATCAAACGACGTTGCTTTTCAGCAAGCTCATCTTCAGTGCGCTCATTCTCACGGTCTTGGCGCTGCTTGTCAACAGATTTTTGAATTGCATCTAACAGAGAGGCATTTGTGTCATTAATGGAGTTGTTGATTTCAGTCAATGTATCAATCTACTCTTGATAACTCTATGTTAAAGCATCCTTTATCATGTCTTCCAACTCGAAGTACTAGTCTTTGCCGCGCTCTTTGATTTCATCTACGGCATCTTCAATGTCCCACAGAGCGTCCTCGGCTTCTTGCAAATCATCAAACCATTCCTCAAGCTGACTTACATAGTCTTCGATACGCTGACCTTGATCTGGGTCTGTTATACCATTAATCAGGTCCCAGTTGATACGCAGGACGTCTTCGCCACGTTCATTTTGAACGACGTTGGCGTAGCCTGTCAGGTCTGGGTTTTCATTTTGGAATTGCTGGATTTGATATCTACGACCAGAGATAAGTTGCTCTTGCAGCATACGCTCGCGCTCTAGCTGGACCAGTTCTTCTGCCGTAACTGCTACGATTTTGTTGGCGCTTACACCAATGTCTTCGAGAAGCTTTTCGTAGCGGCGTTCGATGCGCTCGCGCTGACGAAGCTCTTCGTCGATTTTGCGGACTAGATTATAGAGTTTGTCGAACGGATTTTCCCACTTGTCTTCTTCCTTCTCAGATGCGTTACCACCTGAGCCGCCTGAAATTGGGTTTTTACCCGCACCAACTGGTACTGAAGTTGCATTGCTTTGGAAGGTTCCAGAAGCATGACTAGCATAAGTTGGATTAATTCCATTTTTGAGAATCTTTTTTGTGTCTTTGGCGTTGAAAACTTGATCGCCAGGATTCAGACGCTAGAATTCGGGCCCATTCTGACCGGTAATATAAGAATAGCCTTTTTCTTTGTTCCAAACAATTTCTACTCCTTCTTCACTCAGCAGAGAAATTCCGCCTTTCGCACTTTTAGTACCAGATGCCACAGAAATATATCCTCTATCTGATAAATATTTCTAAGCGGTAGAACTATATCCACTATTTCCTGCTGGGACAGTAACTGTAGTGGTTGTTGTACTTGTTCTATCAACACGACTTCCCCATACTTCATTAACAACAACTTTCGCATAGCGAGTTGTAGTTAATTTATCAATTGAAGATTGAACTGAATTATAAGCAGTTTCGTCTAATGTTGGCGCGACTTCCAATTCACCATAAACCTAAGCCTGAATTTCTGCCTATTCTCTCCATAACTATCTTTGTAGCTCGTTCTGTAATTCAGCATTGATATCTGCTACAGACATATCTGGAGTAATATCTACTGTAATAGGATGTCCCTAAATTGTTTGAGTAACCTAATCAGCGCCTTCTGCTAACTATTCAATGATTCCATCCCAAGCACCTTCTGGCACTTTATATTCTCTCAAATAGTTAAACAAACTATCTAAATTGAGAAGCTAAATATTTTCTCCAATTTGAGTTATTCCGTCAACCTTTTTATAAGCGGCACCTACTACTCTTTCCAAGCCACCGTAGCGGCCATCCTCGGCCATGGCTTCGGCGACAGAACTCATAATATCTTCAGTCTTTTTTAACTTTCCACTTTCTTCATAAAAATCGGTAACTCTAATCTATGCCTCAGCCAGTTCTGCATTTAATGCTTCTACCTATTCAGTTGTTAAATTCCAAATACTAGCATAAGCATCAATTTCACTTTGGTCAACTACACCGCCTAAAGCTTCAATAAATTCTGTTCTTGCTATTTGCTCGTCAGCTTTAGCAAAATATTCTCTCATATCAGTAGAATAATTGCTCCACCATGCAAGAGCAGCTTTTGCACCTGCTTCACTCATTCCAGCGGTATTGGCTAAAAAGTCAACGAATTCAACAGAAGAAGAGAAGTTTTGATAACCATCTAAAGTTAACATACCTTCAGTTTCCTGCATAGAGAAAGATTTACCATTTTCATCTGTGTAAGTATATCCTTCTTGCAAACTGCCAGTAGCACCCTTAATAGTATTACCTAAAACGTCTTTGCCTCTTGCTAATCGTTCAAAAACAGCAGACATACTGCCAGTTCCTAATTCCTAAAGAACGGCATTATATTTTTCAATAGCACCACGTAAATCATCTGCTGCAGCGTCAACAAAGTCGGTACCAAATAGCTCAGCTAAATAGTCAAAAGTTAACTCATTACCCCAAGCGCCCATCTCAACGCTTTCTTTAACCTATTCTGCCGCACTATTTACGAAATCTTGAATTTCGCCTTGCCGATCAGTGGTGTCAAAATCTTCAAACTTTGAATGAACACTAGAAATTATAGATTCAAGACCATCAAAAGCCTTAAAACTAGCCAAAACTGCGTCTGTTAATTGATTAACCTCTAAAGTGCCATCTTCTAACATAGTTAGAGCTTTGGCCATGCCTTCAGCAGTTATACCAGTTTGTTCCATAATATCATTTAAATAATCACATTCTTCAGCCAACTCGGTAATACCCTTGGCATCGACACGGCCGGTTTCTTTAACCATATCAGCAATGTCATCTTTGATTTCACCAAATTCAGCAGTAGTTAGTAAATATTTAAATTGTGCGCTAAGACCTAAGGTACTTTGATTAATAGCTAGAATGTTATTAACGAAAGTTTTCATGGTATCAGAACCATTTTCAAATGCTCTCGTTAGCTATCCAACTGCTTGAATAGGATTGTTAAAATTGATGCTATTTATTACTTCAGAAATTTCTTTTTGATTAGCAAAGAAATGTTCGCTTAATCCCTCTTGCAACATAGTATTAAGTGCGGTTAATCCACCTTCACCTAAACCTTGCTACAAAGCTGAAGCAACTTCGTTTAAGTAAGTAGCATTTTCAAAGGTAAGCTTATTCGCATATTGCAAAGCAGCGTCTCTCTACAATCCGCCTTCAGCAAGTTTGCCAGCCACATCTTGAACTAGCTAAACTCTCATTTTAGCAAATTTATTTAAGGATACAGTAAGCTAAGTTTTTATATTTTCAGCATCCGTATCTAAAATCTCAGCTAAAGCATCTATATCAAATTCACCCAAGATTTTTTCTACAGAAAGCTTTCCAGAATCTCCGCCCATCTGTAGAATTTTATCAATGATATTTCCATCATTGGTTTCGCCAGCTAGCAAAGCTTTAAAAGTATCAGAATTGTCTGGATTAGCTTTGAAATACTATTCTATTCCAGCTTCTAAGTCTTTAGCCTGATTAGCGTAAGTAGACCGCGCACGCTCTGTCGCTATAGCATTTATTACTTTTTCTCTATCAACTTCTCCATCGGTCATATAAGAATCAGCAACTAAGCTAAAATCAATACCAAAGACTTCTTTATACATTTCTTGTAATTGTTCTAAGTTTTTATCTTTAATAAGGTCGACTTCGGACTAAACTTCATCGCCAACAGCAATTTTATCTGCTATTATTTTTGCAATAACACTTTCAGTTCCTTCGTCTGAAATAATGCTGTTATCAACGATATCTCGAGCCATCTAATTATTCAAAGAATCTACATTGTATCGTGATTCTTCCAATCTGCTAAAATAGCTCTATCCTTCTGCAGATTGAGTCCATTTTTCAGTAATAAAGCTGCTAAACTATTGTAAAGTTTCTTCTGGAATGTTAAATTGATTTGCATAGGCGGCCAGACCTCCCTCTAAGTTGCCAGCTTCCTAAAGACGAAGCGCCAAAATAGAAGAGCCATAATCCAAACCTATAGCTCCATAGCTAAAAAACTCAAATATCTTATCTAAATCTTCGACTGAATGGTTGCTTTCATTACTAATCCAATTAGTAAAATCAATGCTAATTTCTTGCTATTTCTCTTTATATCTTAATTGAGCCTCACTGGCTCTAGCTGCAATTGTAGCTGTTTGTGTTTTTACAGTTCCAGACTCCAAGTCAGCCAGGTATTGTTGGTAGCCCCTCTCATCGAAAGAAAGCACACCATTAGTCATTCTCAAATATTTCTACAAGCCGGGATATGCTTCTATCATAGCTAAAACTTGATTATTGGCGTCTATTAAAGCTCTTGTATATTCTTCAGTACCCTCAGTTAATTCAGCCAATCTCTCCTGAGTATCTGTATAGCTATTGCCCATATTGAATAAATTCATATAGGCTTCTCGCGCATCATTAGCCGCAGATTCAGCAGCTCTAGTTTGTTCTTCTGCTGCTTCAATCTAACCTTCAATAGATTTTGCATGGCTAATATCACTAGTTATTTTATAAATGGCATAACCAAGAGCTAGTATTGCCGTCGCGATAGCAAAATATGGATTAGACAAGCCTACCATATTTAGGAATTGAATTGCAACTGCTGCTGTAGATGCGGCAGTAGCAACAGTTTCTAGGCTATTAGTCCATTGCTTATTCCATCCAGCTTGTTTACCAACTTCCGCCGTTAATTTTGCAACAAGACCAATCATGGCGCTAATACCAGAAGTCCAATTACCTATCTTATTAGCCTTCATCTTTTCCCAAGTTTCTGTTGCTGCTTTTCCTAAATTCGTATACTCCATACCCAAAGCTTGTAGAGTAGAAGTATCATTTTTAGGATTTAAACCAATGGTCAAGGCACCTAGGAAGGATTTACCTAGCTTCATTGCGCCGAAAGCAGCGCCTAATTTTAATATCGCACTAATGCCATTGCCCAAAGCGCCAGTTAGGTCATTAACAATATTTAATAAGCCAGTTAGCATATCAACCGCAATTTTAATAGCTTGGTTATTAGCCAAACCCATAGTAAATGTATCCCAAGCATTTTGTAATTTCTGTAACTTGGCGTCTAAACTTTCTAGTGTTTTACCAAATTGCTCAGAACTTGCTCCAGCGCTATTATTAGCAGCCTCAACAAGTTCCATGGTACGGTCATAATTACTCATCATAGCAATAAAACGGGACTGTTGACGAGAACCAGCCGCAGTAGTAGCAATATAACGCTAAGTTGCTAGGTCAAGACTATTCCATTTAGAAGCTAGTTCTAAGAAAATATCATCAATACCTTTAGTGCCATTTAAGAAGTCTTTTAGAGAAATACCAACAGTCTTTAAAGCAGCATCAATCTTATTGATATTAATCTCTTCGCCTTCACCGTCTTCACCAGTTAGCATACCTTCACTAAATAATTGCTTAACCTCAGTAAAACGAGCAATAATAGTCTTCATTGCAGTACCAGCAGTTTCTGGTGCTTCCTGAGTGGTTTCAATAATTTGTGCTAGTAAAGCCGCAGTAGTCTCAAATTCCATGTTAGCAGATGCTGCAATGGAAGCAGTCTTGGACATAGCAGTTGCAATTTGCTCTGTGTCAGAAGCAGTAATAGCTGCCAGCTCAGAATAAACATCGTTAATACGAGTTGCACTAGTTTCATTGATTTCCATGTTGAAACCACGCAATGCTGCAGTCATAGCCTCAGTTGCTGCCGCAGCATCCATATTGGCAATTCGCGCCATCTTCATGGTTTCAATACCAACGCCCATAGCTGCTTCGGTTTTCAAGCCCTGCTGATAGTAAAGTGTGGTTGCTTCATATAAACTCTTAATAGAAGTACCCAACTAAGTAGCCTATTCAGAATACTCTGGTAGTTTATCCCACATATCTCCAACAGAGAAATCGGTAACTACCGCAGTTTCAGTCATAGCTGCATCAAGTTCTTTAACAGTTTCAAAAGCATCACGAATGGCATTTTTGAAAATCTGAATGGCATTACTTAAAGAGAAGAAATCAAGAACCTAGTTCTTCAATCTCTCCATGTCCTATTCTGCGCGATTAAGCTCTTTAAATTCTTCAGAAAGCCCATTTATCGCTTGCTTAGTACCCTAAGCAGGAGCAATAACTTTTTGCAGTTCCGCCGCAAGTCTCTTCATAGTTTCAGGAGATTTCTAAATCTCTCCCATCTTATATTGCTCAAGTATGGAAGTTACTTTAGACATATCTCCTTGGAATCCAGATAGGTCAACGCCAGTAAATTCCTTTACTACTCGGACTATCTCTTCCCATTCTGTTTTGGAGCCATCTAATTCTAATTGTTCTAATTCGGCGTCAAAACGCTGCACTTCTGTGGTAGCAGTACTAAGCGCTGTTCGATAAGTTTCAACCTTAGTTTTCTAATCTTCTAGCGCACTTTCAGTTCTATCCAAACTTGCCTTGTATCTCTCATGCTCTTGGGTGCTAGTCTATAAAGCATCTCTTTGCTTTTCTAAGGCTTCTTTCTATTTGGTAATAGCGTCTACCTAAGATTTGCTATTTTCGGCTTCCTAAGACTTTTTCTATAAATCAGCTTTTGTTTGTTGAGCAGTCTATAGGTCCTTTTCTGCCTGCTCTACCTAAGTAATAGCTTCAAGGGTCTTTTTGTGAGCTTCAGCATAACGATTTTCAGCTTCTACTTTTGCAGCACCGGCCTCTTTTACTTCCTTACTGTTTTCGCCATGCTTATTCTTTGCTTTAGTGACTTTTCCGCGTGCTACAGACTAAGCCTTTTTAGCTGCTTCTTCTTCAGCTTCAGCCGCCTTTTTAGCTTCATCTGCGACTCTTTTTGCTTCCTTAAGTCTAGCAATTTCAGCGTCTACTTTTGGAAATGCTTTAGAATGTCTATCAGTTATTTCGCCCTTTTGGGTCACAACTCCTTGCTGAGCAAGTTGCTTTTGAACTTCTTTTTGCTATTCAAGCGCAGCAGTCTACTAATTTATTTTGGTAGTTAATTCAGCAATCTCACTTTGCTATGCAGCATATTCCGTTGCACGGTTTTTATCCCAGGCCGCCTTCTTTGAATCATATTCTACCTACAAATCTCTTAGTCTTTTTTCTTCTCTGGCTAAATTAGCTTGAGCCTAATTACGCTTGGTTACTGCTTCGCTTTGACCTGCCTACTTATCTTTGAACTCTTGAGTTTCTCTAATAGCAGCCACTTTTTGCTGATATGCAGTCATAGCTTTATTGGCTTTTTCAATATTAGTGGTTACAGACTTGGGGAAAATTTTATCGCCTGCCAGTCCTAAATCCTTAATCTAAACACCAATGGTATCTAAAATAGTAGTAACTCTTTTCCAAGAAGTTTCTAATTTGCGAGTATCATTTAAAGAACTAACTCCGCCAGCCAATAAAGCTTCAAATTCTTGCACTTCTCTGTTTAAATTATTTAAACTATGCTCAAATCCCTTAGTCGCGCCAGCAGGAATCTAAAGTTTTCCTAATTCATTTTTTAGATTAGCTATAATTGTTTTTACATTGCCAACATCAGTTGAAACCTTAGCCTAAAACTCCAAGTTTATCTTTTTGTCAGCCATTCACTACACCTCACATAAACAAAAAATCAGTATTAGCCCACAAGAGCTAATACTGACTTACTTACATATCTGCATCTATATCATCGTTTAGAAAAAGCAATTCCATAATCTTTTTGCTTCCTTTTCCACCCACAGGTAAACCAATGGCATTGAAATTCGCCAATACCGGAGTAGCCTCACGTCCTAGACGCATTGTTAAATCAGATACTAACTTTAATCGTGGGATTCGTAAAATCGCAGTGCGAGTTTTACCAGTTATATCATCTTTTACTCTTGATTTACCTTCAAGTTGAAGATAACCCTCAATCAGTTTGCGGCCAAGATAACAAGAAGTTCCTCCATTTTGATAACAATAATCAAAATCAACTTCTATATCTGTGAAAGGTCGCTCAACCATAATTTTGCCTTTTTCCAAATCAATTGCTGTTGGAATAATTCTCTCAAAAGTTTTTGCATCATATACAAAAACATTTGAAATGTTAGTCTTACCCACTTCAATTAAACCATGTTCATTAGTTTCACCTTTAAAATGAACTGGTACTAATATACATTCTTCTGGATGCTAATATACAAGGCGCGAATTGCACAATAGTGCAAACTAACGAGCAGAAAAAATTCCTTGGGTAAAATTTAATTGAATTTCTTTTGGGTCCTCCCAAATCACATGAGCGCGATTATCATAACCACCATTGGCGCTAACTCTTGAAGTAATTTCTTTGAAGTTAGCAATTTGAATTTTATCAAATCGCGCCACAACCTCACCTGGCTCGAATTTTCGACCAGCCATTTCTATAGGATAAGTAGCTTTTAAGGTGATGTCAGTCAACTCTTTTAAGCCAAACTCATTATTATCCATTACAAACTCTCTCCTTCAAAACGATAAGTAATACCTTTATATGGGCGTCTCCGTTCTCGGCAGCATCTTCCGATAGAATTTTTACCTTTGCCTTCATCGCGTTCTGCCTCAGAAGCTGATTCCCACCTCTTTAAAATATTACCATTTTTATCTATTTTTACTACTGGTTGATTATATTTTTTTTCTTTTAAAATGCCCATATCCTATATATGACGCTTAATTGTTCCTTTTGATATACCAGTATATTCAGAAATATTCTTTAAAGTTAAACCAGATTCATATAATTGACGTATTTTTTCTTCGTCTAAATCAGAACGCCAATTAAAATGCTAAGAACCCGTAGCGCATACCTTAGATTCTTTAGAAAAACAAGAATCTGATTCTCCACCCGAGCGAATGTTATAACCTAATGGCGCCAAGGTTCTATATTGAATTATATATTTTTGCTCTAATATATTTAATTTTTCTTTTAGTTCTTGTTTAGTTTGTGCCTCTATCTACTCTAAAATTTCACAAGTAAAATTTTCAAAACCATATTTTAAAATTGCTTGATAAAAAACTGGGCATTTTTTATATCCTTCTCCAGTATATTTAGCTCTTTGTTCAACCGTTTTTATTGTTTGTCCTATATATGATTTCCCACTAGGACTTGTGTATTTATAAATAAAACCAATCATTCTCTCACCTCTATATTTAAGTAAAAAGAATAAATTATAAATATAAAACTTTCATACCAAATTTCTCCTTAAAAAGAAAAGGAGGATGACACCTGCCATCCTCCTAAATTCTTATTTACTTATTAGCCAGCAGCTACTTCAGTCAAAACGTGGTTGTGAACCAACTTAGCAGCTGCATCAGTAGCAACATCATCGCCACCACTTAGCTCATACTTAATCAGCTTCATCATAATACCGTCAGCAGGACGCAAAACCTTCAAACTCATATTAAAGACAGAAGGATCGCCTTCAGCCTCTAGAGTGATAGTATTCTCAGAAGTAACCTTAGCCTTAGGAATGATGAACTGGAACATTTCGTCGTTACCAGAAGCTTCGGAACGAGCGAAAGTATCACCAACAACATAATAGGTGCCAGGGAAACTGTTACCAGAAACTTCGATAACTGCACCAGTAGCCTTCAAGTCAAAAGTGCATAGATATCTCTGACCAACTTCCATTGCAGTTGCTGCAATAGCAGTGCCCTTTGCATCATAATACTTTGCATTTAGCATTTCATACTTCTTGCCGTCAGGACCAATCCACCAAGACTTACCATCTGCATCAGCGTTAGGGTCCTTACCCTTCTCAGTAGGAACAATCTGAATAGTTTTCATAATGAAGTCAGCATTAGCGTCGGTTTCAGTATTTTTGCTAGAATCAAAATCCTTAACAGTACCATTACCGAACATAATAGCCATGGACTTAGCAGAGAACAGAGCGTCTTCCAGAGTGACGTTGATTTCCTTACCGTAGTCCCAAGCGATTAGAGCAGCGTTACCCTTACCACCGCGAGCTTCGGCTTCTTCAGCAGTCTGCTCAATGGTAGAAACTTTCAAGGTATCCAGGTATAGAACTGGATGAGTAGGCATACCAGTGTTGCTTAGCTCGTAGAAGGTTACGTCAGCAACTTCCTTAATGCCATATCTATCAAGAATATTAGCCATTTAAAAGCCTCCTATTTTATTCTTCCAAATTTCTAATCCAATATTTGGGTTTAATCTTTTTTGAGTCTGCGCCAGCAAGTAAACTATCAATATCAATCTCATACTTTTCTTTAGTCTGATATTGATTCAAAATAGCCTACATGGACACATAACTTATCTCTCCGATATTAAGTGGAGTCAATCCAATGCCCATACAGCAAATTGAAGCCATTGTACTAAAAAGTGTAATTCCAGTTTTAGCTGCTTGTTTAGCTTTAATCTTATCTCTGTAACGAGCTTTAGCTTTCATTGCTTTAATTCTAGGATGTTCATTCGGATTAGGCGGCTCAACTGGTTTCTAATCAGTAGCTAAACGAATTAGATTCTAAAAATCAAAGAACTCAGCTTCGGATATTACAACTAAGTCATTTAAGGATCGAATGTTTTTAAGAACATCTTCTATCTTACCAATTAAAATAAGTTTTTTATCATACAAAAAGTCAACATCTGTTTTTAAGAAAAACTTAAAAGCTTCTTTGCAAATTCTTTCATAATCTGCATTATGGTAACAATTATTCAATAAAAACTCAATTGGAGTTGGAAAGCTAGACAAATCCTTTTTCTCTTTAACAAAAATATCTTCTATTTCTTCTTGAGAGTAAGTCAATACTCTTAAATAATTTCCATATCCCTAGTTTGTTATAACTTCTTTCAATGTTGGCGGATATATCTAAACACCAGTTTTGAATTGGACCGGCGCGCCAATAAAAAATAATTCTTTACTCATAAGAAGTTATCCAAAAGGTTTGTTCGAAATCGCTTACTTCATCAGTAAAAAAGTTTGTATCAAAATCTCCGCCAGTCATTTTTCCTAAACCATTTACTGTTTTTCCATTTAATGATTCTTCTATTTCACCTAAAATAAGATATGGGCGCAAATTAACATCTTTAATAAACCACTGAGTTAACGGCACTATTACCTCAACTTGAATCTTTACGTCCTTAAATTCAGTATTACTATTTAATTTGTTAGCCCTAACTGCTTTAATCACTATAATGGATTTTGCATCTTCCTTTGGACCAATTCTTGGAGTCAGTTTTATCAATTTTTCAAAGATTAGTTCTTTTTTCTGCTCCTAAGTTAAATGTGGCTGACTTAGAGGGTCTTTGTCGGTATAGTATAATAAATTTACTAATCTATCATTGGCCATAAGTCGCTGGACTATTTTCTATAAGTTTTCACCTATTTCTCGACAATTTCTAACGCCCATTATTCAACGCCTCCATTTAACCAGAAGAATGCAGCCGGGTCGTCTCCTTCTTTCTATATTGGTGGCTCAGAGTGGTCTCTCAAATAAACAGGGTCTACAGTGACATATTCAATTCCAGGAGTTGAAATAATATCATAGCCTGTTACTCGATAAGCTTCTTTTAATGTACCAACTCCAATTTCCATATAATCATCTTTACGAATAAATTCATTCGTAGGACATACAAAGAAACTAGATTTTAAATTTTCAGCATAGATAACGTCAGAGCGACTTCTTGACCTGATTTCGTCTTTTAACATATTATCTTCTTGGCCATATAGATAACACCAAGTAGAACGCTCGATATCACTACGATCGCGCCAAGTAATAAAATGTGTCATTTTTAAAACGATATATCGATTATATCCACTAGCTTTAATGGATTCCAACCAATAAACAAGCCAAGGCTATTCTTTCATATCTTTATCGGGAATCATTAATACAGTCCCGCTAGGCATATTAAGGCCCACTCTAGTGAGCAAATATTGCATAGTTTCAGTTTCATCTTGCTTGTATCTTTCTAATAGGCCAGGATGCATTTCATTATCATAAACAAAATCCACTCTATAAATGCTCTTTAATAACAAGCCTTCAAAAACCTACTCGCGCTATGCTTGAACACGACTTTGGTAATCATATCCATAACGATTTAAACGCTTTAAATAAACATCTTCAAAATAATTCATTTTGAAATCAAATCCATACAATCAAAAATAACTCCTCTGAAATATTCGTATCTTAAATATTTCAAAGTAGATAACTTGTGATATAAAGTGTAGTAGTTGATGGTCTTTTCTTCTTCGCTATATCCCATAAGTTCAATCAAGATTGAATCGAGAAATTTCTCCCAATCGCGCCCCTTCTCTCTCTCACAGAGCAAACCGAATAGTTTGCTTTTTAGTTTGTTGTTATAAGCCTCTTTAATCTGCTTATCCATTAATTACCACCTGCCAACTTAGAGAAATCGAAAGGTTTACCCTTTCTAGAGCGATAATAAGTCGCTTCGCGCCAACGCGCTTTCTCCTCTTGAGCCTTATAAAGACTATTTAATTTATCAAGCAAATTAGCCTAAGAAAAGTCTCTTTCTTCATATAAGGGCTTAACATTTTCCCAGGTCATGATACAGCGATTCAACCATTCACACTTCATAAAATCAGCTATAATTTGGATTTCTTCATTGTTTAAATCGTCTACAAAACCTTCTTCATCGTATTCTAAAGAAACTCTTGGAAATTTAAACCAAGATAAAGCGTTGGTCATAATTTGAAACCAATCTTGTTTGGCTTCTTCCATCATCCAATGCTACCACTCATCCTCAAGGATTCTTGACAAGAAAGCATCATAAACCTTACTAAAAGGAGTCATATTATACCTCCTTCTGTCTGTTCAATTCAATAGTTTTTAAAACATCAACACCACATTTTTCAGAAACAATAGCTAGACGGTCTAGCTAGATGTCATTCTGCTTGGAAGCATAATCAACTAATTCTTGCTTCTGAACAATACTCATTTTATCGATAGAGGCCTTCATTTCAGATACTGGCATTAACTTCAAGACACGATTTAAATACTTGTCATCAACAGGTAAAACTTCAGTGGGAGTTTCAGTACCAGGTGCTTCCAAGCCAAGTTCAATCTTGAACTCCATATCATCAATATATAGAATACCATTCTTAAACATATATTCTACGCCAGGCTCGTAAATAGCTTCGCGCAGAACATCTTTACTTACAGGTAACTTCTGACCCTTCTTATTCCAAACTCTGTGCTCCAGAGAAGAAGCGCTAACAGTGCCACCGACCATACTTGTAACCATTACTTTATCATTCATTATAGAACTCTCCTTTTAACTCAAATTAAAATAAAAGGGGTGAGTAAACTCACCCCTTGAAAAAACTTAGATACCGTAGGGGAAATCGGAAGTGTCAGGAATGCTGGTATTCTGATAGATACCCCAATTGTGGTGGGTCATGATAGCAGCACCCATCTTCTTGTAGGTGTGGATTTCGATAGACTGGTCACGGTTGATGAAATCCCACATCTGAGTAGCGCCTTCGAAGACAATCTTAACAACCTTCTCTTTACCAGCAGGTAGAACGTAAGCAAACTGAGGATTAATCCAAGTTCTGTCGTTCTTCTGGTCAATGAAGGACTGAGGAATCTGAACGATAGGAGTGCCACGGAAGACATTCACATAACCAGTTCTATAGATAGCCTCAATGTCGTTAGGATGGTAAACAGCCTGCTGGCCAGCAACACTAACAGGAACTATAGCATCGGGACCCATTTCACCAACGAACTCAGGAGGAGCGAAGATAACAGCAGCACCACCGTAAGCCTTAACTACACTTACCAGCTTGAACATCTTGTCGCTCTCGAATTTATCGGAAATAACCTTGTTAGCATCAGGACGACCAACAGCATCCTTAGCAGCAATCAAAGCCTTCTGAACTTCACCGAATACAGCGTCGGTCAAACCTTCGGTAACGATTTCCATCAGGTCAGCCATGTTATCAGCGCCATCTAGGAAACGCTCGAAGTCAATTCTAGCAGCTCCACCAATTGCGTATGCGCCTAGTTCGAAGGTCTCGTTATCTAGACGGAAGGTCTCGTAAAGACCAGATAGACCAACGCGAGTTAGGAACTTCTTTGCACGGTCCTTGCCTAGACCCTTTACACGGAACAGAGCCTTCTGACCCTGAGGAACGTTCTTGATCTCAGCAAACATACCCATAACCTCAAAAGCCTTCTTAGGAACGACTTCATCAGCAGCGGTAATCAAAATTTCAAAAATATCATATTTATTGCGCTGGAAGTTGTTGATGGAATCACACATAGCAGCTAGTTCGCCGCGCAGAGCCTCATCAACGGTCTCAGCAGTGTAGTTAGCAGGAGCAGTACCACGGACAGCGTGCAGAGCCAACTCTTTTAGTTCTTTAATAGTAGCCATTACACAATACCTCCTTGATTAGTCTGCAACAACATGGAACTTGATAGCGAACTGACCATCAGGCATAGAGCCGGCGCCAGTGCCTAGAGCAGCCATCAGAACAGGACCCTCAGTAGGAGCAGTCTTAGAAACCTTGATAGCGCCCATTTCGGAGATACCACCATACAGAGGAGCAGCCTTCAAATTCTCAGGCTTATAAGCTTCCATCAGTGCCTCTTCATCAGCGAACTCGTCGGTGTCGAAGCATAGGCAGTTGGTGGTGAACTTATCCTGTACAGATAGATAACCCATACGGGGATAGAAATAACCAAACTTTTCGTCCTTCTTGATGTTGAAGTTCTTCAAAGACTGGTATCTTTCATCATACATATGCTCGGTGCTGTAGTTCAAAGCAATAGGGAACTTTTCACCGGCAACAGGGAACTTGACAATACGATTGATATTGTCAACAGCTAGAAGCATACCGTTCTCAGCGGGTACTTCTGCGAAATCTTCGCCCAAAGCACACTGTGCTTCGATACGACCATCACGAGGGAAGGCAACCTGGTTCAATTCCAGCTGGCCGAATCCATCGATAATAAATCTCTTTAGAGCCATTGTAAAACCTCCAATTAGTTCTTCTTATACTTAGATAGAATTTCTTCTAGGCCGCTCATGGCAGGCTCTTCCTTAGGAATGTATGCCTGGCCCTTGCTGCCATTAGTAAATACAGATTGATTTGCAGTAACAAGCTCATAAGCCAGTTCCTTATCCAAGTCCTTAGCGGTGTAGTTGTCTAGATTTTCAGAATAAGTGTTCAACACATCTTCATCCAACAGTTCACTATACTTACTAATGACAGCCTGCTTTTGCTCTTTTTCAATCTCTGTTTTGAAAGAATTCAAAGAAGCATTTTCCTCAGTCAGAGTGGTAATAGTGTTATTAGCAGCATCTAGCTGAGTCTGCGCATCATTTCTCTCTGTAGTTAAAGTGGAGATGCTTTCTTCCAACTCTCCAATTTTGGTTTCAAAATTTGATTTTTCAGTTGTTAGAGTTTCAACAGTTCCAGATAGGACGTTGTACTCTTCAACCTTAGCAGCCAAGTCATTAGCGGCAGTTTCAGCAGCATCCTTAGCGGCCTGGTAGTTTTCATCTACCTTCTCGTAGGTGCCTTCGTTCATAGCATGAAGAGCATCTAGAGCATTCTTTTCAGCTTCGCTTACATCCATAATGTAGCAGCGAACGCGCTCTCCCAACTCTACTGAATCAGTTTCGTCGTTCTTAGTGTAATAAACTCTCTCGAAGCAACCTTCGGAATAATTTCTCACGACTGCATAGTCATCATAGATTTCGCAAATATCATATTCAATCAGCCAATTATTAGCTTCAGTGTAGTTGACGTTTAGCAGACTCCACAGAGCATTAAACTTGGCGTTATCAGATAACTTATAATTAAGCATCTTAGTATTCCCTCCGTTATGTCCATTTAGATTGTATTCTTGAATTTGGTCAACCATTCTCTTTAGGTCTTGATACAAGGCGAAGAAAGCAGCGCCTTCAAAGCAAGGTTCAACTGCATCACCCAGAACCTAAAGTCCTAAAAAATGACCTTCCTCAAAAACATAATATTTTTTACCATTGATAATTTTCCAAGCACCCTTAATAGATGGAGGATAAATTTCCATAGATTGAGATTTGCCAACGATTGCATTAGCCTCGGTATATAAACCAGTGAAAATCAAAACGTCGACGCAAGCATAAGTTCTTACAACGCCATCTTCATCTTCATGGTCCTCCCAGCTGAGGTTAGGATTTTCTGGAACAATACCATAAATTCTACCTTGACTGCGAGCTTTACCATGGTCGGTGTAATCACCCTCATCTCCCTCATAAATACCCTTAACGGGCGCATAAGGAACGGTTGAAAGCAATTTTTCTGCAAACTCATCGGTTATATAAGTACCATTTCGGTTGCCGTACTTATAAAAAATGCGGCAACGTCCTTTAGAAATGGTCTCATTATATTTTTCTAAATTGCCATAAACAGTTACGGGAAATTCTAAACCAATGTTTTCATCAAACATTATTCAGAGCCTCCTTGCGTTTTTGACTTTTCTATAGACTTTTCGTTCTCAAGGGTCTTATCCTTTTTCTCACCAGTTTCTTTGGTGGGGCGCCCATTACCTCCACTTTCACCATCTTGTGTAAAAGCAGTAATAGGAGGAATTAGTTTCTCGGTTAACTTCAAAACATCATTCTCCAAATCCTTAACATTTACCAAGTCGCGCTGAGTAAGCCCTTGCGCGAGAGCTGGGACAATTAAACTATAGCCAGCAGTTGCTAACTTATAGCTATTATCAATATACTTGGTTTCATTATGGTGGGTAATTGGTAAGATGGTATATTTGAAATTGATATTAGAGTTCGCAAACTCAACATTTACTATATTAGTTACAAACTTAGCAAACTTATTTGCCAAATTCATCATTACAGCAGTGTCGAAGTTCAATGACGTTTCGGTCGTGTTGCCGCCCGTAGCTGCGAATATCTCGCTGCTGATTCCAGCCTAACTGTAAATGTTTTGTTGCATTTTTTCTAACACAGTGCCACTATTTTCTGAAGAAGCTTTAGACACTATTGCATCCACATCAGCATAAGTAGTTAACACACTGGTATTCTTATTATTTCTTACCATACCAACTGCGCCATTGTGAATTTCAACAGCCTCATCTGGTTCAAATAGCAAGCGGCCATCAGTTAAATGAGGTATCTTTTGAACTATAACTTTTCTGATTTCCTCTTTGTCTCTTTCCTGCTCAGTTTCTACTGTTTCACCATATTTAATTATAGAAGGAATAACATGAATGAAGAATGGGCAACCATCAAACATAGGGAAGCAAATTCCAATATCAGAAGGAATAACCACCCATTTTGATTTCAACTTGCCAACATTCCAGCGGCGATAGGCTTTGACAATAAAGTCGGGATAAGCAGCTAGCGCTGCTTTCTTCGAGTCTTTGTCTAAACTATTGAAATAAGAAACATCAAATTCAATAATATCATTGCCAGCATAATCTTTAAATCTGGTTGTACAGTAAGCGACGGGCAAGTCTAAGACGCAGAAGTTCAGCTTATCATTATTGACCAAGATGCCATAGTAACATCCATTAACCAATATCTTCTAAGCCCAATCAACTAAGACAGTTTGTAAATTCATCTTATCTACAAAATCCAACGCTTGAAAATATCTTTTTGAGATATGAGATGTGGAGAGACTCTTACCCGGTGTTGGATTAGGAATTAAAATTCCAATGTATTTTAGCAAGGTTGCATAATGTAGAATCAACTATTTATAAAAACCATCTTTTTTGAAATAATTACGAGATAAAGCTTGCTGCGCAAACAGCGAACCACTCTCAATTATTTTCTTTACTTCTTCTTCTGTGTAGTCTCGGACTCTATCGCGATATTCGTGACCACGATAACTACCATAGGAGTTAGCGCTGGTCGCAATCATAGCATCCTGAGCTTTCCGGAAAGAAGCGAGGTCAAAGTTATGAAGTCGTTCCATGTTATTAGTATCGCTCATATCTTAGACTCCTCCAGTACAGAAAACTAGCTAACGTTTGTCGAACATACCACGACGGCGCCGTCTCTTGTTTTGTTCTTCTTCGAGTTCCTTAATACGCCATAATCCATAAGCAAATGCTGAATATTTATCTTTTGGATAACGTGGATTAATTTGTTCGAGGACAATATCAAGAGAAACACCGGTGCGGCGTAGTCTTAGGTTAGCCATTTCTTCAAAAAGTTTTGTGGTCATTTCATGCGGCATTAGACGCTGTACGCGTTGCTTGACCGTCATTTTCTGACCGACCTTGGTAGATAATAGAGCATTCTTTGCTTCTTGTTCTTTTATGAGGAAGCGAACAAGGCCGCCATTTATGCGGGTGTAAGCATTACCGTGGATTTTGGAGTTAAGAGGTCCATTGGCTTTGATACCATACAGGATGCACATTGCATCTTTTGGTTGAACTTTTAGGAATTCGTCATCATTTTTGAAACCTAGAGGCTCGTAAATGTTTCCGAATTCATCGACTTGTTCACGAATCATTTCATCAGCAAAACCAATACCTAGACCGTTGGTATCGATAACAACTTCTAGAGGATTGAATTTTTTGATGATGCGTTTGAGTTCGATTGCTTGTCGATTAAAAGTTTTTGTCTCAGCCTGACGGCCTAGGACGTATAGGTTTACAAGAGTAGCAAAATATTTGCCCTCGCCAGATACGTTAACTCTAAAAACACAACAGACAGTTTGGTCATTCAATCTACCAACGTCTACTGATAATAAGTAGAACTGGTTAGAGTTAGCTCTAAATTTTGCGGACGTTTCTGGGTTTTTTATCTTTCTATATTTGGTTAATTTATCAAAATTAAACCATGCTTCTTCTGAAGAACCTGACCAAAGTGATGCATACTCTCGGGCAAAAGATTCTTCTTTAAAGGAAGAAGATGTTTTAAGTTTGTTGATATAGGTTTTGTCAAGTAGGCCATGAATAACTGGAACACGATAATCACAACCAAAAACAAAAGTTGATTTTGGGTGAATGATTGAGTCAATAAAGTCGTCAATTAAAAGGTCATATGCGAACGATGTTTTTACGCCCGCAGATGTCATGAATATTCGCTGCTGATTTGGCTCTTTTTCATTTACTGTGTTATCGGGCAGTCGGCGCGAAACGTTCATTAGAGGAAGAACAACTTCATTGATAGGAGTTTCATCATGGTCACGCACCTCATCAATTAGGCCGCCATGTCGACGACCACCACGCTGAGAGTCCAGGGCGCCAACAACGTCAAATTGTGAGCCATTGCGGAATTTGAGGGTAACATAGTCTTTACCAAAGTTGCCGGGTGTATCACTGATTTCCCCTCCCAAAACTTCTTTGCGAAGTAGGGGCCATCGGTCATAAATTTCGACGATTTTTTCTTTTGCAATCTGCGCGGCCTGAGTTTTATTAGGAGCGCAAATAAATCGCTTTGTACCAGGAATGAAGATGCATTGAAGCATCATTGCTAAAATAGTAATAAAAGATTTAGAGAACGCACGAGGCGCCGTGCCGAAAACATCTTTAAAACGCATCAGTGCGCGCAATGTAATTCTCTGGTAAAAGAATAGAGTAAATGATGATTCCTATGGTTTTATAACATCAAGATAAATATCTGGATAAGCGGAAAAGATTGACATAACATTGCCAATCTTTTCCAAATTTGCTTCCAAATAATTCTCGTTTAGAATAACACCTTTCTCAATAATAGTACCATCGCGCTAACCAATTTTGATGTTTGAGTCAATCAATCTTTCTGCAGGTAATAAAATCTTTTTAGCCATTAATCTTCCTCCGGAACACCAGGGTCAAATTCTTCTTCAAGAACCAACTGACTATAACCTTCATTTTCATAGGCGTCTAAATCATATTCTGCATTAGTACCATAGTAAGATTCTTGTTCAATCAGCGCAACGTTCTTCAAGTTGTTTAGACGTTCTGTGATTTGTTCACCAATACCAGACTCATTAGTATAAAGACGCTGGTTAAAAGCTTGGAAGTTTTGCATTGTTTCGTCAACAATGTCCCGAGGAACATCATCATAGAAAGTGTTCTTCCAACCTCTCTTTTCTAGCCATTTGATTAATTCACCCACAGAGTCAAAGTCATTGATGTTTTTAACATTTTTAGGAGTGAATTCCGCAGTCTTAACCAGCTTGTCATAAGAAGCCAAGATTTTATCAAAATCTACACCTTCACGAATACGACAGTCAATCTCATAAGACATTTTACAAATCTTCAAAGCTTGGTCGACCTACAGGGCGCCATTGACATTCTGAGTAGTCATCAAACCATTGTAAAGATTTTCAAGATAGCGAAGGGCTTCATCATCATAATTGGCGCCCCAGCGCTCCTAAAGTTTACGACGCTTTTGGTCTGCAATACCAGGTAATTCATCATCTAGTTCACCTGAAGCTTTTAACTTCTAATAAGCCTCAAAGTAGTCATGCCAACCCAAGTCTTCATATTCAGATTGAGCGAAAACTTCAGCGTATTTGGGAAAAGCTTTGTCACCATTCATTTCGCGCATTCTCTCCCATTCCTTAGGAACAAAAGGAATGTCGGCATATTGGCATAATTTATTCACTTCGCGCCAATCGAAATCAACATCAATCAAATATAATTCAACACAATCATTACACATAGGAAGAGAGCCATCTGGATAAAAAATTGATTTGGTCATCGCAAAATTAGAAGGCGCGAAAGAATTACCACATCGATTGCACTACTTTATAGCAAAATTACGGCGTCGCGCAATGTTCGGTTGTAGTCCCATTATCTCACCTTCTTGGATTTTTTGATTTCTTTTAGGATTTGATTGATTTCTCCTCTGCGCTTCTTGCTCAAGGTCAAATACTTATCCATCATAGCTTCCAAGATTTCATCAGCAGGAATCATAACTTCAGCCATGACTTTTTGCTTTTCTTCATCACCAGCGCTTTCATCAATCAGCTTCTTATCAATTTCTACAAGTTCACCTTCGTGCGAAGTAGGAACGCATAGCACCTTTGCCAATCCCAAAAATTCCACCGGCTCCAGCGCAGGCAAGCTTTTTACAAAAAACTCGAAATCAGATTCGATTCTCTTTTCAAAAATTTTCATTTGTTCACCTTCTTTTTCTAGCGGTCATTTCTATCACAGATTTTACAACGAGTTGAGAAGCCATCTTTTGAACGGGATTTTCGGACAAATTTGTCCGGATCAATCAACAAGACCTTTCCGCATCCTGTGCATTTTTTGAAATTCTCTGGAAAACTTAGATTCTCTATAATCTTCGCATGGAACTCAGCTGTTTCATTGATGCGCGGAATTATCTTTTGACGGAAGATGGTGCTAATATAATTAGCCGTGTAGGACTTGTCGTATTTCTTGTTTATAATGTCCGCTATGTCTTGATTTTTTGTTTTGTTGATTTTCAAGTCGAGGATTTCACGCTAGGCTTCAGTTAAGTCGGTCATCTCGATATAATATTTTAGAGTGTCCAAAAGTTTGCTAAGATTTGAGTTAACGGGCAGGGCGCTGATTGATTCTTCGAGTTCATTGAGTTGGCCGAATAGTTCATATATGTGCTCAAGATTTCCAAAGTCGAAGAAAATTGCAGGGCGCGATTCGGACTTTTTGGACCAATAGAACTATAAAACTTTTTGTAGGTCTGACTCATTATAAGTAGAAGGGTTTAAATCTCGTTCTGCTTTGAACAACAGGGCGCCAATTGAGCCAGTTTTAAGTCCCAAGGGAAATACCGGAATTTCTGCATCAAAGTCGGGGTCGACTGGGTCAATCTCTGGTTCAATAGGAGTATGACGGATATGTTTCTCTATGTAGGTGTCGCGCAATGTGAATTGCTCTCGGCGCAATTCGACGATGAGATGGCGCTATTTGAGATATTTGAATTGGTTCCATTTGGAAGCAGTTGTTTCAGCATTGGTGAGTTCCTCTTGTGAAAAACGTTTTAAAAGGGCAGCACGAGGTGGCTCTTTACGGCGCCCGTGCGAAAATTCGTAGTAGTTGAGCATGAGTTCGATTGTGTCGATTCGTTTGAAGAGGTCTTCGAATACGGGGACTAAGTGTGCAGGACATTCACTCAAGGTCTTTTTGCGGTCGAAGACTTCGCGGGCAACACGTGTGCGCGCTTCGGTGGGGCGACGTAAACTGGCCTCAGAAAATGTGGGAGACTCCATCAGGGCATCAAGGGATTCCGTATCATCTCGTTGCCATGTTTTGTTACGGGTTTCAATCTAAATTTCACCACGCTAGGTCACATTTAGACCATCCGGGTCCTTGCCCCATAAAATGTAGTTAGCGATGGTTTCTAATTCGTCACTTGTAAGAGGAGTACGCTAAAACTAAGGTTGCTGTACATATTCATTTACAAAGTCACTGCGCCCATCGGTAGATTGGATTGAAAAATCCAAGTGTAATCGGTTTGCCATTTGTAAGCTTAAAACTCCTTTTTAGTGATTGATTGCGCGATAACTCGCAAGCTATCCGCTTTTTATACTTATATTATATCATATTTGTTAATTGGTTGTCAAATTTGAAAATACTGAAAGGATACCCCGGGGTGGTAGACGATTTTGAAAAATTCGTTTCGTAGATGTTTCCAAAATTATATAGTTTTTCGTATATGTTTCCACTTACATTTAGAACAAGCAAGGAGGAATAAAATGGAAATTTGGAGAGATATAGAACAATATCCAGGATATTAGGTTTCAAACCAAGGTTAGATAAAAAGTTTTAAGCAATCAAAAGAAGGACGCATTTTAAAACCCAAGATTAGTGCTGGATATGCTGGAATTGATTTTCGCAAAGATGGAAAAAGCTACTATGGTTTAGTGCATCGTATTGTATTGTCTACTTTCGCGCCCGTAGAAGGATGGGAAACTTTAACCGTTAATCATATAGATGGTAATTGTTTGAATAATAATTTAGAAAATTTGGAATGGATGACTCAATCTGAAAATACTAAATATTCTAGAGAAATTTTAAAAACGGGTAATGCTGCTTAGAAAGTACATATAATTAAATTAAACGGAGAAGAATTATTCTATGATACAGTAACTGCTGCGGCAAAGGAAATGGGAGTGGCGAAAGGAACGATATCTAGATGGGCCAACAAACAAAGAAGTTATGAAGGCAAATATAAGCTGGTGGAATACGTGTAATGCGTTTCCACCAGTTTTTTATTTCTGTGTTTTTTGTTTCCAGGGCCGGGAGATTTGGATTGTGCGATTTGTCAAAATTCCCAAAACCCCACCCCCATCTTTGTGCATTTTGACGAACGAAAAAATGCAAGTTTTTCTTGACTTCCGTGCTATGCTGTGATAGTATATAGACACAGGGGAACACAAGACACCAACGCAAGTTTCCCTCGGTCGATAGCAAAACTAAATAAATGGTTTCAACCCTTGTGGGGTCGTGCGGTATCCGTTGTGCGTGTATGTGTCGGATAGTTGCGGATGGTAGCAAGGCAGTTTCACCGATAAAAAGCTAGAGTTTAGACGCATAAAAGCATACACAAAAAACAATTTAATTTTGAAAGGATTTGATTTTATGACTATTAAAGAAAGACGCATTTCCGCTATTCAGTATGAGCTGAGCAATACCACTAATCAAGGCGCAAGGGGTCGAGCTTTCGAGCTGATGTGCGCCCGTGAAAAGAGCCGCAAAGTCGCTGTTGCTAAGCAAGGCAAGACCGATGTGTCTGTCCGTGTGGTTGTCAATGGCAAAGCCAAGTACCTGCCCGCTGAGTGCAAGACCAATGGCGGACGAGTCAATGACCTGCTTGACGGCTCTAACAAGTCCCGCTTCGTGATTTACAAGTTGGACTTCGTTCAGAAGCACAAGGCAACCAAGAAAGCGGAAGCATGGGAAGAGATCCGCTCCACCCCTGCCCTGTTGATTCCTACTAACCTGTTCACCGCTATGCTGATTGATTGCAACGCAATCAAGGAAGTCCGCCACAATGGCGAGGTAGACGGCATTGCAATCCAGCCCAGCTCCAAGCGGATGTTTGAGCGACTGATTGCCTATGCTGAGAACTTCCCCGATATGGAATTCTCTCCCGAAGCTGATTACGAGGACTGGATGTTCGAGGGTCTGGAGCTGTAAGCTCCAGACTTTCCACTTTGAAAGGAGTTTTATTATGCTGAAATGGTATGAAGAAAATGGAAAGCACCTGGGCTTTGACGATGACACCTATGTGTATCGTGTGGCTGAAGACGAGAACGGCTGGTATTACGAGCACATCATGACCCAGGATGGCTTTGATGGCTACGAAACTGCTGAAGAAGCTATGGCCGCAGCTGAAGTTGACTACGCAGAGTATGAAGCTGATATGCGCCACCTGCTTGAGCTGGATGACGAGCCGCTGAGCTACGAGGAAGCAATGGAAGTCCTCGGTGATATGCTGTATGATGAAAGAAAGGAAGAGGGGCTGTTTTAACAGCCCCATTGAAAGGAGTATAACAATGGAGTACAACAACGAGAAGACTATCAAGCGCATCCATGACCTACTGTTCCTGCTGGAGAGCGATGCTGCCATGCTGAAGAGTGACCGCCTGGGCGAGGGCGTGAGACTGGAAGCAAGCACCGAAGAACTGGAAGTGTGCTACCGCACCTGCGAGCTGATGGAAGACTACGTTGAGCGCGCCAAGACCCTTATCGGCAAGATGCTGGATGAGCGCGAAGACATGGAAGCTGAGGACGAGGGCGAGTAATCGCCCTCACATTTTGAAAGGAGAATAATATGTATAAAGTTTATAGTTACAGAGAAAACATGAAAAGTGGTGAGGTTATTTGCCACTGTCAGCGCAATGCTCCCACTATTGAGGAAGCAAGAGAACACAAAAGACGTTTATCCAATCGTGGTAATGGTACTGTAAAATATATTATCATTCATGAAAGTTCTGTTTCCATGCTTATGGAAAGAGTTGCCCGCAGACAGGAAGAAATCTATCCTCATAGTGAGGTGGTCAAAGTACAGGAAAGACTTAGACTTTTGAGAGAAAAGACAAGTTCTGGAAAAAGATGCGTACAAGATGCCGCAATTTTTGCAAAAACTGGCAAATGGGTGAGATAATCACCCATTTGTTTTCTCAATTTTTATTTAGATGTGTTACGTCTAAATGAAGCGAAAAAACTTCTTGCAATTTCCTAATTCATGTGATATACTAATTTTAGAAAGGGAAAGGAAAATCCCAAAAACCAGAAAGGAAAAATATGAAAATTTTTGTCTACAAGGATCAAATCGTCTCTTTGGAAAATTTTGCAAAAATTTCTCCAATATCTAGCACTGTTTTGGAAGTTCGTTATCACAACAGTGAGAGACAAACAATTTATTTTGATAAAGCGAAAGACCTTACCGAGGGAGTAGCAAAAATTGTAGAAATACTGCGCGAACCCATTCAGGAAAAGTCTATCTAATATTTGACAGATTCGGCGCAGAAATGCGCCGTTTCCTTTCTAGAATTTTATTTAGACGTGTTCCGTCTAAATCATGGGAAATTAGTTATTGACTTTTTGGAATTTATTGTGTATAATACAGGTACAAGGTCGGTTGAGAGTAACGGACACGGGCATGGCAACTCTCCCCTTGCTGCCGTGGGTGATAGGGAGGCAGTCGGAAGCAGGCACTCCGCCCAAACCTGGCACCAATTGCCACCATAATTTTAACTAAGGTGGAGCGTTTTCTGGTAACGAATAACCAGGTTCTATTTAGACGTATCACGTCTAAATTTTCTGAAAAATATTCTTGACTTTTCCGCACGTCCATGGTACAATGTACTTACAGAAAACGAAAGGGGAATACCAATATGAAAAAGAATACTATCCATTTAATCAGTGTCATCCTCGCCCTCATCTTCGTTGCCTTTGGCGCCTATACTTTTGGTTGGACTCAAGGCGAATCTTTCGACCCAACCAGCACATACACCTCACCTGCACGGGTGATAGAAGTTGATAAATCTACTGGCTGGGTCACATTCGTTGACTGGGCTGGTGAAGCATGGTGTATCCGTGGTGAAGGTTATGTGGTTGACCAGTTGGTCATTATTACATTCAATGACAACAATACTGAATCCATTTATGATGATTTGATTGTTGACGTTGATTGTCTGGTGGATATTGAGGAAGTCGAATGACTTCCTCTTTTTATTTGTTTAGACGTATTACGTCTAAACAAGGATGATTTTGTTCTTGACTTTCGATTAGGTCTATGGTATTATATAGGTGTCAAGGGGAGATACCCAAAGACAGAAAGGAAGTAAAATTATGAGAGTGTCCAAAAGAATTGCAGAGTTTGTGCGCCAGGAAGTAGAAAAGGCAATCCCTTACGGTGCGCCCACCGAGGAATACAATACCGCTAGAGCGGCTATGATTCAGACTACAGAGGAACTGAATGAAAAGATAAATGAATATGCGGCTCAGCTGATTGCTGGTGTCACCCACCTGCCCGAAGGTTTCAAGATTTACCACAATTCCAACTGCTACCTGTCCCACTCGGACTGGAACAGCTCCTTGTCCGTGGCTCGTAATGAGCATGAAAAGAAAGTGCGTGACCAGCGCAAGAAAGCGGTTGACTCCATTCTCATCAGTCTGGAACTCGGCGCAACCAAAGCAGAACTCGCAACCATTATGAAAGAAGTTATCGCAGAAGTTACTGCGGAATAATATAGGAGGGGAGGAAACTCCCCTTCCTTTCTTTTTGTAGAATATTTAGACGTATTGCGTCTAAACATTTTCAAAATAAAACTTGATTTTTTAGAAAATATATGATATTATATTGTTACAGAAAAGAAAGGAATGATTCAAATGAAAAACGTTTATATCAATTTTGACATGGATGGAACGATTGCAGATTTCTACAATGTTCCGCACTGGCTCGAAGCAATTCGCGCATTTGATACACATCCTTATGAGGTGGCGCGCCCTATGTTCCATCGCACATGGATGACCCGACAGCTAAACCGCTTACAGGGTTGTGGTTATAAGCTGAGAATCATCACCTGGACTTCTAAAGAGTCTACACCGGAATTTGATGAAGCAACCAAGACTGCAAAGCTGAATTGGCTGGCAACTAATCTCCCGGCTGTACATTGGGATGAAATTCATGTTGTTCCCTACGGCACTCCCAAACATCTGGTTGGTGACGAACCTGGCGGAATCCTGTTTGATGATAATGAAGCTGTCCGCCACGACTGGGGCGATGGCGCATACGATGAGCAGGAGCTGTTCACAATTCTGAAAAGACTTGGCCTTTAAGGTCAAGTTCTTTTCATTTAGACGTATTACGTCTAAATCATCCGAAAATAGTTCTTGCATTTTTGGAAAATCTATGATATTATATTGGTGTCAAGGGGAGGGGAACCAACCCAAGTAGGCTCTGCGGTGCGTGATGTTGTCCACGATGGTCGAACCTTTTTGTCAGATGCTGTAACTGTCCTACCTTTTCGGCAGACAAAATTTTTCAAAAATTATTTTTGAAAAACCCCTTGACAACCAGTACAATATGTGCTATAATGATAAAGCAGTGAGGGACAGGAACCCTCTGCTAAATAAAATGGGTGGCGAACCTACCGCCGAATATGAAAGGAGTCTATTATGACTAACCGTGAGTTTTTTGTGAATGTGTCCAAGAATATCGTTGGCGAAGCCGAAGTTGCACACGCCCTGGAGCAGATTGCGAAGCTGGATGCAACCAACGCCAAGCGTGCTGAACAGCAGTCCGCCAAGTCCAAGGCGAACGAACCCCTCAAGATTTCCATTCTGAACCTGCTGACCGAAAAGGGTGGCATGACCTCTCCCGACATTGCCGAAGCTCTCAACAAGCAGGGCGTGACCACCGCTGATGGCGATGAAGTTTCCACCTCCAAGGCTTCCTCCATGTGTCGCCAGATGGTCGAAGATGGTCGCCTGACCGTGACCGAAATCAAGATTCCCAAGAAGGGCAAGATGAAGCAGTACGCCGTGGCAACCACGGCTGATGCCGAATGATAAAATGGGGCGAGAGAAATCTCGCCCTTTTTCTCAAAAATTTTTATTTAGACGTCTTGCGTCTAAACAATAAACAAAAATAATTTGACAAAAATAAAATTTTATGATATAATTTTTATAGAAAATAAAAGAAAGGAAAAATAAAAATGAAAATTTATCTTGCTTCTCCCTTCTTTAATATCAATGAAATCCTCATGTACGAAGGGGCAATTGAAGGTCTGCGCGCCAAGGGTTATGATGTTTATGTTCCTCGTGAGCATACAATCGAAGGTGCCTGGCAGATGCCGAATAAAACCTGGGCTGGCTATGTATTCGATGAAGATGTGCGCGCCATCAATGACTGTGATGTAGTTCTCGTTATGAACCATGGTATGTACTCCGACAGCGGCACAGCTTGGGAAGCTGGCTATGCTATGGCCGCTGGGAAAAGAGTTGTACAAATTCTTTGCGGCGAACCCAACACTACATATTCTATGATGATGATTTCCAGCGCAGATAAAGTTGTAGAATATTACAACGTCGAAAACTGGGAAGAAGTCAGCGCAGAAACTTCTCTCGATAAGGTCATTCAGAAATGAATGACTTTTACTTAGACGTAACACGTCTAAATTTTCTGGAATTTTCTATTGACAAATAAAAAATTATATGTTAAAATATCCATGTAAATCAGAAAGGAAAGGATGATTACAGATGGCAAAGTTGACTAGGAAGCAACTTGACGAAGAAATCAAGTTGCGCTTTTTGGAGGGTGTTTCCGAGCATCTCGAAAATTGCGGTGAGGAAGTTCTGCGCGTAAAGTCCAACGAAATCGCCCTGCCTGTCGTTGACAGTGACGGTGAGGAACGCTGGCTTGTGCTGACCTTCAAAGTCCCTACTGGCGAGCGTGGCGGCGACCCCTATGACGGCTACTCCATGGCCGAGGACTACAAAATGAGCCTTGAGAAAAAGGCGGCAAAGGCGGCTGAAAAGGAAGCCGAAGCCGCAAAGAAAAAAGCAAAGCAGGAAGCAAAAAAGGAGGCGGGGCAGTAATGCTCCGCTTTTCCTATATTTAGACGTATTACGCCTAAATAAGTTCTGGAATTTTTGGAAAATGTATTGACTTTTGTTTTCATATATGGTATTATATCCATGTCAGGTGAGGGAAACGAAGGTACACCCCACCAATAAAGAAAGGATTTGATTTATTATGAAAGCAAGCGTTAGTGTGAAGTTTGACCGTCGGCGCAAGTATTATCTTGTGTTGGATTGCGAATCCGCAACCCTGCCCTGCGCGGGCAACCTGCCGGCAGAAGCAAAGAAAAATGTGGCGATTGCAAAACCGCTCATTTATGACCTGGGCTGGAAAATTATCGACAAAAAGGGTAGAGTCTACAGCCGGAAAAATTTTCTGATTTCTGAGATCTTCTCCGTCCCTTCCATTTTCGATACCGCCTATTATGCTTCCAAACGTCCTTTATATATCGAGAAGCTGAACCGGGGCGAAATCACTTTGACCGACTGGAAAACCGCTTCCGCTGAACTGGTGGCGGACATGGAGCACGTCGAAGCTGTCGGCGCCTATAACTCCATGTTTGACTTCAAGAAAGCAATCCCCTTTACTGAGTTGTATATCAATCAGCTTTACTCCCCCGACTTCCATGACTGGCTGAGAAATCAGAATCAGATTTGCGAAAAAATCGCAAACGGTTTTGGCTCCTCCAATTCCAAAGAGTTTGACCCCGATGTTTTCCGCTTCCGTGGCAAAGTTTATCCCCTGTTTGACCTCTGGGGCCTGTCCTGTAAGTACATCATGGATAATGATGAATATAAGGCGACTTGCCTGCGCAACGGATGGCAGACCGAAAGCGGAAAATATTTCAAGACCTCTGCCGAAACCGCTTACAGATTCGCCTCTGGTAAACTGGACTTTGATGAAGCCCACACCGCCATTGACGATGCCGACATCGAAAGTGAGATTTTCGCCTTGATTGTCAAGAAAGCCAAGAATCAGGTTGAAATGGGAATTGAGTATTTCCCCTTCCGTATCCTCGGCACTGTTAAAAAGTTTGTATATCAGCATCCCGAATTTGCTGATTACATCGACTGTGATTTCTAAGAGAAGTGTCCGCCACTGGCGGACATTTTTCATGGGCAGTTATTTAGACGTGTTGCGTCTAAATTTAATTTTTTCAAATTTTCTTTGTGCAATTTACACAATTTTCCTTTAGGTTGACATAACAAGTTGACAAATAATTATGGAATTTTATGCGGGCCAAAATTTGACATCACTTAAAATTTGACTTGTCCGGCACGGCACCACTGTCGGTGTCAAGTTTCCACCCCTGTCAAATTTCCAAAGCAGCTACAAACCAGCTACATCAGCTGCGCCAGCTGCGTTTTGTCAAATTTTCATAGCAGCTGCTAAACTTTGAAAAAGCTGGAAATTTAAGGTATAATATATGTGTAAGGTTGAGAGAGATATAACAGAAAAAGCTGTAAAATCTTTTGGGAAATCTTACTTGCCGAAATTTGAAAAAGCTACAAATTTCTGGTATAATATATATAGAAAGTAAGAGAGATGTAACTCTTAACTTATAAACATTTTATGGGTCGCGACCAACGCGAGAAGGAGAAACGCAAATGACTAAGCGTGAATTTTTTGTTAAGGTATCCGAAGGCGAAATGACCGAGGAAATGAAGGACTTTGCTGTAGAGCAGCTGATCAAGATGGATGCTCAGCTGGCAGCTCGTAAGGGCAAGGTATCCGAGAAGGAACAGGCTAAGCGTGATGCAAATGAAGCACTGGCACGTCGTGTCGCTGCTGAAATTCTGGGCGCTGAAGCCAAGACTGCAACTGATGTTGCCGCTGAGCTGACCGAGATGCTGGGCGAGGAAATCAAGGTTCAGAAGGCAAGCTCCCTGTGCCGTAAGGCTGTTGAGCTGGGCCTGGCTGTCCAGACTGAGGTTAAGATTCCCAAGAAGGGAACTCAGAAAGCTTACACCGCTGTTGCGGCTGAGTGAGTTGTCTCAAGTGAATTGTCCCCTAGACCTACGGGTCTAGGGGATTTTTCTTTGTGTATAAACTTATGCGGCGCCCGTCACGTCAAATTTTCATTGGTGTCAAGTTTTCACAATTTTTCGTATAAGAAAGACCGCCACTCGTTCGGCCTTGAGTGACGGTCATGGTAAGTAAAGGAATTGCCAATGATGGGTAAGGGAGGTAAGAAAAAAGCAATTCCAATACATATAAATAAATTTGTAAGGGAGCTGTGATTTAAGTGTTATTTATGCTCCCTTCTAATTATAAGTATACTTATAATTTGATGTATATAAAAATTTGCGCCAGGAACAAATTAAAACAAATTCAAATAACTCACTATCTAACAAGCCGCCATCGTGCACGACGAGGTCTCCTCTGACTTTTACGAGGCCACATTACGAGCTGGACTTGCGGGCCCATGCCCAATAAATATACGTATAATTATAAGTGGAGGTGTCCTCCTGCTGTACCAGCTGCGGTACGGACGGGCCGGATTGAGGTCCTTTAAATGTACGTATATATGTACATTTATATGTACAAGAAGATGTACGTACGGGCCGAGTACGTGGCTACGCCAGCTGCAACTAGCCCTTTAAATATAAGATAAATTATACATATACTTATAAGTAGAAGTACAAGTTGCGGAGTACCTTGCGGTACCCTTTTAATTATAAGTATATTTATAAGTTTACTTACATTTTAAATGTGTAAATTGTCCATCAGTTGCTACAGAATTTTCAGAAAATTTTTATATGCCAAAATTCAGTCCTCAAATAAATTGCCTTATTTTACGATAATTTGACTTAAATTATAGAAAATTCTAGAAAATATTTGGAGGTCTAATCAATGACTAATAAAAAATATCAAGTTCAAACCTATGTAGACTGCGCAACCAAAGAAAAAATTGACCAACTTTGCGCCAAATATCAAGAAAGTGTTAGTTCAATTATGCGGCGCGCAATCATCAAATTCTTAGAACAGGAGGACAAAAATAATGCTTGATTTTAATAATCATGGAATTAAAAGTGGCATTTACTCCATAAGTATTGATGGCAGAGTGGTATATATAGGGTAGAGCGCTGACCTATATGGTCGTGCTCTTTCTCATCGTTATAATATTTTAAATAGCCAAGAATTGTGGTATCCTCTTATGAAAAACTTTCTTGAAAGAGGTCACGAAATATCTTTTAATATCATAGAAAGTGTAAATCCTAAAAATCTAAAACAAAAAGAAAGAGATTATATATTTCTATACTAGCCTTTATTCAATCAACAACTTTCAACCAATAATCAAAGAATTCCTTGTAATTACCTTGAAGCTATTCAGACTCTAAAATTAAAACAACAACCATATTTAGGAATTGAGACAATTCAAAAAGAAGAATTAGCTAAAGCAAAAGGCTGGTTTGGTGAAATTAATTGATTCGGCGCGAACAGCATCAACCGACAGGATTTTTGGAAAAATTTTCGGGTTCGCGCCAATTGATACAAAAACTAAATGAAGTCATCATTAGTGACAAGATAACGCTATATCCTTCATCTTTTTCCAGAAAATCTTTTACTTTATAAGCTGCGCCGCAGTAAACTTTTCCATACAACTCCTCCTTAACGACCTTCCCATACCATAGCTGTACCATCTGGATTAAGCATCACAGTAAAACCAGAGCCACTGTAGGCGTATAATACATTGTTGCCTTTGTGACGATAAACATTACAATCGTCATAAGTAGTCACTCGTTCAAACAAAGTTCCACCATAGGAATCATATCCAGGACCTGGTCGTCCACAAGAACTCAGAAACACACTTAGACACGTACACAGCGCCAAAGCAATAAAAATAACCAAAATTTTATAGCCAACTTCTCTCCAAGTCATTTACCACAGCTCCCTCCAAATTATCTTCCAAACAAAAGCACTTCTACTATCAACAACATGATAACCATCATCAATAAGTCGCTGCTTAACAATTTCCTTTACACCATCTGAAAAGGAACTATGGCGCCAAAGAATTTCAGAACCACCATGACTAGCAACTTCTCGAATCCCCTTGTACATTTCCTGCAACACATTCTCAACTAGAGAATCCTCAATAGGAATCGCGCGAGCCTGTGCCGCAGTTAAACGTTCGGGTTTGCGCTCAGATTTTTTGGAAAAACTTTTCATAAATCTCCTCACCACTTAAAAATAAGGCCACACCACTCACGCTTTACTTCAAAGCCTTTGAGTTCAAAATGTTCTATCACCTTGTTCCAAACATATTGTTCTTTTGACCAAAGGTCAACACGTGCTTCACGATAACCATACTTAGCATAGGTACGAATTTGTTCATTACACTGCTTGATTTTGCTATCAACAAAATCATCCCAGTTTACGCCTGCTACAATTCCTCTCGCTTCTACTGCACTAATATCTTTACGATCAAACACTTTACCACCTCACTATAATTCGGTCTGCGCTGTAATCATATTCAGCGGAATAACCATCTTCTTTAAGAGTGTTAAGAACATTGACAATACTGTTGCCTAAAAAAGAAGAAGTGTTAATATAAACAAAATTTTTATTAGCTACTGCTGCACCTTTAATATTTCGATAAGTATAATTTAACAATATTTCATATCCAGAAAATGTTTTCTTTGAAGGCATCATAGCTCTTGCTTGTTCTGCAGTAAAACGCTTTATTTCAGCCATTTATCCATGCTCCTTTCCACAATAAGGACAGAATCGAGGACTTACTACAAAACCATCAATCTGCGCGCCACAGTCTCTACACTTAAAGCCATAGTCAACTCTGATGGGACGAGGCTTGACCTCTTCCCAACCTTTGCCTTTTGCTTTAGCAGCACTAAAACCTAATTCATGATTTTCACTCAACATCATTTTCACTTACCGCCAATCTCCGAATAGGCTCAAACCATTCAACCTGAGAGCGCCAATATACATCTTCGTCACCAATTAACATGAATCCAATATCACCGCTCTTCTCAACTTGATAAATCCAGACTACTCGGTTCATTAATCTATCACCAGGAAACATTTGGATTTTTGCTATCCAATGTTCATCACGTTTTACTTTCAAGATTACCCTCCATTTTCATACGACGGCCACAATAAGGGCAATGTTTTGAAGGAAAAGATTTGCCGAAACTTTCAAGCGCAGACATTCTGCACCAGGAGCAACGCCAAATTGAGCCATCTAAAATCCATACGGCATTAAGTTCATCTTGTAAAGGCAAATCAAAAAGAATCTCCATAAATTCACCTAAAGTTAAAGATGAATTCAAAGTTGCACCATTGCTTTTTTCATTCATTCTATTAACCATAAGCCTATAAAGTTCTCGTCTATCTACGAGATCTTTCTTTTCTTCTTTAATCATCGTATTACCCACAAGAGAGTACACAGGGCGCCAACTGCTACGAGAAAACCAAGACTTGTCAGTACGACAAAAGCCAAGCCACCCACACTTTCTTTCTTTCTATATTCATTTACATACTGAACTTCAATTCGCTCCATCTTTGTTCTCCTTTACGAACAATGGCTCACCGCACCAAGGGCAATGACGATAACACTTCAGTTCTTCAAGACTGTTGGGAATCTCATACCATTCTGCGCAAATAGGACAAATGATAAGCATCCTGGAATTATTGTAGGTGTTATTAACAATCCAATAATTCTTTTTACTCATAATCCTTTGCACACTCCTTACCATAGTCGGTAATCCAATAAATCTTCTGACCACGTTCATTTAAAGAGGAAGCGGCCACACCTTTCTGCGCCATCTTGCGCAGACTGGCTCCGATAGAGCCAGTAGAGTAGGAATCATCATAAAGACGGTTCATACAAGTGCGAACCTGCTGAGAGGACTGACAACCATACTGCGCGAGCACCTTATAGGTGAGCTTGTCGCAGGGAGAATAATGAACCTTTGCCATGATGTTACTCCTTTCTTAAAAAGTCCAAGGATGCATTTCAACGTAAAGCGGAATAAATCCAAAAAGAAACCAGCCCATACGATCACTATGCCGGCTATTTTTATATTTACGCCAATACTTTTTGACAATCATTCAATTACCTCCCAATCCACTTCATCATACTCGCCATCTTGAAATACCTCTTCTGCGGCAAGTATCTCTACCAACTCACGAATTTGTTCTTTGGTGATGTAGTCATCAACATCAACCATTAGGGATTTGGTATACTTAATTCGCAACTGTTTCATCGACATACCTCATAATAATAATCGCCATTTAACAAGCTCTTTAGCTTGTTCTCAGCACTAGCAATCTCATAATCATAATCACAGCTAGGGTCAGGGTCTTCGGCTCTTTCCACTTCCAGGTCTTTGATTATCTGCTTATAATGGCGATATCGCTTATAAACCCAACAGCCTTGGAATACACCTGCGCCAATAATGGTTAAAGCAATAAGCACAATTATCGCTGCTATTTCGCCATAGGCTTTCATCAGTCCTTCACTGATTATTGCCAGTAACCAAATGGCTCCAACTAAAGCTCCAATGCACACAAACATTAGAAAGGCAGACACGAATCCTCTCCAAAAACCAGACCAAAAACCTTTCATACCTTCACCTTCCAAATCCAAGGCTTCTTCTGCCACTTCATCCAGATGATTGCGCCCCAACCATCGTTGAAAATCTTACCGAAACACGCGACGTGCGCGCCATGAGACCAACTGATTTTCATATTAGTCCTCCATAAATTCAAAATCGCTCACTCACAGCAAGCTATTACAAACCAAAACAACAACCAGCCAGATGAAACATCACACCAGCCTAACCAGTTACCTAGCAGGCAAAGTCCTAAAATCAACTCGCACATTTATTTTCCTCCCTCATCTTTATAGATATATTATACCACAAAATTTCAAAAATTTCAAATAAAAAGACCTCGAAGCCATACTTCGAGGTCATTGATTATTTAGTTACTCCAACTATCCAAACGTAAGTAACTCCAGCTTTATACTTACCAGATGATGCGCCCATACTAAATTGAGTAGAAGTTAAATAGGATGTACTATACAAACCTTTCGCGGCAGTAGTACCGTGAATATACATAACCTAACCAGTGGTTCCAGTTTTAATTCCCAAAGCGGAAACTAAATAGCCAGTGCCAACTGTCTAACCAGGTTTTGCATAAATACAATAGAAATCTGGCTCTACTCCTAAATCATGGGTAATCTTAGTAGTTAAACCAGAAGCATCTGCAGTAGGAGTATATTCTCCAGTCTTGTAAACAGAAAAAATTTCAGGGCCATCTCCACCCGTGGGTAGATTTAATATAAGATCCGCTGCCTCACCTGATTTTATTAAATCAGTCTAACCATTTTTTGCACGAATAGCGTCACAAATGTTTTGATAGTCTACGCCAGGCATCATAACCATTTCAGTCAAAGCCATTATGCGCCCACCTCCGCTACATTAGTAAACTAAGCAAGTTTAGCATCAATTAAACTGTTAATATGAGCATCAGTAGGAATCTCATCAGTCTTAGCATAACCTTCTGGAACAGTAGTTAAATAATTACCTTTTGGCTGGTAATTTGTTTGCACCCATTGTTCAGTAGCATAACCAGTTAAATCAACACTACCTCCACCACCAGATTCTGGTATATCAACTAATTCAGCAGCCATCTCCGCAATTTCTGCTTTGTCTGCATCAGTTAAAACATAGTCCTTACCATCGGTTCCATTAGTTCCATCAGTTCCATCTTTACCATCAAATTCGCCGCTTGCCTTAGCTTGCGCCAAAGCAGTATTTATAGCAGAATCAAGTTCAGTGGTGTCAAGCTTTTCCCCCAAGGCATCACCAACAGCTTTTGCATCTGCGGCTTTGCCCTATACTGATAAGGTTGTATCCAATTCTATTTGAACGGTGGGAGTTGTATCTATTTTAGATATCTATTCATCTGTATATCTATTAGCTGTAGTTATGGCAGCATCAATTTCAGTCTAAGTTATAAGAGTGGGCTTATTAGCCAAAGCATTATAATCATATTGCTCTACTCCAGTATCAGTCTAAAAACCTTGGATTGGATTTTCAGCCATTATATCCCTCCTTTTATTTACTAAATAAAAGTGGTATTTCAATCATAATAATAAAGAAAAGAGGGATTGTAAAATCCCTCTTAGATATGGTCTGTCATTTCAGTGAAATACCAGATAAGTTCTTCGGCATATAGATTCATTGCTTCACGAACAGTTTCTTCGCTATCAAAAACTACGTCACCCAGCGCGAACCAGTTACCGGTAACACCGTATTCAAGACACTGGTCAACATAATTATAAGTAATTGTGTATCCGCCTTCAAGCCGATTGATTGGCTCTTTGCGCTTTTCGACAGCAAAACGACGTAGATTTCTAATCAGAGCATCTCCACGTGCCATTTCATTGGCAACATATTCGCTTGAATAACAATTCGCCTTTTCATAAAGCAGATCAAGCTGAGCCTTGCCAAGCTCATCAACCGTAAATTTCTGAACTCGTCCAAGAGCATCTTCGTAATAACAAGGCTCTCCATCCTGTGGCTTCTCCCAACCAGTTCGTGGCTTATCAGAAATCATAGCCGCTGAAAGTTCAGCAATCTGTTCTTGAGTAAGAGTAATGGGAATTTTAATTTCCTGTCCTCCCACAATAATTTGTAAATTAGTAACCATTTGAAATCTCCTTTTAGTTTATATGTATATTATACCATAAATTTGACGGGTTTTCAAATTTTAATTAGCCGCTTCTGCTTGAGAAATCATAAAGTCGATGATTGGCATTGCGATGTCCATGTCCACATATTTGGCGCGAAGTGCGGGCATTAGAGCCTTCATCATTCGACCCTTGTTCTTGCGACTAATGCCGATATTGTCCATATAAAGAATTTTAGTAATCAGATTCTCAATCTGAACTTCATCTTCAAGGACGGGAGGACAAAACTCACTTAGAATTTCCATCTGAGTTTCATACATGATACGAACTGCATGGCCTTCAGGCATCTGCTTAATGCCATCCTTAAGCATCTTACGATACTCAACAAGAGTATCATTTACAAGCTGCTCAGTCAACTCAATCTTCTTTTTGCCAGCAGTTTCCTTTGCGCGAGCCTTTGCAATAATGTCATTCAAAACCAGAAGGCGCTCGCTATTACCATTCTTACGAGCAAGATTACGCTCTTGCTCTAGCATTTCAATTGTCATAAATCATTCTCCTTTAATTCATAGCTTCGTCGATAATACCGGGAATCTCTCTACGCAGGCCACGCTTAGGAGTATTCTCATTCTCATTCTTATTCAGCTTAGTCCAGTTCATCCAACCATAAATGCAGTTAGCAGTCCATGCGATATACATAGCAACCATAGACCAGTTACCAGCAACGAACCACATCTTGATGCACAGAAGGTCAATCAGAATCCACCATACCCACTGCTCACGATAACGCTTAACCATCATAATCTGTGCGAACAGAGCCATAACATTGGTGGCGGCATCAGTATAAGCCTGCTCTGCACCCATATAAATCAGAACACGGCCAAACAGATAAGTGCCAATAGCAGTAGTGATAATAGATAGAATCCATTCAAACAAACCAAACTTCCGGGTCTTAACATCCTGGGTGCCGTCTTCATTTACGGTCATATTCTTGGCCCAAGCGTACATACCCCACAGCATGGTCACGATGTAGAACATCTGTTCAAATACTTCACCATAGAACTTATTCTGGAAAGCAAGCACAGTGTAAGTAAAGTTCTGGATAAAACCAATAGGATACATCATCCATCGACCCTTAGCAGTCAAAACCACAGAAATACAACCGGCAATACCAGCAACCACACCATACCAAGAATCCGGCGCGACCACATAAACTAGAATCTGGAGCAGAACCATGCCCCACATAAACAGCTTTTCATACAGGGAGAAACCATCCCACATCTCACGCTTCAAATAATTAAAAGTTTTAGTCATATTTTACTCCTTCACCAACTTATATAAACTTTCAAAACTTCTTTGTCATTCTCATAATGTTTGCCATGAGCCTGAACATAATAACCGAGGTCTTTTAAGATTTTTGCACAGTACGCACCATAAAGAGGCGGAATTCCAACGGTAATACAACTAAAACCATTCTGAGTGGACTGACGTATTTTCTCGTCTAAATTATCTTCCATCCAAGCTTCCGCCGCGACTTTGATATTGATTTCCTCTATACACTTACTATACATGGCGCGAGCTTCCTTTGCACCAATCATCGTGCCATCACCTCTCGCACATACTTAACAACAGTCATAAAGTTCTCATAGTAGTCACCATTCAGAATAACTACTTTATCCCAGTTGCCAGACTCCTTGAGGTTCTTCACCAAAATCTCATACAGTTCCATGCGCTCTTTCATACCGGAATGAGCCATATAACGCTCATGGTCATCCACAAATACACCATGCGGCGCGATTAGGAAAATTTTATCCCAACGGCACTTTGCGGTGATTGCATCTGCCATGTTAGCAACCTGCTTGAACTCTTCCTCGGTCAGTGCGCAGATGGGGTCCTTTGCATAATATTCAGCATACATACGAGTTACCATGGAGTCACTGTCTGCGAAGAAGATACCGTGATTACCAGGGGAATTGATGAGTTTTCGATTCAGATTGTACTGACCTTCAAGGAAAGCCATATAATCTGCGCCGTCCAGCTCCCAGTCAATAACACAACTGTCCTTCATGTATTCACGAGCATACTCATAGCTGTAGGGAGCATTAAAATACTTGCCGAGGTCAGTGGTCAGAGTAGACTTGCCTTCGGAAGCAGTACCGCAAATTAGAATGTTATGGCTGAATAAACGGCGGAAGGGAAAAGTAATCTTGTCCCAGTTTTTGATGGGATTCTGACGAATCATAGTAGCGCAGATGGGATTGTCAGCAACTCGATCAAGCAGAGTTGCTTCTTCGCCGCGCTCAATGAGGTCAGATACATAGTTGGGATCGCCTGCATACCAGTGACGCTTAGGATAATTCTTCCCCAAATAACGACTATAATCGTCATTGTAGGTCTCAACTACTGCCTTTTTCCAAATCTTGTGGAACTCGCCTAACCACTGTTCCCAACCATCGGGATAAGGCTTCGCGCCAATCTCTCCATCATCGATGGCATAAACAGCAACCAGGTCATCGTCAGCGAAGAACTCACGCACATAACGGTATCTACGCTTCAGAGGCATCATCTCGCCGCCCTTGTCACCAGGGAAACCACATACAATAACAATACAGCCGCCATCGTTTTCCTTCTTAGCGCGCATAATGCAGTCCAGGTGACCCTGGTGCAGAGGAGCAAAGGAACCAAAAACAACTCCAACTTTTTCGCCGCTCAGCGGCTTCTGATAACCGTGTAACATTTACTTTCCTCCTTAATGTCTTTCAACTACCAGATTATACTGATAAAGCTCGCCGTCAATCACAAAGGCAACACATACAACCCAAATATCAATACCAGGATTTTCAAAAGCTTCAACGATTTCTACACTGTGAAGAACGTTGAGGCCGGAGAGTAGAAAATCAATTTCATCTTCAATAAAGAAATGAATTTCTTCGGGACCTACTTCATCATTTTCCTGTATCACTTCATGATAAGTTCTACGAATATAGTCTCCATCCTCAAAACGTTCTACAACTTTAGAGATAGCTTCATTAACAAAATCAGCGGTAATCATTTTCTTTTCTCCTCTCATCTTTATAGATATATTATACCACAAAATTTCAAAAATTTCAAATAAAAAGAGTGTGTTTCTTAAAAACACACCCTTAAAATTCAAATTCTTTGTAATTCTCACAAGCACCAAACTGGCGCAGACAGCGAACTTTTTCATCATCACAAGTCTTACAACAGATACACTTATCCAAACAGCATAACTTAATACGCTCTGGATTGGGAGATTCTTTAATCTGTTCCATATATCCATTAGGAGTCTGCTGACGAATATGTTGCATTACAAACTGAGGAATAGGCGCAGGATTGGTGCTAAAATCACATTTAAGACTATGCTCGCACATTGCACAAGTGCCAAATAGTTCTGCGCACTCACTGCAAAAGAACTTTCCATTACTCACCACTCTCGCGCCATTGCGCCCACATCGGACACATTTATGCGTTATCATTCTTCATCCTCCAGAAAGTAAGTCATATCTTGGCCGCTAGGGAAAAGACCATATTTATCAAAACCCTCAAGCAGCAAGCGCTTTAGGATATTTGCTTCTTCATCGGTAATCACTTCACAGCTAAAAGCTTCTTTGAAGTCTTTGCCAGATTCCCAATCAATCCATTCATTAGTACCAATGTACCATTCAAAGGAACGACCCTCGTCAATCTTCTTGGCTACTTCTTCAACAGTCTTAGCCCATTGAGTAAACTGGCCAGTAGACATAATAGAAAACCCTTCAATGTCCATCTCATCTGCCCAGTTATCGGCAAGTTTAACAAGCCACTTCATATTTCTTCAACGCTCCAATCCTTAATATCCATTCCATCCATGGTAACGACCCAATCTTCAACTTCTTCTTTGGTTTCTGCTACGACCGTTATATTAATACGATAAGCATGCTTTGTGGCACCTTGTGAGTACCAGACCTCATGACCAACCTCACCAGGCTCATTCCAAACAACAGAAATAAGTTCGTCACAATCGGCACCAGCGGGAGCCGGCAGTTTCATGTATTGATGCTGAATATTGTTGAAAGCAAGAAAGGTCAAAACATCGTCTAACGCCTTGCTTCCGTAGATTGGTGTATAATTTTCTGCGCCACCAAAGCCAGAAACAATATGCTCACCTAAAATCTCTAAAACTGCATCCTGAATACGAGGATATAAATCTTTGCTAAAATGCTTAATTACGCTTATATCCAATCTCCCTCTCTTTCATAATCTTCAAATGCTTCTTCCATGTATACATCATAGTCAATCTCTTGGAATCTTGCGCCGCAACCTTCATAAAATTCCTCACGAGCTTCTTCGTCAGTTATATCATCTATATGGTCTTGGATATGTTCTTCCGCATTTTCTGCAATAAGAAGGTCGGCGAACTCATGGAGTCTGCTTTCATCGCCTTCTTTGATTCCACAGTAGCCAGTAAATTCTTCACCACAAAAAGGCGTATAAGCAATAATACGATAATACTTCTCCATGAGTTCCTCCTATTAAGTAATTACGTCAATGTGACAGCTCTTCATAACTTCAAGTGCGGCCAGATGCTTATCAAGAGTGGTGCCGGCGCAACAGCTTGCATCAACAATGATACGAGTGTTGGGCATATAAGCCTTTACCAGTAACACATTAGAAATAACGCAAATATCAGTGCAGAAACCCATAAAGGTAATATCTGTAATGTCTTCTTCATACTTCTTCAAAACTTCAGCCAACTTAACAGAACCAAAAGTCTCTTTGAGGATACGACTGTGAATAACTTCTTTATCAGAGTAAAGCAAGAAGTTACAGTAACCATCAGCCAGAGAAGAAATCTCCTTTACAAGACTCCATCCCTTGGTGCCACGAACACAATGAGAAACGGGAAGATGCTCACCTTCGATGGTTTTATCGTAATTTTCATCATGAGTGTCTTTAGTAAACAGAATCAGAGTATCACCAGCATCAGCGTAATTTTTGATACGGCTTTTCATATGAGGAATAATAGACTGGGCAGTAACACTACCCAAAGAGCCACTCACAAAATCATTCTGCACATCAACAACAACTAGAACTCTCATTCTTCGTCCTCCCCATAATGAGTCTTTAGATAAGATTTCTTAAATGCTTCGGCAACTTCTTTGTTTTCAGTGGAGATTAAACCACAAGTATCACCAATGCAGGTAATTTTTACAGAAATCAAATCAGCCCTAAAATAATCAGCAACTAAAAACATTGCCTTGTTAAAATCTTCCGCTACAAGGAATCCATGTTGCTCACGCTCTTCATATTTTTCATCCTCACAAATATAGCGGGCGCTGAAATAGAAAATATCCATTTAATATTTCCTCCTCTCATTTATAGATATATTATATCATAAATTTTAAGAAAAATCAAAAAAGAAGAGTCTTATTCAGACTCTTCTAAAAGCTTTTTAATTTCTTTCCAGTCTTTAATTGCAAAGAACAAGTCACCACAAAAACATATCACATCGCAAACAAATAGGCCCCAAAAGCCTTCACCTTGAATGACAATAGGTAAATAAGTTAAACCCAAGGAAAACATTGCAGTTGCCATACCTACGTTTGTGGCAAAATTTTGAATACGCTTTTTTAACTTCGTTTTATCCATTAGTTTCTCCTTACAGTTCTACATAAACTGTATTTTTATTTTTATCAGAACAAATCTGACAAACCCTATCCCATTCGGCGCAGTCACCAGCTTCAAGCGGATTCTCCCATTTATACATCTTTTCGCGCATTGTCACTTCGGGAATAGTACGTCTGCGCTTGCTGACGCGATCCATACAAACGTTGAAATCTTCCTCAATAAACAACAGAAGATGTACATCAAAGTTAGGGAACCATTCAATCCACTGATTTCTCTGAGCATAAGTGAGATTATCACTATCAATCAGAACATCGCGCCCATTCATTTCGGCAATATGAATATCTCTAAACATCGCCATCCAAATCTCAAAAGGATGACTTCTGTCACGGTCATCACCATTAATGCGCTCATAATACACATCTGGACTGATATATAAAAAGTCTGGATTCATCGCCATAAACTCCAGCGCCCATGTCGTTTTTCCACTTCCAGGCATACCAGCCAAACAAATCATCTGACTCATTTTACTTTCCTCACATTCTTATTATATTCACGCCAAGCATCATAATTACGAGTTTTTGCTAAAGGCTCGTTCCAAACATCTAAATGATTCACAATAAACCAATTCATTCTATCCCAAATACGCCAACCATTACCAAAACTTCCTCGCCAATGATTGACTGTTTCTGCCTGTACCCAATAGCGCCCAGTACATTTATCAATAAATTTAAGATGAACAAAGTATTCTGCGCCACTCTTATCTTCATATACGTACCACTGAGGTGATTCAACCTGTTTGACACAAAAACGACCAAGCCAAAGGTCATCTTTCTCAATTGATTTATTTGTTTCACGCACAAGCCGATTTATTTCGCGCTGATGGCGTTTTTTATTCATAGATGTAAGCCATCTCATTCCACATCCTCCTCAGTATAAGGGAAAATAAAAGCAATTGGCATCTTATACATTTGCATTTTATCACAAAGCATTTCTTGTGCTTCTGCAAAGCTATCTGCGCCAACTCTTACTTTACAAAAAATTTCTTCTATTTTCTTTCGCTTAAAGAAAATACCACTTTCATCTTCCTTTAAGCGAATAGCAAAACCCATATAATGTTTCATCAGAAAATCACCATTTCCTTCCTCTTCTGATTTATAAATATATTATAACACAAAATTTCATAAAAAGCAAAATTGAGGAGTATATTTACTCCTCAATTCCCATATAAAAGTTTTGACTTGTAAATAACCACCAATCTAATTCACCAGTTTTATCATACTTGTCCCACCGAGCAATAATAGCTTCTACATCTTCATATTCTTGATAAAATTGTTCTACATAAGGCCGCTCAATCCGGTCTGCATGATAATGACCAAATAAATAATATTTCCAATTGACTTTATCTTTTAATTCATCAAGCCATATTTCCATAGATTTATCTACGGTAGACTGGTCAATACCATTGAGAAACAAGTCAGTAGGTTCCCAAGAGAGTGGGCAAGTGTGAGAAAGAATAAAATCAACGGATTCGCCCTGGACTTCTTTCATAATAGCGTTCATTTCTGCGACAGTTAGACATTCATCCTTAAACCAACCACATTTCTTTGGGTCTGCAGTATCTGCTTCATCCTGAGAATAACCAGCCCGCGCAAGCCGATACCACTTGTCGATAGAATAAGCGCCACCAACCACCAAGGTAGAGTAACCACATAAGTTATAAATTTTGCCATCAATAAAATACCGAATATTGGGGAAAACCTCTTCCATCCACACAGCATTATCAACATTTATATCTTCAATTTGAATCATATTTTTAACAAGTTCTGGCCGCTGTTCATGGTTGCCCCGGACACAATAAATATGATAACCCATAGAATTAAGAAGTTTTTTATATTTTTTATCAGTATTATTCAACCAAAAATTCAAACCACTATCACCAAGAATTACAACCATGGTTTCCTCTGGTTTATATTCAGGCATATTCCGCTGAATATTACCAATCCGGCTAATAGTTGCTACACCGCCATGAGTATCACTAACCTGTGATTAAACAATTCTTAATCACACTCAATCACCTTACCCTTTCCAGAAGATACTTATCACCCATAATATCTTCCAATGTAATTTTATTTAATTTTGTATAAGGTATACGAACAAGCGGATAACCCTTGTCTGCACAAAAATCATTCTTTATTTTATCTCTTTCTTGAATAGCTTCTAACGAATCACTATTACTCCACCAAGCTTCTGGTCCAACAAAATGTTGACGTCCATCGAATTCAATAAATCTAACTGGATTTTCAAATTTATCATCGTAGATAATAAAATCAAAACGAAGTCTTTTGCCAGTTTCTTTAACCAGTTCTGGCAATGGGCTATCATAGTAATAATTTATATTATTACTATCTAATATTTGCTATATTTGATATTCGCCAAGTGATGATATGCATTTTCCACAAGACTAGGTCTATCCTTGTTTCAAAGAATTACCCATTACTTCTTTTGTTTCACCACAATCACATTGACATTTATACCAACGACGATTGTGCCCAGGTATCTACTATTTAAATCCAATGTCTTCAACTACAACAAGTTTACCAAAGCGGGTCCCCGGCTAAATTTTGTTATTTTCTGACTACTCATAATTAAAATTAATTAAGCCTATACTTTTTCTACAACCACAAGATTTGGTATTACCACTTGTTAAAGAACCAATTGGAATCTTTACGATATTACCACAGCTACACTTACATTCCCATAAATACTAACTACCTTTTTTCTCTTCTAGACGTCTTAAAGCAGTAAGCCATCCAAAAACTTGATTACTTATATCTTTCGGTTTACCGGCCATTTTATTTACCTCCATTTTAATCTGAATATAAGTAAATAAAATCATAACAGACTTTATATTTTTAAGTCACCAGTTATATTTTTATAATCAAAAATGCTTAATCATCTTTTACTCCTATACTCCATGATTTCATAATCAAGACTTGCTGCCATAAAATCCTTTGAAATCTTATCAATTAGTACGCCAGTTTTTTCATTAATTACGTCTTCTGTCTTGGCTAAATACCTATCAACTAAAAGATTAATAGCCTCAATGCTATCGCGCATCATACGCATACCAGTTTCTTTATCTTCTGGCGCAACAAACTCACCATATTTAACTCTCTTTAAGAAGTCAGCTTCGTCTGATACAAGAATATCTTCGTAGAACTTGCAAAGTAAATAATCCTGCGCCATTTTAGTAAGGCGGAAGATTAAAGCAAGACTTTTTGTATTGAAGCCTTTCTTTTCGACATTGTAATATTCCTTATTTGCCATATGGCGCATTGTATCGATTGCTCTATGCGGACGATAATGCGCCACATCCTCTCGATGGCTCCACAGATAATACCAAATTCCGGCATAGGTGTTATTTCGCACACAATACTTGGTAAAAAGAATCTCAAGGTCATTAGGATTCTGCTTCTTAACAAGTCTTAAAAACTCTCGAATATCAATCACTTTCAAATGTTCACCATTATCAAAGTGATATTCAAAATTAACAGCTTTCTTATTCAGCGCGACCTCTTCAAAAGAAGGAATCACCAGACATTTTGTGTCAACATCAGAGCTGGGGCTATCCATACCATAGTTCTGGCTACCATAAAGAAAAACGCCAACAATGCGGTCTTCTGGCACAAGTGTCTTGGCAACTTCATAATGTTCGCGCACTCTAGTCATGACGTCCATGTTATAGATTCTCCTTTCGTATTTCTAGCTTTTATACCGAAACAAACTTTAAACATCCAAATTTGGAATCTATTAAGAGGTTTGTTTCGGTAATAGTTAATTGAAAAATTAGTATGATCTTCAGTGCCGAAATCTAATGTTACATTAGGTGTCGGCGGCTAATAAATATAAGCATATCCATTTTCTAAAAACATTCGTTCTCCTCAACCAGCCTGCCAATAGTTAGTGTCATTACCCTTTTCCCAGGTATCACGTAGGGTAATCTGCTTAGTAGACCAGTTCATATAAATATATTCAATTCCTACGGGTCGATAACCACTATGCCAAGTTTCAAGTTCCTTCATGGCAATATCATAAAGATTGGTTAGAATAGGATTATCGTCGCTATATCCTACCCACTGAGAAGGCTGCTGACAAACTTCCTTAACTGAGCCTGGATAACCAACGCTGTCAACACGATTCAAAGCACACCATATTGCTGTACGTTGGTCTCGCTCAGAATTATTTCGAGCGGTGCCATATAACATTTTGGCAAGATACTCTGCTTCTTGCCGAAGCAGTTCTTCGGGAGTAAGATTCTCGTATTCGGCGCGAAGTGCTTGAATTTCTTCTCTATGAGTATCACTCATTTGCAGGATGGTAGCTTCATATTCGCCAGATACTTCAGCAATCTCCGCTTCCAGTCTGATATCATAATTATTCTTATCCACCACGAACTGATGAATACGACCACAACCAAAACATAACAGACAAATCAAAATACCTAGAGCAATCTGATAATAGCGATTCTTCTTCACTGCGCGCCGGAAGCGGGTGATTCTACGGCGGAAGGGAATTTTCTTGGGTTTCTTGGGTTTCTTAACCTCGGTCAATTGTGCAGGTGCGGGAGTTTTAGTAAATTTGCCTTCATAATTGCTGCTCATAAAATCTCCTTCCAACCATTGCGCTGAATTATAGCGCGCATTCTCTCTCTTGCTACAGGGTTTGATGTATGAATATGAATACCAAAAGGAATGGGAATCTGCAAGCTCTCAAGCCAATCAAGAACTTCATAGCCTTCCATGCGTCCTTCACCAAGGTCATTATCAAGGCTAATATATTCAATCTCTTCTAAGGAGAAAAGATTAATAAAACGCCGTAAAATACTAATTACATCTTCAGCAGTATCATACCAAATGCAATCAGGAGTTTTCATCCATTCGGGAATAGGTCGAATATCATCCAACCAAATTCTATATTTCTTCATCTTTTCCCACCTTTCTTAATACCATTCACCATCAAAACACATATCTTCATCATTATCCTTGATATAACATCCAGGAAAATCTGCCTTAATCATAGCCCAAAAGCCATAAGCATCATTCCAATCTCGTGCGGGATAAGTATTGTACTTTTCCTCTTTATCATCAAAGAAGTAAGCACCAAAATAAACAACCTCATATCTGCTCATAGCTTTCCATTCCTTTCTTGTATCTTTTAAAAATACACTTCTCGCCATCAATACGACCATATCGATAGCCTTTGGTGGATAGATACTTATAATAAGCATCGCGCCGTCTATTGTCTAGCCAAGTGCAATAAATAATTAAATCATACTTCCAATTATATTCATCCAACACTTTCCATACTAGATACTTAAAAGCCTTACGAACTACAAAGAAAGTCTGTAATGGATTTTCTCCAGTCATCTTGACTTCTGCTTCATTGCTATTAATTTGATTACGCTTGTTGTATAAGGTGAGATAAACATTGAAGAAGATTGTATCCTCATTCCAATCATACATCTGGAAGACCAGTTTAACAGTTTGATTGCCAATACGTTCTTTAATAAAATATTCATCATTTTCACTATCATACTGAACTACCATTTTCTCACCTCTCATTTATAGATATATTATATCATAAATTTTCAAAAAAATCAAAAAAGAGGAGCTTAATGCTCCTCCTTTGTTGTATTATTTTCTGTTCTGATTTGCATTTCTTTTATAACCGTGTTTCTAATTTCATTATAGGGCATATTAGAACTATCAATTAAAATCGGCATATTGATATGATATAAATTTACTGTGCCACCGACTTCTTTTGCTCCAGTTGAAAAAGCTTCAAATAATTCACCACTTGCTACGCGGTCATTTATTACGAAATATGGACACTCTGTTTTTTCTTTACAAAACATAGCTTGTCCTAAAAATTGGTGACTAATTTTATCAACCAAATCAACAACCTAGAAGTTACGTTCCATTTTCTTCCTCCTTTACTTTATAGCAATGAAAATCTTTACAATAATGCAAGCCTCGTGCCAAAGATTGATGATGTTCATCTGAATGTAATTTACATCCCTCTACAACAACTTTTATTCGTTCTTTGTTTTGCTCTAAGTAATAATACTTAGAATGAATACAAAAATCACAATGTGGGTAACAATCTTTACAACATGTCACCATAGGGATTATCCTCCTTGGCAAGAATGTCAATTGCCATCTTGACTGCGCCAAGTTTGATGCCATCGTTGAAAGAGGTCTGAACCATATGACCTTCGTGCAATTCCCAAATGTCATACATTTCATCATCGATTATAACGTAAGAACTTACGTCATAGCCGGTACTTTCAAGCCACTCTTTGATTTCTTCACCACGATGAGAATCGCGCCGACTGGGTGTATAGTCAAGGAAATACAAATCTTGCTTTGCAAACTCTTCACGTAAATAATCCCAGTCTTTACCGTTGAGCAAGTTGAAGGCCCAATCTTTTCGCCAAGTAGAAGAAAGCACAATCTTCGCGCCGGTGGCATCAACAATTTCTTTGATACGAGCAATCAAGCGCTGCTCAACACCAATAACTTTACTAGGTGCGCGCTCTTTGGTGCCCCAGCAATTTACAACACCATCAATATCCAAAAAAATAACTTTCATTGTTAATCAGTCCTTTTAAGTTTATATAAATATTATATCATGAGTTTTTTGATTTTTCAAATTTTAACCAGCCGTTATTTTCCAATCTGATGATGTTTTCATATATGGAATAACCAGTTTCCAGGGTTTTGTATCTGTGGAACTAGAAGGATAATACATCCATACCATTGCTATTTTATATTTATCAGTGTTATTAATAAATAAACGTACTGAACCATCTGCTTTCCAAATAGCAATGTAAGTTATATTAGAAGAAATTTCCTGCTCTGTTCCTGCTGCCAACAGACCAGAGGTTTGAGTTTCGGAAGTTCCCCATCCAAGAAATTTATAACCTACGCGAGTAGGAGTAGGTAGAGTTATTTTACCTTTAACATCATTGTGAGTCCAATATGCATATACAGTTGTTGCCGATTCATAATACGCTGCAGCATTTGCACTTGAAGCAGAGGCAGAGGTAGCCCAACCACCAAAAGTCCATTTTCTTGTAGTTTTTACAACTTCAGAAGAAGTAGATACTATTCCTCCGTTAGCATTAAACTAAACAGTATACTATAATGATGCTGGATAAGTAGGGTCTTTAATTGGCTTTGTTAAATTAGAAATATAATTATTAGTATAAGTATAGGAATTTTTAGATGTATATATAGGATACAAGGCTATATCATAACTAGGCATTATATAACTTCCACCAGGATTATAAGTAGTACCATTACCATTAGCGCTTGTATTCCAAGAGCTAAAAGTATAATTAGTTTGTCCACTTTTTATAGCAGTAATCGAAGTAGTAGTTGTATTTTTATTACCAAAATAACCGCCATTACCATTACCAGTAATAATAAAATTAGAATCTGCTAAAAGAGTACTACTTTTAGAAGGGCCAGAAGATAAAACAGTAAAAGAACTTCCTGCAGTATATTGATAATAAGCATAATAACTTCCATCTGGCTTATAGTAATCAACCCAGTACAATGGATTATATGGCGTTAAACCAGAAGCCGAAGTAAAGGTGACTCTAATACTTCTAGCACCAGCGCTAGCAGAAGAACCTCCAACATCAATATAATAGCTAGTTCCTAAGGTTGCAGTACCAGAGGTATTTGTACTTACAGTTACTTCAAAAGTACAAAAAATTCTCTCAGTACCATCTAAGGTATTACTAATGCCGCTACTAAAATTATCAAGATAAGAACTACCTCTACAATAAGGTGAATTTAGACCATAGTTAGAATCAATACGTCTTCCCTTTACTGTAACAGATAAAGTTCTTGAAGAACCATAGCTTCCAGTTTCAGAAACAGTTACAGAGGTAATACCAATAACGTTTTTACCTTTTCCCGCAGCGTCGGTAGATGCTATGCTATAATTTAAAGAGGCCATTCAATCACCCCGTAACAACAAAATAAAGCTAGCCAACTGTACCAGTAATTCCAGCATCATTAGGGTTAGTATTGCCATAACTACTATCATCAACTACAATTGCACCATTAGCAGTTAATAATCCAGAAATTGTGACTGCTTTACTAAAAGTAGTTGCTCCGCTTACTGTTCCGCCAGAAGAAGCAAAAGCGCCAATATCACTACGAATTTGAGCTGGGGTTCTTGAATAAACTACATTATTATCATCAGCCACTAAAATTTTGGATTGTTTAGCTGTGGCCGCTGGTATCGTAGGAATAACTAAATAATTAGAAGAATTTACTAAACCACTTGCTGCCAATCCAGTTAATTGCTAAATAATTCCATCATTATTTATATAGAGCGCGCCATCTTTAACATAACCAAGTTCAAAAGGAGCTAAATTTGAAGTTGTCGGTACGCTACTACCATGTTTAATCTAAATTGTATTTGCCATTTTTACCTCCATATATCAGAATATGGTGAGCCTCAAAATTGAAGCTCACCTTATCTGTTAGGGCATAAGGCCCTTTAACATTTCAAGATATTTAATTTCCGGAACGATAAGCCATTTGAGCAAATCACCGACTTCCATAGGAAGTGTACCCAAGGAAGCAACTCCAAAGATACCTGCGGTAATAACCAAAACCGTACCTGCACCAGACATCCAATTAGAGGAATATCCACTATACCACCAAAAGTTATCCTGTTTAGTAGCTCTTATCTTGGCGCTAGCCTTGAAACACTTCACGAGAACAACTAAAGCATATACAATAGATGCAACTTGAATGACAATCCACAAACAACTGGAAACAATTTCCAATAGTCTATATCGTCCGAGAATATCCATTACTTGAGGCCAAACATTCTCAGAAGACCAGTCAATAGCAATGCCAAGCTGTTCTCCGAGATAATTCAGCACATTAATAATTTCTTGACTCATAATTACTCCTTTTAAGGAACGTTAATAATGGGAGTGCTGTCGCCATAAATATAAGGCAGCTCACCATTCCACTTTTCATAGTACATCTTTTCCAGCAGAGCGGGAGTCATAGACTGAGAAAGCAGGTCATTAGCTTTAGCTTCAGCCTCAGCAAGCATAATCATAGCCTGCGCCTCTGCTTCTGCCTTGGCAATATTTGCATCATTCTTATTCTGCTGAATTACCAGCTCCTGCTCAGATGCAAACTTAGCATCAATTGCCTTCTGAATTTCATTGTTTTCATAAGAAACGCCTTCCTTCATGCCAAGAACGGTAATGGTAATACCATACTCCTCGAAGTAAGGAATAACATATTCTTTAACAGCTTCCATAATTTCGCCCTTCTTGGCGCCCAGCTCTGTAGAAGTATACTTCGCAGTTTCAATATTGAATCGGTCTTCAACCAGCTTCTTGATGTCGGTATCAATAACAGTTTCCAGGGGAGTGTTATTATAACGATACAGGAACTTTGCAGCGTCCTTTTCCTCAATCATTGCAGTACAGTTCATGCCGACATAAATACCAATCTGATCAGCAGTTTCACCAAAGATGGCCTTATTAGCAGAGGCTGCAGTGGAATCACCAGATTCCCAAGAGCGAGAAACAGGCTTACGCTCAACAACAATCAGAGTTGCGGAAGGCTTCCAATCGCCCATCCAATGCTTACGACCAGTCTGAACCCAGCGGTGAGGAATCTGAATTTCCTTGGTTGCTACTTTGGCTTCAGTCAACAGCTCTTCGGATTCAAACGCGGACTGAGTTGTAGAATCGCCCACCAGAGGAATAAGGAAAGCGGTCTGAGAAGCTTCAATGGTTACAAATTCAGGTGTGTCATAGGGCTTGCGACAGCCCGTGAACAGGGTACAGGCCATAACAATGACCAGCAGCAGGGTAATTAGCTTTTTGATTTTCATGTTTTAATTTTCTCCTTTGTTGATTTTAATAAATTCTGCTATATCATAAATGACCGTACCTGCAAAGAAGCAAATAATCAAGTCATAGTATGAATTAAATAAATTCCGGAAATGGATAAAACCATCCCAAGCGGCAAAGGCATAATTATCATTTTCAAATTGCGCCATTGCCATTTCATTTGTGAATCCAGGGAAATTTATTACATAGGAAGCAATTCCTAAGATAATCGCAAAGGTGAAAATCTTAAATATAAGATGCTTTACAAGCCGTTTTATTCGTTGCTTTTTTGTAGTCATAATTCTACCTCGTCTAACATTTTTGCTGTGTTAATAAAAATTTGTTTTAACTGGTCATCATAACCAAACCGCTGAGCATTTAGTTCAATACTTTTCAGCAGATTACCGTCGCGCTGACGTTCACCAGCAGCTTTCCAGTCGCAAAGCATTTCAATAATATCTACCAAATTCATATCATTGATTCCTTTACTGAAATGCTCTGGGTGATGACGAGAATTTGCATAGTGGTGTTCAAGAGCGGGTTTTAATCCAGCTAAACTCTCTTTGTATTCTTCTGAACCATATTTCAACTCAGCAAGCCGAGGAGTGAACTCAGTAAACAATTCTACCTCAGGACTCTCCAGTTTACTTTTGTCATGAGTAACTCCTCTAGTGGTTAACTTATCAGTAATAATGCGTAAGTAGTATCGAACTCTTTCAATATGTTTGATAGTTTCGACTTTACATTCAGCTTCTGTCATTTTAATCTCCTTCAAACTTCAAAAGGAACGCCACCTTGCTCTTTCATAGCTTCTACATGGTCTTCATTGGATTCATCGTAAGACTCAACAACCCAGTCAATATCACTCATCATGTCCATGTATTCGCTTTCGTCAATTTCTTCTTCGGTCATTCCTTCTTCTTCATAATAAATATATTCCTCATCGCTAGGATAGTTACAATCATAAGAATAGTAGCAATCCCGGGCGGCGCTCTCAGCATAATCTTCAGCCCTTTCAGCGGTTTCGGCTTCAATAATCAACTGCTCATGAGTAACAGAACAGCCATATTTAATATAGAATAGGGACATTATTTCCTCCTTAACTTTGTATATATATTATACTATAAATTTCTAAAAAAGTCAAAATTAGTAAGCATAATTACCAATATTTAACCCCTTCATTGTTGTTTTAATAGTGATACCATTACCAATTAAGTGATTAAAAACGCTTGTATTTTTCGCAGTCGGCGCCCAAGCATGGCCCAACCATTTCCAAAATTCATTTGGTCCTCTAGATGGACCTTCATCCCAATGAATTCCAGAATTGCATATAATTTTAGTTTCAATATTTTCAATGCATCCTTGATAGAAGGCTAATATTCTTGAACCTGGAACAAAATATTGCTAACTAATATTATAAAAACAAACTGTATCACTAATATCGGCTATAGCAGTTCTAAGTAGCTCTGCTGTATATTCTTTTTCTAATACATCTTCTAGGTCGTAAATAGTACCAAAGTAATGTTTGTTGATATCAGCATTGAAGAAGAAGTTAGCAAGAAATCCAGTAAAAGATTGTGAATCACCAAAATACTGCGCGACTTCGTTGGGATGCTGTTTTACTTCAATATTACTTCGTGTGAAAGCACCATTGGGGCCTGCGTTGACAGAATAGTTTTTAACCTATATACCAAAAGCATCAAATATCTAAACGTCTTGTTTGCCCAGATTCTGACCAACAACTTCCGCTATTGATTCATCTAGACGCCCGCCGGTTTTCAAGTAAAGATAATTAATTAATAAAGCCGTACCAAATTCACCAAATGCACCTAATAAACCATTTCTAACATTACTACCTATAAAAAACAGATTATATCCAGAGGATAAAACCGAATCCAAAGTTGTGTCTAAGGCCTAATTAAATTCAGCGCTACCAGAGCCACCAAAATATTGCTTTAATTCTGTGCGTATATCTCTAATTGCTTGGTCTAATTCTGCTTTAGTCTAAGTTGGATTTTCAGCCATACCCTTTTTAATATCGGCCATTGTATAGCCCCAAGGATAGGGACGGTATTTAATTATCTAAGATAATTCACTAGTTGTAACTCGATTACCTCCAAGCTCTATAGTAATCATTTTATCTAGCTCTGTATCAGAATATAGAAAAGAAGCAAGTGCTTCAGTATTAAAAGAAGATAAATGATAATTTTTTTTCATTAGCCTATTTACCATTCTTTTAAGACTATTAACATTTCCTTTTACAGTTATGCCTAAGTCTACCGGCTATCTAAAAGCGGCGCTTAAAGCTTTTGAAATCTTGTCCATTTCGCTTTGCGCTTGATTGGTATTGATTTTAATATTTAAATCAAACTCATTCATATCTCGAGTTCCAGTCTTACCACCTATTAGCTTACTAATAAACTTAGATACATTTTCATTTGACGCTCGTCTTAAAAGTTTTCCATCATCAGAATTCATCATCATCCGTAATAAATCCATAAACTCTTCATATGAGTTACATCCAAATTTTTTATAAAAAGCCAGCTCTTTTGCTTCCAAAGCATCTATTCCACCAGAAATAGAGTTTAATTCTTTCATTGCATCTTTGGCGTTTTTAAGAAAAGCATTAAAGCGGAAATAATGGTAATTGGTATGTAAAGTAGTATTTCCATAAGAAGCTTGATATAATTCACCCATGGTTCTATATTCATTACTCATTAAATCACCTCTAATTCTAAGTAAAACAAACCAAAAAAAAGTAGAGGAAAATCATGCGATTTTCCCCTACGGTATATAAAAACTGCCTGTAATCTCATGGAGGTGGCGATGAGATTCTTAAGGCAGAATTTTCTGGTACAGGATAAGGGAGTCGAACCCCTATCTAACGGTTCGTAGCCGCTTACTCTCTCCATTGAGCTAATCCTGTATATATGCAGTTTTCTCGCCATTCAAGCGGTATTCCAGGCATACGGTAACCCTCTCATTCACCACGATTACGTAGCTTACTTTGACTCCTGCAAACCGTGGTAGTGGCTCCATATGAACTGCCTGGACAACGCATATTTCATCGCCTGGTATACCCGAGTGGATTCGAACCACTGACCGACTGCTTAGAAGGCAGTTGCTGCTGTCCTACTGAGCTACGGGTACATATACCAGTTTAACCCTCGCGAAACCATACACGTTTTGACCTCAACCGTCGCACTCAAAATCGCATCCAACTGGCAAGTCTTGTGGAATGGTATCCCGCAAACCATTCCTGCGGCGCTCTAGCTCTCAGTGGCGCCGTCATTTTGAGAGCAGAAGCGGGATTTTTTGGTGCATCGTGAGGGATTTGAACCCCCAACCTTGACATTAAGAGTGTCCTACTCTACCAATTAAGTTAACGATGCAAATTGTTTATCAAAAGAATAATCTTCCATTAACCGAATACCAACTTTTTGATTATTTTTAGGAGGTATAGTCCTTATAAATAAAGTAATGGGAATATCTTCGTTATCTGGAATAAATAAACCACACCAATCATTTTCTAAACAATAAAGGAAAAATATGTCTACTTCATTTTTAGAATAATGATTACTAGACCAAGTACCTTTCGTATAATTAGTAGTCTTTGTGGCAAATTCCATTTTACCATCTTTAATATTTGCAGTACTTTTAACTTGTACTCGATATAACTTATTATCTTTTTCAATAATTAAATCATAACGAACATTATTAGTTAAAGGTTTAGAAACTGGAATTTGTTTCTTTGTGAATAATGCAATAGCTTGTGCCTCTCCTATATCTCCAATAGTAACTGTATTTAGCATTTTATCATCTCCTTGTATTATTAAGTAAAAGTAATAAATATTAAATACAGAAACTTCGGAAAACTTTGTCAAGTGGTCTCAGTTTGGAGGCTTAGGCGGAATTCGAATCCACGACCTCTCGCTTACCAAGCGAGTGCACTACCACTGTGCTACTAAGCCATTTAGAAAAATTGCTCCGAAACCTTTCGGCGCCGGAGCCGGAGCCTTGGTGAAGACGGTGGGATTCGAACCCACACTGGATAGGGCCTAAACCTATTGCCTCTTCCGTTGGGCTACGTCTCCATTTATAATTCAAGGTAAAGCCGTTTTCTAAACCCTTGACCTGCTATCCGCCAAAATAACAGGTTTTAGCGTGTGATTCTTTTTCTGTTGGCGCAGTCACACGTCATTTGTCCTATCACTCGGACTCGGCGTACTGGTGATTCCATGGAGGTTCGAACTCCAATTTCAGCCTTGAGAGGGCCGTTTCCTAACCGATTAGAAGATGGAACCATTTACATTATACAATCCCTAATAATTCGTTGTTTAACAAGAGTGTCATATTTATCAAATTCATCCCAGTAAACTGCATAGGTGCCACCAGGAAGAACTAATTCACCAGAATGGTCATAGCACTTACCTTTATATTCTACAAAGAAATGTCCATAAATCGCATCGTAAACAATCCGACTTTCTGGAAATCTATCTTTAAGAATCAAGGCAAAGTAATAACAATTGCCATCGCGCCAATTACAATCTTTTGAAAATCTTCGGTTAATGAACTCAATCACTTCATCTTGCATTTTAACTCTCCGCAACAATACCAGTTCTTCGATAAATCATCTTTGCAAGCATATCAGAATGTTTTAACTCTTCGGCAATGATTTTACGAACTTCTTGCTTTTCGCGTTCACTAAGTTCATTTTCAAAACAATGAAGAATCTTATAATAACCTTGACGAGCTTCTGCTTCATCAGCAATATTTTCTTCAAGTAATTGACACAATGAAAAATCAACCTAAGGCATTAAATCACTCCTATAAATAAAAAGCGGTAGCGGAATTCTATTGGCCGCAATTTGTTTGCTTAGTCCGCGGAGAGGTACCGGTGTCATTAACCTCAATTTGTTGTTTACCATCCGGCTCGCTTTCGCTCAACTTATTTATAAGTCATAGGAGTTGTCAACCTATTAGTAAGTTTACTTCGCTTCCTTATACCGCGTTTTCCGCTAAGCCACATACACCGCGCGAGGTAACCAACGATAACTCCTCTGGCGGGAAGTGGTAGTTTAACTTACAAATCCGTGTTAACGCGCTTAGGGCCACATCCTAAGAATTTGAAACGTGGTTGGGTGCACGGCTGGGGTCGAACCCAGATTACTAGGTAATGAGTCTAGCGTCCTACCTTTAGACGACCCTGCAATATGGTTGCGAGCGAACGATTCGAACGTTGTCTTCTGGTAATGAGCCAGATGAGCTACCTTTGCTCCACCCTCGCAATATTCAACTGAATCCTCTCCTAACAGCGTACAATGCCTTACGCACTTGGGTGTTGCCCTCTTTCGAGGTCGCAGGGTTTCTGGTTTGAGAGGACTTACTACAAACCCTTTTTCAGCTTCGCCTTCAAGGAAAACTAGATGCATTTGGTGTTATTTACGCGCGTCTACCAATTCCGCCACACTCTTCATTTGGGAAGAGTGATGGGATTCGAACCCACAATGTACGTGCTCCTCAAGCATTAACTAAATAATTGCTGTATGCACCTAAATGGAATACAAAAACAGTTTTGTCTGTTTCTTAGGAAAGGAGCTAGATGCGTTTTGTGTTTTAAAACTCTACCACTTGAGCTACTCAGCGGAGGTGTCTCCGTCAAGATGGGACTCGAACCCATAACCCTCTGATTTTAAGTCAGTTAACAGTATAGTTGCTGCACGCATCTAAAATAATTGACAGTTTTTCTTCATTCATTTTGTAAATATATTATACATTAAATTTACATAAATTTCAAATTTTGGTACCCGAAATTAATAACTCCATCTATATCCATAAGCGGTTTTCCGTTTACCTAAACAAACTTCTTGAATATGACTACTTTTTCGTTTACCTAAAAAAGAATAGGCATCAATGATTTTAGGGAAAACTTTAATAATTTCTCCCGTATTTTTATCAAGCATTTTTACAATTTTATTTTGCCATTGACCACAATTAGCTTGACGTTGTTGCTTAGTTATTCCACTGTTAGAAAGAATTAAAGCTATACTTTTATCAGAATATCCAGTAATCTTTTCAATTTCTGAACAATTATATCCTTCAGAATAAAGTTGATTTACTAAATCATAATCCAGAAAAGGTCTACCATCTCCTCCAATTGTTGCATTATAACCAAATTTAAACGAACCAAAAAATTCAATCCAATATCTTTCTCGCTCATTTAAATTTTCAGTAGAACATTCCTCAATTTTCTCAATAGAAAAATGTTCAATACCATATTTTATCATTGCATCATATAAAGGGCGTTTTTCATTTCTACTTTTGTTGTAGTCTGATAAATGTTCTTTCCATCTACTTTCAATGGTCTTAATGGTCTTTCCAATGTAAATCTTTCCATTTACATCATTAGTAATTTTATAAATGTATGGCATAATTAAATACCTCCATATTATTGGTAGGGGATATCGGACTTGAACCGATACGAATAACAGTGGTTTTTGAGACCACCCCGTCTACCTATTCCAGCAATCCCCCATAAGCGTGGGATATTTCTATGTCCGGACTACCCTCCCACCGGGCACCTCTTTCATCCCCGAGGCGGGCTCGTTCTCGTCGAACTAATTTGGACACTAAACACCAGCGGTTATGACTCCTATGTACCGCTTTTACTGCTGTGCACGCAGTTGAGGACTAACTTTTCCGGCTACATTTCCTCCCATAGTGTAAGCATCTCGTCGGATTCGCACCTCTCGGCCAATCCGCAAGTTGAGGAGCAGTAGTTTCCTCTGTAATTTTGTTATCCCAGGGAGAAACATACTAATTACCTGGACCGGATTGATTACCGGAACATCGATGTTAAGCCGTGCTAACCACGGTGGTGGGCAGGGTGGGTGTCGAGCCCACTACCTTAAAAAGAACGGATTTACAGTCCGCCGCGTTTGCCGATTCGCTACCTACCCAAATCAATGCGGTTAGGTGGAAGCAACCGCAAACTCCTCTTCGTCTGTCTTTAATTACGCTGTTTTGCCTCAGCATCCTTGAAGAACCGGATATCGCCCCTATTCTGTGGCGCGACCGTCGTCATCGTAGATTTTTCCTATTATGGTTTTTAAACCGGTGTTCTAGTCTACGCTCTCATTCACATTTGGTAGTTTATGCTTTAATGGGCGCCCTCAATACCAAGGAGGACCTCTATGGTGGAACCGATGGGACTTGAACCCACAACCTTTTCCTTGCAAGGGAATTGCGCTCCCAATTGCGCCACGGCCCCATATATAGTAACCGATTCCGAAGATCCACATCGACTAGCCTTACTCAAAGGTAAAGAGGTTACTAAATATTGGTAAGAAAAATATAGGTTGAGAATATACCTAGAATTGCTACGGCTTAACACTTTTATGTTTTGAGTGCTTTTCCACTACCTTTTGGGTAGTACCGCTCATGCCCGCAATTTGTAGTCACACCACAATGACCACAGGCTTGCTTACGCCTTTAAAGGAACGCTTACTCGATTATCACTCCACTATCAACCTTGCGGGCTGTTCACGACTGCGACCTCGTTCTAGTTTCGCTTCAATCAAATACAAGATGCTTGTGACACCTTGCATCCCTTATTGCTTACCACTAAGGGATTAGGACACTTTTCATCGTTCCCAATAAGAGATTTTTACTTATAACATCTGTTTTCAACACAGATTGCTCTTCCTATTGAGCTACGGACGCATATAAGAGGCAAATGTAGCTTTGCCCCGAAGTTTAAGTTTGGGGCGTCCGGTAGGACTCGAACCTACACTAAGTTATGTGACAGCAGACAGACTCTTATCGTAGTTTTCACACCTTTTGAGTGCAAAAATGCTACCCGCCTGCGTGTGCTTTCCTTTGCTTTCGTACTCACACGGATTCATCCACCATAGCAGATGAACTGGAAGTCGCCCTTGTTAGCTAAACTCGAACTAACCTTCCTACGGTTTACTGTACCTCAAACCATCCTTTTGCATTGATGCCAGTCGCTTGCGGCAACGAACTTTCTCTGCCAGTTGGCCCTCGAAAGCTCACTTCACATCATCAAGTTTGAGTTAGGACACGGGGGACGTATCCGAAAAGGTCTTTTCAACCTCAGCCAGTCCCGGCACGTTTTGCTTGGTTTACCGCTCGTCACGGCGGGGCTTTGTCAGTTTCCCCTTTCCTCTCCCTTACGGGAGTCTATCAGCCAAGCCTGGATAGACAAGCTATCTGGTGATACCACCGGGAATCGAACCCGGACTCTTCAGCTTGAAAGGCTGATGTGTTTACCAGTTTACACCATGGTACCATATAGCAGGATTCTACCTTACCTGCGCGGTAGCTGTGATTTCAACCGACACAGCCGGCCGCAAGGATTCTCACTAAGGATATTCCTTGTCCCTCCTAAGGTGAGCCAAGATCTTTCGATCAGCCCAAATCAAAATTCTTTTCTAATCTTTCTACGGCTCCCAAATAAACTTATAGCCGGAATTCTAGCGCTTTTTGGTACTGTTGTATTCGTAATTGGCATTGACCCATGTCGACGGTTTACCAATCCGAGCCAGGTTCTTCTGGCAGAAAAGAAAAGTTTTTGATGGGATTGCAGATGATATTCGCGACTATCACTTTAACGGAACTGCTTATTATTTTTTCGCTTCCGGAGTATTTTATCGTTTGTTACTCAACAAGCACAACACCAACTTTGACCATGCTTCCGTTGCCGAAGCCGACTGATTTTGCCGTGGATTTTCCTACTGTCGCACGCTCAGTTACGTTTGGTATAGTTTTTAGGGAATTTACTACTACCTTAAACCCAATGGCGATACCTACGGGACTTGAACCCGTGACCTCCGGCGTGACAGGCCGGCGTTCTAACCAACTGAACTAAGATACCATTTACATGGGCCTTACGTCAGCCAACGACTTCCTCTTCAAGTTCCAATCAGAATTACTGATGCTCAGTCCGTCTTTAAATCTCCCGCGGGCTTTGGATAAGGAAACTTTCATTCCATAAGGCTTGATGAAATTGACCAAATAGGGCAACGCCTCACAATTCCCCTAAGAAACCAAAGACATCCAAATAAGAACCTAACCTGCCATTCCGCCAACTTCTATGTATGAGGTTCAAGAGTGGTCTATGACTCAGCGTTTCTTATTCTTTTCTAACCTTATGTATATATTATAACTCAAAACTTCAAAATTTTCAAACTTTTTCATTTTGAAATTTCGGAACTGGTTGGCTGACTTGTGCCTCTATTGGTCTCGACCAGTTAGCTGAAACCAGGGAGTTTACCTATAACGTCGCTCCTCCCCTTTAACCACGGAGATTTCTCGTTCATCTCAAACGCTTCCAATTGCCAGTCAAGCAGGGCGAAGAACCATTCCCATGGCGGACCGACCGAGAATCGAACTCAGACTACCCTCTCGAGTAGGAAGGATTAGCAATCCTTTGGGATACCATTACCCCACCGGTCCAAATGATGTGGGTTTTTCCTTGAAGAGTCTACCAAGCCCACCGTGGCCCATATTCATTTATATACCGCTCCTCATGTGCAACTCACATGGCGCCGTCGCGCTGGACTCATGGCCATCCGAGCGGATTCTGGCGGATGGTGAGGGACTCGAACCCCCATGTCGGTTCGTTAGCCGACACACAAGTTTTCAAGACTAGGCCGTTATAACCATTTCGGTAACCATCCATCTGGTGGAGCCTTGCGGCCCCACATGAAAAATCAGATTGCTTCGTCTCTACCGCAAATCCAGGCCAGAGTGGCTTCCAGCTCAAACTGGGCACCATTCAGATTTGCTTCAGCATCAGCCTGATACTTCATCATCTCAGACAAATGAGCGATTGCTGCATCAACAATAGCCTTAGCTTCATCGACCTTGGAATAGGCTCGCTTTACTCGCTTCTCAGCAATCTTTACACCGCATCGAGCAGCAGCCAGAGCGGCGCCCTTCTCGGGGTCAAACTCATCTGCAGGATTGCACTTAGCGACACCGCGTACAGTCTGACCTGCGAAGCTAGAAACAGCAATAACCTTGTTGGGGGTTTCATAAATGCGATAGCTAGGATTCTTAATCATAATTTTCTCCTTTGTTTTGAATGTTTTCCTTAATTGGATATATATATTATAAATCGAAATTTATAATTTTTCAAATTTCTAGACGCTTTTTGTTTCTTGCACTACCACTTGTGCTATATTTCAAATTTGATGGCTGAAATAAAAAGACTCGAACTTTTAACATAGAAATCTTGAAAAGTTGCTGTAAGCGTCTATGGTCCTCCTGGGTAGGATTGAACTACCAACCTCGCGATTATAAGTCGCGGGCTCTAACCTATTGAGCTACAAGAGGATAAAAGGGAGGTTCCGTACTCCCACCTATGCTAATGATAGGACGTCAAGAGCTATATTAAACCTCTTGACACTGGAGGCACTGGCAGGATTTGAACCTGCGTATCGCGATTTTGCAGACCGCTGCCTTACCGGACTTGACGACAGTGCCATAATCAAGTCTAGACCCATAAGAACTGTAACAATAATGGAAGGCTCCAGTGAACGTTGTTTGTTCTCCTTATCGAACACCTTCAACACCAAATAGGCATACAAGTAAAAGTTGTATCAATTTTCCTCTATCAGAAAAATTTGCTGTAAACGGGTCTATGTTAAGAAAGGAGGGCTTTCGCCCTGGTTGCCAGACTTGGACTCGAACCAAGAAAGCCGACTTCAGAGGACGGTGTTTTAACCAATTAGACTATCCGGCAATATAAAGAAGGCCGTTTCATATAACAGTAGCGGCTAAACCTACTGCGACAAACGGCCTTGGGCCGTGGCTGGGGATTAGAGATTTGAACTCCAACTTTAGGCTTCAAAGGCCCGATTGCTACCATTACAACAATCCCCAATATTGAGGTCACAGAACCTCAGGATGTTCATGAAAGAACTTGAAGAAATAACCTTCTTCTGCAGGAATAGAACAAAATAGCTCTAAATCATCGCCATTTTCCGCTAACATTGCATCAAGTGCCATATGCTGAGAAAACAAAGACTTTAGATTATACTTATCACCATAAATGGATTCAAGCCATACGTCTCCCTGGCACTTATTGATTGCTTCACGAAAAGCATCAATCTCAGTAGTTTTAGTCAGTTTCATAGAAAACTCCTTTTAAGACATTCTAGGCGCCTTTTCGTTCTAAAAAACGGATTCGAACCGTCAATGACAAATTACAAGTTTGTTGTTTAACCTTTAAACTATTTCAGAAAGAAGTAGAATTGCTGCAAGCGCCTTATGGTGCCCCGCCCGAGGATCGAACTCGGAACCCCCACCTTAAAAGGGTGGTGCTGACTACCAATTGAGCTAGCGGAGCAAATATTAAGTGGTCTAGATTAGTATAGACCAAACTTATAGTTTTACTAAGCAGGGATTACACCCTCTAGAGGTTTTGATTCCGTTCTTCCCCACCTCATCTAAAGACTTATGGAGGCACCTAATCCTCTAACGTAACCAGTAGGTATAAAGGCAACTGGGGACCTTTAACTAGGATATATGTACACTTACCTAGAGCTTCTTTCCACGCCAGGGCCTTAGTTACGTATAAGGTACGTACGTCTTGATTTCCACATATCGTCACAAGATTTGGTTATACCCTCAGAATTAACAAAGGAGTCTCAGGTCGTGCTCCTGTGGTAGAAGGACCGGGACTTGAACCCAGGTCTGACGATTATCAGTCGCCTGTACTAACCAGCTGTACTATCCCTCCATAAAAGAGTTTAACCTTTATCCACTCTAAAGGTACTCGCATTAAGACTCATCGAGCTTACCTGTTCTATTTATATACCGCTCCCAGCGTAAACGGTTGTTGCTCCATCCTTTAACTATTCAGACTTCATAGCAACTATTTAACTCAATAAAATCGTACGGACCTTCGCCCTACCAACTGTTTAACCTTCGCTCATATTCGACCAGTGAGGAGACACGGTCTGAGCCATAGGTAGCGACCCTATGACTTCCGGCCCCAGAAGCCTTCCAGCTTCCCTGGCACCTCCACGTAGTGACCCACTCAATGTGGGATAAGCGCTTGATGCTTCTAAATCTCACGTAGGAATGATTACCTACAACTTTCACCCGCCATTCAGAAATATCTTTTGCAATTTGATTCTATTACAAAACTATAATCATCCAAGCATTATTGTTATTTGCGATTGGGCTACTCGTACCACAACCTTGTCTTATATCCGGATTACTCCGTCATCAACGCAAACTTCCTTATTGGTGTACCTTGGTCTGGAACAGTCACCAACTAATCCCTAACAAGGCTTATTCCCCCACAGGGGCGTCTATTGCGGAAGCGACAAGACAGTGTCTTTGAACGCGATTATGTCAGCACACCCCTCCATCCAAGACCTCAGTTCTGAGGCGGAACTCATATCTCACGATACAAGCCCTCTACCTAGTGTTGGCTATCGTCAACACGCTTGCATTTCGGACTCCTGGCGCCCACGGGCAGGATTGGGTTCTCGGCACGATGGTATTCGCTCTGCACCGAGTTGTACAAATTTTATCAAGTTGCATGATGATTCAGTCGAAAGCGTCCTCGCCATTCCTATTCGGATGCGGGCATCATCATGAGGACTTATAAAACAAAGGCTTAGGTTTCGCTAGGAGAACTATTCCGCACGGAACTCGCTCCTTCCCTATCCGGGAACCACCCTTGAAGCAGCATCTCTAGGCTTCTTCCTTTGTTATGTTTTAATTACAAGACGCGAAATTTGTGTCCTAAAACCGGACTCGAACCGGTGATTGCTCTCTTGGAAGGAAAGTGTTTAAACCATCTAAACTATTCAGGAAGTTATAATTGCTGTATGCGTCTTTATACCGGATTTCTCCCGGCGAGAAAAAGGCTGGAGTGGCTGACGGGATTTGAACCCGCGACCTTCTGAATGGCAATCAGATGCTCTACCAACTGAGCCACAGCCACATATTGACCCGATGGTCAGTCGGGTCATTGACCTACTTGATTTGCATATGCCTAAGCGGGATTCACAAGTTTACCCCTTGGAGGCGATATTCAGAATCGAACTGAAGACGAAAGGTTACAAAGCTCTCGTTTTACCATTAAACTATATCGCCATTAAAACAAAACAAAATCTTTATACCACTTTTGATTTGATTTTGGAGTTTCGCCATAATAAATTATCATGCTACCCTTCGCCGCCTTATCAATTGGAACAAAAATAATATGTTCAAATTCTGGATTAACGACAGCAAAATAATCAATTAAACCAATATAATTATGGTTAGTTATTTCATTGTAATTTTTAGAAGTGCTTCTAGTATTAAATACCCAAGTATCTTGAGAAGTACCCCTATAAGCAGTTTTTACCTAAATTCTAAGCAAATTACCATTGTAATCAACAACAAAATCATATGGTAAATTATTACCTATTGGTTTACAAACTGGTATATCTTTTACCAGACAATGAATAATAAATTTCTATTCAGAAATATCCCCAATTTGAGTTTTATTCATTATAATAGCCTCCTATGCTATTTATTATAAATGCTCGCTTGGATAGGAGCCATTACTCAATAAGGAGCTACCTCATTGCTACCGAGCAAATATCTGGACCAGTATAAGGGGTTCGAACCCTCACCGACAGAGTGGAAATCTGTAATGCTACCATTACACCAATACTGGATATTCGGTTGATTTCTCAACCGATTGTATAAATATTATATCACGAATTTTCAGAAAAGTCAAAATTCTGAAAATCTTCCTCACTAAACTCAAGTCGCTGAATCTTTTTCAAGTCAGAAATCTTGTAGTTAATAGAAGGACTGAATCCATGAGCATTCTGTCTGCGCTTACCCTTATTGCGTGTTTTTGCACTACAGAAAGGGCAGGAACAGTGAATTTTATTCTTGGAGAACTGATGAAGGTTGGGATAATAGTCCCACCCAGGAGATTCGGGATAGACCTCACGAGCGATACGTCTTTTACGAATTGCATGGCGCCAAGCCATTTCACGATAATAAGCACTGGTTCTCTTCATCAAATCACTCTCCAATTAAAATGGTACCTCCGGGTGGAATCGAACCACCGACCTGCTGGTTCGTATCAAATTCACTTATTTGCTAAGAACCTCCTTAGCAATATAATCTTTGGCAAAACAAATGTTTTTAATTTGCCCATTTTTTGTTGGGACTAATCTCAAAGATTTTTCTCTGGACCCACATTCTGCTATAGGAATTAAATAACATTCATCATTAAACCAAGTACAAAAATAATCAATTTCTGACTGATAAGAACGACGATTTGCGCCATCTCTTGTAATGTGCGAAGAGCAAGTTTCAAAAGAAATTTTTTCTCCATCGCTCTTTGAAGTTTTTACTTGAATTCTTAATAATTTACCCTCATAATCAAGGATAAAATCATACCGTGCAGGACTTTCTGGAGTAGAAACCATGTATCCCAACTCTAAAAAATAAGTCTTGCATTTTAACTCTGTTATTGTTCCTCTTAAATTACTATCCATTAAAATATCTTAACAAATATGTCTCATTCGATACGAACCAAATAGGTCTAATGGTGCCTAAGGTAAGATTTGAACTTACGACCCCTACCTTATGAGGGTAGTGCTCTAACCATCTGAGCTACGTAGGCATTTAGAGAGGGTCTTGTGGAATACGCCCCACTCGCTGCGGTGACCCTCAGTACCGTGGTCCAAGTGACAGGTCTCGAACCTGCGGCCTCGTGATCCCAAATCACGCGCTCTACCAGCTGAGCTACACCTGGATATCACTCAACTTCCTTGCGCGCCTTATCTTTCTCGCGTCCGCGATTGTAGACAGCGCCCTTACCTTTTTTGGCTTCAACCTTAGAGCCACGACGTCTAAACTGAAGATACTGCTGAAGCTCTTCGCCGGTTTTCTTCATATATTCCTTGCCCATTAGAGTTACTCCTTTCAAGGTTTTTATTAACTAGACGGATAAAAAGATACGTTTATAAACCCCAATTATATGTTGTCTTTAAAGATATAGTTGCTGTGTCCGTCTAAATAAGCCTTACGCTTCATTGTATAAATATTATACTTTAAAATTGAGCAAAAATCAAATTTTTTAACTCAATGATGTATCAATCTCTACATCTACGCATAAGCGTGACCGCATCATTTGAGTGAAGGAACGACAGAATCCATTAACTGTTGACCACTTTGAAATGATTGATACATCATTCAATTAAAAATGGGGTCTTGGTGTGGGTGGGTAGCACCACACATTTCCCAGCCAGCAGGCGTTTTCTTCTTAAACTACAAGACCTGGCACGGGTGGTTGGGATTCGAACCCACGTGGTGCTTACGCACACGAGTTTTGGAGACTCGCGCCATCGACCGCTAGGCGACACCCGCATATTAAATTTTATTCCATTCTTCATCAGAATAAAGTTTGATTTCTTTGATTTTTGAGGGCAATTTTTCTGCTATGCACCATTTACGAATTGCATTATCAGATACCCCAAACTTTTTACCAATTGTGGTAAAAGGAGTGCTTCTGATAAGATTTTTTAATTCCTCTCGTGAAGGTCTTCTGCTTCGATTTGTTTTATTTACACATTCTACAGAACAATATTTATCTTGAGAAGGCTTTAATTTTTTACCACAGCAAAAACAAAACCGTTCTTTTTTACGAAGCGGATAAGTATAATCTTCTTGTATACGTGTTTTTCCAGTATTTATTTCACTAATTGTATCAATACCAACATTATACCTTTCAGCAATTTTACCTAAAGATATATCAGTATTTATAAGCAAATCATAAATTTCAACCAATGATTCTGTAGAAATTTTTACGCAACAATTTGAAGTACCCGCCCCACCAATTGTTTGATTATATCCATTATTGTAACTATCATATAACGCAATATAATACTTTTCTAAACTATTTAGTTCGGTATGAGAACATTCCACAAGAACTTCAAAGTCAAAATTATCTATTCCATATTCTCTAATTGCAATATATAATGGAGCATTATAACTTTGCTCTTTAGCCATTTGACGATGAGCGCGCCATCTGCGAGAAATATCAATAGACTGCCCTATATAACATTGCCCTGTAATTTTATTTGTAATTTTATAAATTCCAACCATTCTTATCACCTTCTAATTATAAGTAGGGTTTCAATTTATAAAATACATAAAATTGAACCAAGAGTAAAATTTTTGGAATACTATGGAGGAAGAAGTGGGATTCGAACCCACGGAACCTTTCAGTTCGCCACCTTTCCAAGATGGTGCCATCGGCCACTCGGCCATTCTTCCATTGGGGTGAAGGACGAGAATCGAACTCGCAACTACTGGAACCACAATCCAGGGTTCTACCTATTGAACTACCGACACCAGGTGCCCCGCCATTTTTAAGGTCTAACGGGCTGACCTAAGAAGTAAATCACTTCATTTTGTAATAGTGATACCAAGTACGGTACTCTTCTTTGGGGTCTGGAGGAGCATCATGATGCCAACGTCTATAATGGTCACAGTAAAACCAATCATATTGACGTTGCCAATACTCTTCCCAATCACAAAGCCAACCATAATCGCAAATTTCCCAACTTTCAAACAGATGTTTGAATTGAGAAGGTTTAAGAGTTATTTTGGGATTTCTCTTGAGATACTGACGCACTCTATGGTTAGCCAATCTCTTGAGTTCCTTATCTTTCTTATCTCCGCAATATGCGTGCTTCTTGTAACTTCTGCTCATTTGTTCTAAACCTCCTATGAGAGAATTTAGAACAGAACCATCCTAAATGCCATTGGAATCACTCTCCCTTGATTTGGTGTTTACCCCAGGGCCGCTGGCGCTCCTGCCAGCCATGGGAGCTGACCCTGGGATGCTGGTGCACAATACAGGATTCGAACCTGTGACCCCTTGCTTGTAAGGCAAATGCTCTAACCAGCTGAGCTAATCGTGCATAAAAACATAGATTCCATTTTGCGTTCGTTTTTCAATACCCTCAACGCCTAGACGCTCTATGATAGATTTTCACTATCCATTGTCATGTGCTTAGTTCTATCGAGTTGGTCTGCGTTGCCACTCCTTGCCAACCACGCCAAGGCCGTTTTACTGCCAAAAACTTCATCTATGTGTTTACCCTTCACCAGACCGCATTTCAACCGAGCAAGGCAGTAAGACCATTGTGCGGCAGTGGCTCCAGAAACTTTAAAAACTCTTATCGGTGTCCTATTATATAAATTCCACTCTTACTAGCGCCAGCTCTTTCACTACTGGGCGCGGGTCGCCTTATTACTTTCGGCGCCGTCTTGACCAGCAAGCTCTTCTCGTCTTGCAGGACTGCTTTCTCTGATTTTCGGGTGGAGGATATTCGAAGCTACCCTCAAGCTCACTCATTTCACCCTAGGCACTTTCAAGGTATGCCTTACGTCGCGGCTTGGGCATCTTGCCGCAGTTCAATTTTCTTTCAGCGGAATTATCAAACCATTCCGCCTAATTGGTCTGTGGATATGAACCAATAACCCTAAATAGACTCCACAAACGCACTCAAACCAATCGAATACGTTGCTTCACGGTCGCCTCGGTCTATCTTGTAGCCGACGCACCCAAGTATTTCTCACTTGGTAAGAGCCGTGCTTTATCATCCACGGCGATGGTTGGTTTAAATTACGAACCTTTTAAAGCCAACTGGTCCTGGTGGGACAGGCCGGAATTGAACCAGCGACACTTAGATTTTCAGTCTAATGCTACTACCTGCTGAGCTACTGCCCCGAATATAATCTTCATAAGTTACTTGCTCATGTAAATTTAGATAGTGAAATTCTCTATGACAATTAGCACATAGAACATCGCATTTTTCAAGTTCAGCTTGAATTGTCTTTAAAGAAGCAGATTTTAACATATGATTAATAGTGTCTACTTTTTGGCTATTATCTCGATGGTGAAAGTCTAAAACATAACTTCTTTTTTCACCACATTTTAAACAACCACACTTCTTAGCTTCTTCAACTACCGCTATATTGGAACTTTTTTGAGTGGCCGCGGTTGCTTTGACACTTTCACGTCGCATCAAACTTTCTTGATAATGCTATCTCTCTTGTGCTCTTTGACATTCTTTACATTGAGCGTGTTTTCTGCCCTCAGCTTTATTCTTCCAACGAAAATTATCCAAAGGCAATTCTCTTTGACATTTGGTACACTTTTTTAATTCAGACATTAAAAATTCCTCCTCTTTGTTTCTAAATATAAGTAGAATTACAAAGAAAATAGTACAATTTTCCAGTCCAAATTTCAGTCTAAAAATTTAACTAGACGCAATATAAGTTTGACAATTTAGCAGATTGTTCCTTGAAAAGTTTGCTGTGTGCGTCTGTGGCGGGGGCGGTGAGAATCGAACTCACATCTGCGGTTTTAGAGACCGCGGTCCTGGCCTTTGAACGACACCCCAATATGGGGTGCTACCTATATAACCCTTGGTTCTCGGGTGAACTCGTGTAGCGGTTACTTTATGGAGGCCCCGGAGAATTACGATATCTCGACCTACAGATTAACAGTCTGTTGCTCTGCCTCTGAGCTACGAAGCCATATCAAACAATTCTAGACACATAATACTTATCAGATTTACAGTCTAATTTTTCCAGTATGTTACATTTGCTGTGAGTGTCTTATGGTAGCCCCGATGGGATTCGAACCCATACTGGAAGGATTTTAAGTCCTCTGTCTCTGCCGTTGGACTACGAGGCCATTTTGGCGTTTTTGAACAGGGCGCCACTCCTGACTATTTGGCCAAGTCACCATTCAAGCATAGTTGCTCATACACCAATCTCGCCGGTTATTCGCCTAGTATTTCAACTAGGGATATTCCTTAACAATAGCCATTGCACTTCTCTTCTCGCCAGCTCCCGCAGATTTATGATATTGTTCCCCGGGTCATGACTCCCAGGCTGACGTTTGTTGTATCGGCGCTTAGACCGACCACGTACCTTGTGGCGTATGGACTTAGACAAGTATATGCATCTACTCATCTACGATTGTTAAAGCTGGTCTCATACTTTATCCCGACTTGACCTACGGACTAGCCACTTAGAGAAATGGCCAGGTGTATTTACCGCTTCGATCGGGAGAGGCACTAAGAATTGAAAGGAAGAAAGTTTCTTAGCTCTCCCGACCTTGTATAAATATTATATCAAAAATTTAAGAATTTTTCAAATTTTCAAGGGTGAAAGGCTCTCACATCTGCATTACCAGACTTATCCCAGGCTTGCGGGCCCAGCAAGGTGTTCCTGCGGACGCTGGGGTTAATGTTACTATTTAAAGGGGCGAGCTGTACCCTTACCATTCACTAGAGCCAAAAGGTTGGCCACCACATTCGGCCGACCGTTCCTCTCCGCTCACCTTGTATATATATTATATATTAAATTTTTAAAAAAGTCAAAAAATAAAGGAGCAATTCTTTGCGAACTGCTCCTATAACATTTACACTTAGACATTGGGAATTTTCAGAATCATACCGGCGCGCAGAATATCAGACTTTAACTTGTTAAACTCTTTGATTTCTACGTACCGATTACCATTACCTACTCCGTAATAGTGTTCTGCTATATCCCACAGAGATTCCCTCTTCTTTACTTTGTGCAAAGTAATGTCACTTGTAGATGTAGTAATTACAGAAGAAACTTCTGGCTGTTCTTCACCAACAATACTCATACCTGTCACAAAAATTTCTGGTATCTCCGTAGTTTCCTTGTGTTCATGCGGAACAGTAAACTTTAAGTTAATCCAAGAACCATTTTCCAATTGGCCCCAACCATTTTGCTCAGCAACAACATTATGAACTTCATCCATCTTAATTGTGCCTAGAATTTGGGCAGACATAGATGGCTATAAGCGACAATTCAATAATTTAGCTGTCACTTTAACTTGATTAGCAAATCCCATTGTAAATCCTCCTTGGGTTAATTTCTTCTGATTCTAAGTAGAAAGTAAAAAATTTTGATATATTTTTTTGTGCCTTAAAGTAAATCAAAATTTAAGGTCATTTTATAAAGTAAATCTGCGTCATAACCAGGTACTGTTTGTACCCATCTCCAGAATTTATCTGGAAGTTGCAGATAATGCTTATTGAAATAAGAGAATGGACTTGGTAGACTAGGAATAAGCATAGATTCCGGCCAGGGCTCCCTCATATAATCTAAATTCAACCCACCCATGATGCGCTGATATTGTTTTAAAACAACCTCAAAACGTTCTTTGTCTACGGGTTTGTTAAAAATATAATATTCTTTACCATTTAACTCATGACAAAACAAACAATTCTTTAAGCTCTTGCTATCAACACAAAAGTTTGAAGCAGTAATATCTTCACAGAATCGAAGTTCTCCACTTGCAATAACATTAGTACAAGCATAAATATTGCAAGAGTTATAGACGCCCTTACTGATAAGAACATTGTGACTATCTTCTACACTTGTAGAACCAAAAATCTTTTCGCTAGAATATACAAATTGACTCTCAAAAATTTGCAAAGAATTAGTTACGTCATCAGATTTAAATACATCTGTACTATGGGAAATTCCAGTGCTATCATGGACAAAACTGGAAAAATCAACATCATTGCTATTTACGATGTACTGACTGTCTTGAATGTTTTGACAATTATAATAATTGCTACATCCAACAAAATCATTCATTACCAGTCACCGCCTTGTAATAATTAGGACTATTTTCTTTTACATACTCAGCGTGTCCTTCAAAATCTGGATGCTCACGTTCCCATAGAACTAAACTTGCTTGAACATTCAAAAATTCTATCAGCGCATCTAGCTCTGTAGAACGCTTAAAATATGCAACAGGATACATTGAACCCTTACCAATAATTTCCGCGCCAAAACAGTCTCGACACATTCTTAAATATTGAGCATAAGTTAACCCCAAAAGGCGCGCACAGATAACATTGTAACTGCCGGTGGTTTCGCCCAAATGAAAATTATCGTGGACAGGGACAATTCTCCACTTACCAGGATGAGCAGCAGACTCATCGCGCATAAAACATTTTACTTTTATCATACTGCCAGCTCCTTCCATAGTTCTTTTATTTCTTCTTTTTCTTGTTCTGAAAGAACACATAAATCTCCGTAATTATCTACTCCTCGGAAACACTTTACTGCTTCCTTAAAGTCGGGAATATCCTTCATATTAAAGGTAATAATCTCTTCAGATACCACAGGAGTCCATTTTGTATCAACATATTTACGCACAGTAGAAGCAGAAAAACCTGTCTGGCGCGCGACCTCTGCAAATACTCGAGTCTTATAGTAAATTTCATTCATACGAAGAATATCTTCACTTGTTACTCTAGCCATTTTATTCCCTCCGCCGCTTTAATAGTTTCTTTGACAACTTCAAACCACACAGGAGTATAATTAATTCGCTCTGCGCTTACGCAAAAGCTACGGCAACTAAAATCTTTATAAGTGGGGTCATTATGAACGTGTGCAAAAATATTTGCAAAAGGAGAGTTTTCAGAAATACCCACCAATGGTGCATGAGACACAATAAAAAAATCATCAAGCACAATATGATGATTATACACAAACTCAAAACCAGCAGCCCTATAAGTTTCAATAGAAGCCTGGTCATGATTTCCCAAAACAAGACGCTTACGTCCATTCAGGCGCTGACCAATCTCAATAATTTTTTGTTTACCGCACAGCGCAAAGTCACCAACTACATAAACAATATCATTCTTGCCAACGACAGAATTCCAATTTTTAATAAGTTGCTTATTCATATCTTCTACGCTATTAAAGGGGCGACTACAATATTTGATAATGTTTCGATGATTGAAGTGCAAGTCGCCAATAAGAAAAATCTTAGGTTCTTTCATTAAATCATTCCTTTTCATTTTCTTATATTATATCACAAATTTTCATAAAAATCAAAAATTGGGAGAGAATTACTCCTCTCCCTTGTATTTCCATTTGTAACCATATGCTGTCTTTCTTTCGCCCCTAGCGCATCTATTTATTGGAGTACCACTGCTTACTCCTAACTCTCTCGCGGCAGCCTCGCAACTTGGAAATTCTGCCAAAAAATTATTATTTAAATCAAACTACGTAACTTTTTTGCCAGTAGTTTTCCTCTCTTTAGTTAATAGATAATCTTCTATTGGCGTTTCATCTTCTACATATTTCCAAATATAACCACTGCTACTTTTTAATTTACCGTTACAACAGGCAATAATATTAGAGCCATTTGTCTGCCCTGTAGCCCTACCTGCTTCCGAAGCAGATTCAAAAATTTGTATAAAATCGCCTTCTTTTGAAAACTAAATCACTGGTTTGGCGTGTATTCTATTATGAATTTCTTTGTGACTAACAGAATTTGCGCGTAATATATTTTGAATTGTTCCATCGCTAGCGCCAGTAATTTTACTCAACTCCTATGGAGTTTTCCCATCAAGCCACAACTAATACACTTCATCGTAGTTATACTTGGTCGCACCTTCTCCGCCTAATGTAGAATTATATCCATTGTGGTAAGAATCATAATAAGCAATCCAAAATTTTTCTCTTTCAAAACGATTAGCAAAATCACATTCTTCAATTTGTTTAATCTGAAAATGTTCTATCCCGTACTTTCGCATTGCTAATTGTAATTTAAAATTTCTTTTATAAAGATCTTGAATATGTTTAATCCAGCGATGTTCTATCCCGATTGCCGTTTCACCAACATAAACTTTGTCATTTATATCATTTATAATTTTATATATAAAAGCCATTAAAATGCCTCCGGTCTTTCTTTCTACTTATAAGTAGAAAGAAAGACCGGAGAGTATATTATTTAAGTAAAATTTTTAAATACGAATTTTCTCGTACGCCTTTCCATTCAAAATGGAAACCATATAATCATATGCAGTCATACCATTTAAGGCCCTCACAAGATTCTTAAATGTAGAGGCAGACTGACCAGATACCAAAATAACATCTTCTCTATTAGAGAGAAAGGTGTCATTCCGCGCATTAATATTCCAAAGAATTAACTTGGGACATTCGTATCCAGCCGCACGGAACTTAGTTTCTAGAGTATCCATAAAATCAAATCGAGCGTTGGGTCTAAAATAAGAGTCAATCTCCATATCGCTCAGTACCAACAAAGCCTTAGGCATTTCATTCTTAGGAACTCGATTTGCAATGGCAACACGCAAAATTTCCTGCATACCCTTCATTAGATTAGTGCTATATCCAACTCCTGCGCTTGCAGTTTTTTGCACTGCCTCAAGAAGAGAGCAGCCTTCGCGCAGATTAATAAAATGAGGATTATCAGTAAAAGTCATGTATTGATTGCGATAAGCTCCGACATTATGCTGTGCAAGATAGATGGCCAAGGCAATAGAAGAGGCCATAGGCCGCCCTCTCATAGAGCCACTCACATCAGCCATAGCGACAATATTCAGTCCTTCATTAATATAGTTAGGCAGAGCCTTCCACTGAGCTTCAACAACCTCGTCCAGCTTATCGTTGATGATGCAGTCACCATAGCAACGACCGCTGTAACCTCTACCCATATACTTCTCGACCAGGTCGTAAGGATACAGAGTAGCGGCGTTAATCTTGACCTCACCCTTAGATACGCTCTTCAGGTAAGCGTCAAAACGCTCATGGTCATGCTTAGCAAATGCAGAACCGTAGTTGTGCATTGCGTAAGAAGGAACCTTAGCGTAATCAATCAGACCCCACTCGCCAGCGGACATCTGACGCTCAACAACATTGATGTGCTTACGCAGCGCGGACAGCATCTTACGATACTTACGAGGCTCTAGGTGCAGGGCACGCATAGCCTTAGTAGCCATCTGACGAGTCTTCACAGAGGAAGTGTTCTCAGAAGGCATCCACTTTGCCAGCAGGGAAACAGGAACAACCTTGGTAGCAGTAGAGGCGTTGTAAGCCTTCATATCAGCAGCCAGAGTCTTAGCGACATTTTCCCACATCAGCTTTTCGCACTTGGTGCCGCACAGAACGAACCAAGAGTCGAAACGGTTGAAGTAAGGAATCAGCTCAATGTTCTTGTTTACGATTCCGGGATAGTTTTCTGCCAGCCAGCGCAGGCAGACGCGGAAGGTACGACGCTCACCCAGGCCACCCTGGCGAATATCGCCGGAGTAGAACAGCATCTTGGTTGCCAGCAGCTTATCCTCTCGGAAAGCAGCAGCAAACTTCTGCTCGATTTCACGATCAGTACGAGGACGCAGTGCGCCAATCTGAGAGAACAGATCCAGCAGAGCACCCTGTGCAGTGGAATCATAGGCAGCAGCGCCATTTTCAGTCAGCTTATGGGTACCTTCACGATACATAGCAGTTGCAAAATTCATTTTACATTTCTCCTTTTCACTCACAAAGTTTTTGTTTTGAAAAGCTAGGCGCAATTGAGTTAATCAACCTCAGTTATTGTCGATTATTTTAGTTTCGCTGTTCGCGCCTCAACTTTGTAATTATATTATATCTGAATTTTGCAGATTTTTCAAATTTTCTCAATCATAAAATTTCTGGCTAGAATTTTGAACTTGCTATTGATAAAGCTCTTCTTCAGTAGATGGTGGCCTTAAAGCGGTTTCATATTTAATACCGCCTTTAGTGTTTTCTTTCATAGACTTACCATAATAGCAGGCTTGGCTAACGCCATATGCGGTCCAAGGGAAGCCAACCAAAGCTACAATCCAAGGAAGCTCTCCAAAATATTGGTTTTTAATACAATAGAAGGCCAAGTAGAATGCACCCAAAGTCACAATCCAAATTAAAGCAGACTCTTGGATTAGTAAAATTTTGGAAAACTCTTGCTTCTTTACGTATTTACCTTTCTTGATTTTTTTCTTTTCCACTCAAAATTCCTCCTATACATTAAAATACACGCGCGTGACGCGCATGATTATAATTCAAATTTTTAATATTTCAAATTTTATAAGCCCACAAATAACCACCAGAAGTTTTTTGTTTACCAAGACAGCAATTATATATTCCAGTTTTACTAATTCCTACACTATCTGCGGCAGTTTTTACATTATCATATTCAGCAATTAAATTACCTTTCATATCATACTAGAATACCTTCTTATTATTTTTTCTAGCAATCTCTATTGTTTTTTCTTCTTTTTTAAGACCTTGTTGCCATTCCCATTTAAAGCCGCCACTACTTTTTGTATTTCCATTACAGCATTTGCGTATATTAGATGGATGAATTCTCACTTCATCTGCGGCTTCCTATACAGTGTTAAAAATCTTTAAAAACTATCCTTCTAAAGTATATTGTATTACTGCAGCTCCATGATTTATTTTTTCTTTAATTTTTTCTTGACCGCCAATAGTGGAATTATACCCATTATTGTAACTATCATAATAGTTTATCCAATATTTTTCCTTAATATCCAATTCTGAATTTTGACATTCTTCTAAAATTTCCGGAGTAAAATTATTTTCACCATATTTAATTATCATTCTATGAAATAAAGGAAAGCTTTGTCTAATACCATCAAGAGCTTCTCTAGCTTCTTTTTTATGCTACTCCCATCTTTGGTTTAAAGTTTTGGAAGTCTATCCAATATAAACTTGATTAGTTACTTTATTTGTTATTTTATATATAATACCCATATTATCTCCTCCATATTTTACTAATATTAAGTAAAATAAATACGCGCAGAATATATAAAAAGCGTAAAAAGAATGGGAAGTTTCCTTCCCATTCGCATCAAAATTTCTCAAAAATCAAATTTTAGCTCTTAGTTTATCAACAACTTCAGAGACTAGCGCGCTACCGCCCATCATGGTTAAAGCAGTGATAATCTGGCCTAGTGGACTAACTTGTGGGACTAAGCCCAATGCATTTAGCAGATCAAGGCTATAACCAAAGGATAAAGCAAAGGAACCAATAGCAGAAGCGCCAATAGTAATATAATTGCTATAAGCTAAACCGCCCCAGATGTTGTCCTTTAGATTGTCAATTACATACCACATAACAGTACATAAAACCATAATTAAAGTTAAAGAATCCATTAGATTTCCTCCTTAAATTTTTACTATATATAAGTTGTTGTTAAAATCAAGTCCTCTGCTATTTTATTGAAATTTGAAAAATTAAAAGTTTTATGTTAAAATATTTATGAATAATGAGAAAGGAGTAAAGTAAATGGAAGAAATTAAAATGATAAACGCTCAAGAGCTGCTTGATAATTATGATGAAATTATCAACATTACTATGGTTAATCTTTATACATTAACAAAAGAAAAAGAAACTATTGTTATTTCTGATTTTGATAGAAAGAATAGAGACCATCTATTCGTAATCAGAGTGGCTTTAATGGCTAAAGATATTTATGGTTTCCCATTAAAAATGCGTTGTGGCTTTTGGGACTGGGTTATTCTGAATTGGAAAATGCGTAAGCTATCTCGTTTTATTCCAAGAGATAATGCTTCTCTACCTGTAGTAAACGTTCCGAAGTTGCTTGAATTTATGTATCCTCCTATTAAAGAATATATGGGAGAAAGCTTTAAGTTTGAGCATATTTACAATCAATTTTACGAAGGAGATTTAGGTTGATTTACGAGATTTATACTGACGGAGCTGTCTCCGGAAATGGTAAAAGTAATGCCCCTGGCGGCTGGGCTTATGTTATTCTTAGAGATGGAGCAATGATTGCTCAAGATTCTGGTGGAGAAGTAGGAACTACCAATCAGAGAATGGAACTTACTGCGGCGTTAAAGGCTTGTCGAGAAGTTGATAAGATGGATGCTTTTGCAAGAGTAAAAGTTTATAGCGACAGTGCTTATCTTGTAAATTGTTGGAAGCAGCATTGGTGGCGCGCATGGCAAGCAAATGGATGGAAGAACTCTAAGAAAGAGCCTGTTGCAAATCCAGATTTGTGGATGGGATTGATTCCCTTCTTTGAAAAAGTTCCTAATGGATATGACTTCATTAAAGTTAAAGGTCATGCAGGAAATGAGTGGAACGAGATCGTTGATAAAATGGCAGTTCGCGCGAAGGAGAGTGTTATGAAGTGATTAAAGTTGTTGTAGTTAATGGCCGTCCAGAAAGCGGCAAAACTACTTTTGAAATGAAGTGTAGAGAACTGGTTGATGCTAGTAGCACTTTCTGGTTTGATGAAAATAAAAGAATGGTAGTTGATACCATTTCTACTATTGATTTCATCAAACAAATTGCTACTGAATGTGGATGGGATGGAGTTAAGACACCCCGTAACCGCAAGTTCCTGAGTGATTTAAAGGATTTACTAACTGAATGGAACGATGTTCCTTATCAGAAAATTCTTGACCATATCGAATATATGCAAGAATTTGGTAAACTGTATGATTGGATTTTATTCGTTGATTGCAGAGAACCAAAGGAAATTCAGAAGCTCAAGGAACGACTTAATGCAACTACTGTACTTGTACGGCGCCTTGGCGATGAAGTAAATAAAACTTCTAATCATGCTGATGCAAATGTTTTTGAATATGAATATGATTATACAATCAAGAACTATGGTGATTTAAGTGACCTAGTTGTTGAATGTACAGGGTTTTTGGATTTTATGAAGGAGAGGGATTGTTTTGAGAATCGGAAATATGATTTTTGAGGAACTGGATGCTGAGAAGTATTGGAGCTGGCCTTCTAGTTTTAAGGGGGATCCTAAAGAGGAAACTCGCAATATGATTTTTTCTGGTAACTATCTGGGCGCGCGAAAGATGGATGGTGCCTATTATAGATTCATTAAAGATTTTGAAGGAAATATGCGCTTACAGGGTCGTTCTCGTTCTGTTAATGGTCATTATCTGGATAAGCTAGACCATGTTCCTCATCTGATGGATTTCTTTAATGAGCTACCTAATGGTACCTGTTTGCTGGGCGAGATTTACTTTCCCACTCATGAAGGTTCTAGTGAAGTAACAAAGATTATGGGTTGTTTAACTCCCAAGGCTATTGAGCGTCAGTCTAAAGGTGATAAGCTTCATTATTACATTTTTGACATTTGGGCTTGGGAAGGCGAGTCTTATATGGACAAAGTTTGTGAAGATAGATTTGATGAACTAAACGCTTGCTCTCGCGCGTATGCAAGTGAATATGTAGAGTGGGCAGAATATTTCCAGGGTAAAGAGCTTTGGACTCATCTTCAGACTATTCTTGCAAATGGCGGCGAAGGTATTGTTATGACTAAGAAAGGAACTGTGCCTCAGCCTGGTAAGCGTCCTGCTCGTAAAACTCTTAAAGTAAAGAAGGAACTGGCCGAAAATATTGACTGTTTCTTTACTGGTCGCGCCACTTCTCCTACTCGTTTGTATAATGGCAAGGAGTTGGAGACTTGGAAGTATTGGGTAAGAATTCGTGATAATCAGAAGCTCGAAGGCGCCTTCTATGAAAATTATAAGAATGGTGAAGCCATTGAGCCTGTTACTAAGCCTTATTTTTATGGCTGGGCTGGTAGCCTTGAAATTGCTGTGCTGAAAGATGGCGTCGAAACTCCTATTGGTTTCTTGAGTGGCCTTAGTGATGAAATCAAGGCTAATCCTAAGGATATGCGTCATAGATGTATCGAGGTTGCAGCAATGGAAGTCTATCCAGATACTAGAGGCTTGCGTCATGGAAAGTTTAAATGTTTTCGTCCCGATTTAACTCCTGCAGATTGTATCTGGGATAAAATTTTCTCCGATAACTGAGATTTCTATACATATCGCCCACTATTATCACTTATTTTTAGAGGTGATAATAGTGGGTTTTATTTATAAAATAACAAACAAAATAAATAACAAGATTTATATTGGATAGACCTGCCGAGATTTATAGACTAGATGGTGTGAACATAAAAGCAGGGCAAATTGTGAATATAATAATTATTTATATAATGCAATAGCAAAATATGGCGCAGAAAATTTTACTATAGAACAAATAGAAGAAATTAAGACTGATCTTCTTGATGAAAGAGAAATTTATTGGATTGCTTTTTACGATTCAAATAATCCCAAAATAGGATATAATTTAACAATTGGAGGACAAGGTAAAAAGAATTATCGTACTGATAAAATTAGAGAATTGTGGGATTCTGGAAAAAGTATTGGAGAAATAACTGAAATTTTATAGTGTGATAAGGGCACAGTGCGCGAATCTTTACTAAGCCATGAAACTTATTCAATTCATGAAAGTCTTTCGCGCAGAAAAACCCAGCGAAAAGGAGTAAATAAATATTCATTAGATGGTATATTTATACAACATTATAATTCAATTTTAGAAGCAGCTAATTATGATAAAAATATAGCTAGCGGGATAGGTGGATGCTGTAACAAAAGACACGCTTAGGCTTACGGTTTTCAATGGCGCTTTGAAGATGATGAACCGCCTCAAGCATTAAATAATATTAAATTTGGTAAAAGAACAATATAGTAGATAAGCCTTGATAATATAGAGCTATAGATATTTCAATCTGCTGCCGAAGCTGCACGTCAAGTTGCTCCCGGACGCAATGTAAATTCAGCGAGTAGTCAAATCATTCAAGTATGTAAGGGGAAGAGACAAACTGCTTATGGATATAAATGGCAATATAAATAAAAATGCTCCGGTGATTTATTCACCGGAGTTTTCTTTTAGATAGGCTATAATTGCATCTATCTTATCATCTTGAATTTGTAAATGATTATCAATTCTATCTTGAACTTTTTGTAGTTCGCGCTGTATATCATTTATATCAAATAATTTGTCTTGATTCTGTAACTATAGCATAAATGAGAGAATTGTTATAACATCTAAAAAACTATAATTTTGCTAATACATTAAATCTACCTCCTTACCCTAATTAAAAGTAGATTTATAAGGCACAAGCTGCATGAAATTTGATTTTTAGAATAAATTATTGTATAATATATATAATAAAATAATTATAATTATGGAGGATTATAATGAAAATTAACGATAAACAATTAGAGGAGCTTCGCAGTTGCGAGCTTTATTAGAGTATGTTACCTCGATATCAAAAAAATATTGAATGGATAATTAGAGAATATATAAAACTAACCGAAGAAGAAAATATCAAAGTAAAAATTCATTTTGTAACTCCAATGGAAGATGGCTCAATTAAAATGCATAGCCCCATAGAAGAGCAAGTTAATCAGCGTCGTCTATTAAATTTGAACTCACTAGATTTTGATTTTGGCCTATATTTTACTAGCGATGCATTTATGCCATTTTTTGGAGAAAGAGAAATTGGTTTGGTTGAAGCAACAAATTATATGGATGAAATAGAAGATGGAGATATTTGTTTACTTGCTGATAAAATAGAAGATAAATATTGGTTAGCGACAAAGGAAAAAACTGGATTCTTTACATTGGACTGTGAATATTTAGATAATGGAGAAGCAGTAGTTCTACTTGGAAAGATTGTGAATATTGAAACTCGATAAAAAGACCCCTCTCGTGATGAGAGGGGTTTTCTTTTGTTACTCGATTAATTGCCATCCAAAAGGATAATCGACTGGAGAGTGTGTATTGTAAGCAACAAGACACTCATACACTTTTCCCTCATAAATAACTTTGTCGCCTTTCATATAAGGATTTGTGCTATCAGGCTGCTCCCATTCTAAAATAGTACCATCTTCAGCTACAAGCACTTTAGCAAATAAACTAGAAGCATTTAAAGGAGTCCAATCAACCAAAGAAGTGTGATTTTGTAAAACTTTGTACAAAACACCTTCATATAAGATACGTTCGCCAGCAACATAGCCCTTACCTTCTTTCCAAGTAGGATAAAGGCTAGGCACTTGCAAAGACATATCATCAGTTGCGATTTCTCTTAGCTTTTTAAAAGCTTCAATAAATTTTTCAGCTTCAATTCTAGTCATTACAGCACTTCCTCCAACATAGTCAAAATTTCTTTTGCCTTTAAAGCCTCGTAATATTCCATAGCAATTTGAGCTTTTTCAAAAGTGCATTTTTCTTCGGTACCATTCATCGTACCTTCGCTAATGGTATAGACAGTGTCTTCACAAGTAGAAAGAATTGCCCCATCTTCAGTTTCAATTTCTTTAGGTACCTTTACGCAAATGCCTTCGGCTTCTTCCTAGGTGCATAGCACATAGCTGCCATTTTCTTTATGAAGCTTTACATATTTAATATCATCAACAATAAAACTAGAGTTATTTATAGTTATTTGGTACATTTTCAGTTCCCCCTTATTAAATTCCAAATATAGGCCAAATCACCAATACTAGCATTGTAAAAATCATGATTCCAAAGCCAGTGATCGGGATGCTCTTTTCTTTTATATTTTTGACAGAGCTCATCATCCCATACTTTATCCCATCGTTCTTGATATTGCTCATCTTTTTTTTGTAAAAGAGAGACTATATCTCGGACAAATTTGCCACGGATTAAACCCTATCCATCTTCATTAATAGCAAAAAAAGTATGAGCATTTTCACTTGTAACCGCACAAAGGGGGCGATTATTGTGATATATAATTTGGTCTTTTTCTTCGCATTCAGACGCAGCGGGAATATTTACGTTGCCGCAAATAGCTAACTATTTAAATCGTTTGTGGGTTATGTATCTCATTTTTCCTCCTTTGTTCGGCACGAAAGTTTATTATACTTTCGCAAGAAAAGTTATATAAACTATAGAATAAGCGACGAAGACGTAGAACGCGATTATGATCGTTATATTTATAAAAATAAGCGACAATTCCATTAACAGAAGCCCATAGATCTTCATAAGAAATTAAGTTATTGTCAATCATTTTCTTGAAAGTTTTTATTTTCTTTCTAGCTCTTTTTAAGCTATCTCGATATCCATTCACTACAACGCGCCCAGAGGGTGTTAAATAGTATTTCAATTTACAATACTTAAAAGGCTTGTCCAGTGAGCGAATACGAGTTTTAGAGGCACTGACGGTTAAATTTAACTAAGCTATCTTTTTGTTTAACAAACTTAGTATCTATTTAGCATCTCTATTTGGTGGTACTAATATGTAATAATCATCCATATAATGACCTGCACCTTTTAATGATAATTGACATTTTATATAATTATCTATCGAGGAAGGGAAAGCTATCATTTCCGCCTAACTAGGTTCAACTCCCAGAGGCAATCCGCATTTTCGACCGGTGCTAGCAACAATATCATCGGCAAATTTTCTGATTTCTCTATCTAATATAATTTTACTATGACGCTCATATATTTTTTCGTGAGAAACGGTCGGAAAGAACTATTTAAAATCTAATAAAATAATTTTACCTTCTCTTCCATATTTATGATAGTGAGCTCGTAATTCTTCGCATAATCTTTTTCTTGAAAAATCAAATCCTTTTCCAGGAAGACTGGCTCCATTATTATAAATCATGCTAGGTAGATATAATGGTAATAAAACTTCTGAAGTAAATAACTTATGTATCTACCTGTCCTAAATTCTAGGAGCGTCAATAGGTCTTATTTTACCTCGTTCAGATAATATAAAATGATTGTATTTATCTGGTTTCCATGTGTGATTATAAATATTCTTGCGACGTCGCGCCGTTCCAGAAAAGATATGTAGTTCAAAAGCCTATGTACTAGCTTTCCATCTAACATTTCTACAGCACTTTTTGCCTTTACGATATAATTCTTTATAACCATATATTTCTCTTAAAGTACCTAGCTACTAATTTCGTTCTATTAATTTCTACTATCTCTTATTCTATCTTCGTATATATCTGCCTTCACGTCTACTCAACTTTTTACTCATTATTTCGAACTCCGTATAAATTTTTATAGAGTGTGGTACAATTTACTTGGTCAATACACATGAAATCAGTTACACACCTACCTGACCATGCACACAATGTGGCGTCCGTGCATTGACATCGAAGTTCAGTTTTGGACTAAAGTCGCGGGAAGCACCTCTCCCCTCATAATAAGTTGTAATTCACTCTAGGTTACTATGTTTAACTGTTGCCCGCAAGGCGGACTTTATGAGGTCCGGAGCAATGCCATTGGAATTGTTAGCGTTGTTATTGTTCGCGTTACCGTTGTTGTTGACATTGCAGAAATTGTTCGTGTTGTTGTAGTAAGGAGAGGGCTCACCAACGTGGCCCTCTCCCTCTACGGCCACGGCCGTTGTACAGAGATACACCCAAATTAAAAGTCAAGACAAACGCTTAAAAGTAGCTTTATCTGACTTTATAGTTCTATTTATAAGTTCCATTTCTTCATCAATGAGCTCACCCAAAATCTAGGCCATATTGTCTAATTTATGATTTGCCTCTGAAGCCGTGATTGGTTTATTGCCTTTATTAATCATGGCTCCAGAAGGATTGGCGCTAAGTATGTCATAGCATAAAGATAGAAAAACATCCAAAGATGATAAAGCTGTTTTAGCATCTGTTAAATGACTACGACGTTTATGATAGGTTTCTTCATCAATAATTACAATGGTATTAGCACTCTCACAATTCCGCAGAACTTCAAAGGCGGTGTGAGCTATATCAGCCGCCATTAAACGTGAATAACGAGCAGACAGCCGAGAAGTAAATTCTATTGTGTAAGTGTAAATTTTATAAGCGGTATAAACATATTGGATTATACTTTCTTTTCGTTTGTTTTTCAGAACGGACATGACTTTCTCCTTTTAAGTTATCTTGCATTGTGCGGAACATTTATACTAACAGGGCCGGAGCAATGCCATAGGAACTGTAAGCGTTGTAACAGTACGCGCTACCGCTGCCGTAGACAAGGCAGAAAATGCTCGTGCTGTTGCAGTAAGGAGAACGTTCCCACCAATACGCACTAGAGCTAGTAGCAGAATGTTGATACTTCTTCTTACTATTACCAGCGGAATAATACTCATACTGAAGCTAATAGTTCTTTTCAAATTCATTAGCAT